TAAACTGTGTCAAGCTACAATAAAAGTAGTTTAACACAGTTTTTATATTATGGACAACTTAGAAATTGATTACAAGAAAGCAGCTCAGCAGTTGCGTAGTGGTGAAGCCTTATTTGGCAAGGACGGAGCATTAGCTCCATTGTTAGAGCGTATTCTCAACTCAGCTCTCGAAGGTGAGATGGATGCTCATTTAAGTGAAGAGGAACGCTCTTCCGGCAACCGTCGTAATGGTAAGATGAGTAAGAAGGTTCAAACAAAATATGGTGAGGTCACTATAGAGACTCCTCGTGACCGAGACGGAACTTTCCAACCTGAGACCGTAAAGAAGCGTGAGACTATTCTTGCCAATGGCATGGCAGACCAGATTATTGAGATGTACGCCATGGGCACCAGCACACGTGACATCAGCAGCTACTTTGAGCGTGAGTTCAACACAACTCTATCAGCCGATACTATCAGCTCTATAACAGACCGTGTATTACCCGAAATCACCGCCTGGAAGTCTCGCATGCTCGATCCTGTATATGCCATTTGCTGGCTTGATGCTATCCATTATAAGGTAAAGGATGAGAATGGCAGAGCTGTCACACGAGCCATTTACAACATTCTTGGTATCAACAAGGAAGGCCAAAAAGAACTGTTAGGTATGTATGTGTCTAAGAGTGAAGGAGCTAACTTCTGGCTAGAAGTTCTTACGGATCTTCAGAACCGTGGTGTTCGAGACATCTTGATTTGTTGTATTGATGGTCTCAAAGGCTTCCCAGATGCCATCCAAAGCGTATTTCCTGAGAGTTCTGTGCAGCTCTGTATTGTCCATCAGATACGCAATTCTATCAAGTATGTTGGCAGTAAGCATCAAAAGGAGTTTATCAAGGATTTAAGAACAGTATATGGTGCAGTAAACAAAGACTCCGCTGCTGCTAATTTAGACCTGTTAGAGTCTAAGTGGGGAGAGATGTACCCAATTGTCATCAAGTCATGGCGTGACAATTGGGAACGTCTGACAGAGTATTTCCAATATACTCCAGCCATCCGTAAACTCATTTATACGACCAATACGGTTGAGGGGTATCACAGACAGGTAAGAAAGGTCACAAAGACTAAAGGGGTCTTTCCTACGGATAATTCTTTGGAGAAGCTTGTGTACTTAGCTTACCGCAACATCCGTAAGAAATGGACTATGCCACTGGCAAATTGGGGACAACTTTCTCAACAATTGGCAATAAAATTTGGAGATAGATTTAAAATTATGTAACTTTGCAGCCGAAAAGGCTTCCCTGCTGGGGGCATGCCCCCAGCAGGGAGTGGGAATGAAAGTTAAGAACAAGCCTTGACACAGTTTAAATTACACCCCCTATTTCACAACCAGAGTAAGCATCGCTATTGGATAGAACTTCTATCTGCTTGATAGCTTCATCTTCTATTGTCTTTGCAAAGACCTTTGTAAACTCATTCATATCTCATTTCTTTTTACTTGTTAAACTTATCGCCTTGGTGATTCTATGGTCTTTTTTACCAACAAAACCATAGCATATTTTGTACTCAAAATCTCTTAATCTTCTGTACCAATAATCACTTGCCGTACTTAGATGACGAGCTTGCTTCATTATCTTCTTTGCCAACCTAATCTTCATACACCAACCAACTTTCCAACCAAATGATGGACGTGCTTATCGAAAGCAATTCCATACTTAAACATTTCCTCAAAAAGCATAAGACGTTCCTCGTTGGTAGCCAACCGAGTAGATTTCTTTTTATCCTCGGTCATTGTAAAATGAGAGCCTACCATTAAATTCTTATTTTCCTTGTGAAGATAAAGATAGCAGAAGAGATTGTGACACCATGGTTTCCAACGCTTACATAACACAATCCAATTATTATTTATCACAACTATATTGCCTTCAGCAACAATATCTTCAAACATATTATTTTCCATACGCTACTTCTTTTTACGACAAGGGCAACTTTCTGCGTGAACAACGCAAACACCATGTTTCGTGTCCACAACCAGATAATCGTGTCCTTCCTCAGTGAATACTGACATACCAATCTTCTTTGCAGGTTCATTGCTATTAGCCAAAGAGCGAATGCCCTCAAAAATCAATGCTCCTACAAACAAACACAAGACAAACCAAACGGCTGACTTGATTAAGTTTAAAATCTTATTCTTCATACATTCTATTATTCCATATATTCATACACTCAACGAACTCTTCGACTTCTTCAATACTATTCAATATAATAGTAATGCTCCCATCTTCGTTCCAATGCTGATTACTTACATCTACCATAGTTTTATCCTACTTCTCCTTATCGAATTTATTGCCAACTCTTTCTATCTTACCAATTTCCAGAACTTCTGAAAGCCAATAAAGAGGTTCATTTCCGCTGACTACCATAAAAGCATAGTTCTCTTCTGACCAAATCACTTCGCCTATAGGCTTATACCCTACGAAATGTATTAGGTCGTGTTCAAACAATTCTTTACCTTCACAATCTGTCAGCCCTGTGTACTGGCAGACTGTTGAAGGGTCAACCTCTGATAAGTAAAGACAATTTCTTAATATGTCAATCGTTCCATTTTCATTATGTACTAAATCACCTTGTACCCAAGTTCCATCCAAGGTACTCTTTGCCTTAAACTTTATATTTTCTATTTTCATAAGTTATAATACTTCTTTTTCAAATTCACTTTTCGGAACTCTGTAAGATGTACTATGCCATTCACACTCATCATCTTTACCTATAACATATTTGGCAAGCGTATCTCTCAATGCCTTATAAGCTAAAGTGTTGTGACGAATCTGAATACGTATAAAGTTCTCATTATCACACATTGTAAGTGGTGATTGATTATTCATATACACCTTGCCTTTCTTGCCAAGGTTACTTCCGTTGTAACGTTGGTAGAAATATCCACTAGCCTTATGTTTGATTCTGTAAGGTTTTGTCATAACTATTCTTTTTTAAGTTCTACTGCCTCATCATCCCAAGATAATTCCCTTCCGATGAGATTCTTGATACTGCCTTTAGGTAGTTCTATACATTTGCAAGAACCATAATCGTCTCTCCAGCTATATACAGCTTTGTGAGGCTCTGTTTCAAATATAAGTTCTGTACCAAAACTATTAACACATACCCATGCCATAGCTATTCCTCCTTATCTTTTATTTTCTTAATCTCATTGTATAATTCCATAAGTTGTTTCTTGTTAACCCATACATCTTTGTTGAGGTCAATAAAGAAACCATATATAGAATACAATTCACCCTTGTCGTGTTTGTGTATTTGAATCATAATCTATTCCTCCGTTTTTACACCGAATGGAGTTCCGTCGGCAAAGGTGCGAATTTCAAACACTTCTTTAAAAGTACATGTACCATCATCATAAACTTCGACAAAACCGCTTGAATCTATATTTTCAATTACGAATTTACTACCATTTCTGTCTTTTACCCACCCGAATGGCTGATGCTTTTGCATTTCTTGCCAGCACTCTTTTGCATCCTTGAAAGGACGGTACTCAGACTCAGGTTCTAGATTTGGCTTAATGCGATACTCTTTATTGCCATTAAACTCTATAACCTTTATTTCTGCCCATTCATTCGGAACGTTCTCATCTTCTATGGCACTTGGTTTGGTTCTACACTCAATTACCATTCCTTCTGCAAATGCTTGCAGAATAGGATAAAATTCTTTAGCTTGATTTCTGTCCATAATTTAGTCCTCCAACTCTATATTGTGTTCTTCTGCGAAACTATCTTCTGCCTCTTCGCAAAATTGACCTTCGCAAAGTGATTCTGGGAGTACCCTGCTAGTATAATACTCTCGGTGGCATAACTCACAGATTTCATTTCCATAATTATTTCTTAACTCTTCTCTAGTCATTACTCATTTTCCTTTCTAACTAAATAGTCATACATAGGCTTGCGGTTTCTACGATATTCATTACATATCTTTTCTGCCTCTTCCTCTGTATCGCAAGTTGCAATAACTCTATCGGGATATGTATCCCAATATCTAACTACTTTAAATTTTGTCATAATCAATCCTCCAATAATTTAAACTCGGCAATAGAGTGATAAAAATCACCATTGCCATATACGTCACAACTATATGATTTACAATTAACAGAAACCTCAAAATAGTTACCATCATCGTGTGTAATCTCTACTTCATTTGGTAGGATATTTTCCTTGAAGTACTCAGCAGATTGGATATTATCCATAGGCTCTTCAGTCATAAAGGTTACACACTTTTCGTTGATTATATCTTCTATAATCATAGGCTAATCCTCCAATTTTTCAATAGGTTTCCAATGAGTGATATTGAACGCAATAGCACAAAGAAATCCATTTTCATCTGTATTCCAACCTTTGCATTTAGTTCTACTTGTCTTCAATACAATTTTAGGAGTTTCTTTATTTGTTACCAAAACGCTTTCATCGTAAGGAGGCAACCCATCCTCAACAGATACCCAGTCTGACTTGGAGAGTTCTTCCAAAGCTTCTTTCAAACAACAAATGCAATTATTCAAATATGTCTGTCTATTTTCATATTTGCGTAAAATTGCTAAATGTTTTGCTTCTTCTATCAGCTCTTTAACTTTCTTCTTATCCATAGTTACAAATTAAAATATTCACGTATCTGCTCACCTGTCATGCGATATACCTCAGATATTCGGCAGTCTCTAATTGAGCTATCCCAGGCACTGGTATGTTCATCATTACAACTACCATCAGCAACACGCTCTACGGCTTCTTCTGGCCCTGTTGCAAAGCCAACGCTTAGAAGTTCCTTTTCCTCGTCACTAAGCCCTTTTCCTTCCAAAGCAATATTTAGAGCGGTTTGCAACTCGTAATGAGCTTTATCTGAATAGCCTATAGCCTTACCAATATGACTATTGATTGATTTCTCTTTCTTATCCATACTTCCATTTTCTCTTCTTCCCCCCCCCTCCCTGTTGCCAAGTAGAGGGTGGTTAGTTACTTTGAGTTGTGCCCCAACTCTTTGCCAATTTCATATAATCCCTTTTTAAGAAGGTTGCTTATCAATCGCATTCCTTCTGCTGTATAAGCATTAATCTTTAACCCATTAAAATATACAATATTGTTTCTATATTCCAATTTTAACTCTGACATAATATCTTTATCTTCCATATTACTTATATTTATATCCTATAAAGGATGATTAATCTTTATAAGTATTTGCATCTAAATCAATAGCTACAAATCCCATTGTAGTACTAGGAATTCCGTTATGAACCACACTTCTATTTTCGGAAAAAAGAACTACTGCGTGTTTGCGACCTTTAATGTCTGGTATTTCGTATCTTTCATACGAATGTCTATTACTCATAATCTATCTATTTATATCCTTTGCAGAATGGTTAGTTACTAAATCTCATCAAACTCTTTCTGAAATCTCTGTCTTGTTTCATTCAGAAGCTGCTTGAATTTTGTTTTAAACTCTTCATCACACTCTGAAAGCCCACAAATAGCATCAGCAAGACTACTACGCATTGATTTTGGAGAAATATTTAAGAGTTCATTTACTTTAGGAATTAAACTCTTGGCTAAGATATTTGCTCTTTCTAATTTTTCTGTATTCATATTACTACTATTTATGCCCGAAGGCGGTTAAACAATCAATTCATTAAATTTTCAACCACATTTGACAGCTTCCTTGCTTTGTCTTGCAAGAACTTAGGAAGATTATCAAAATCAGAAGGCTTTAATCTTACGATACACAATATACCTTTTGCTGTCAGTATTGATAGAATAAACAATAATACGACCATTGCGTATATAGGAAACTTTATAATTGCTATTATTCTTTTCATACCTACACCTCCATTTCTGAGTTAAGTCCTAGCCCGAATAGAATGTGTTGAAGTTGATGAACATACTTAATGTATGCAATTTGTTTACAATCGTGATTATCTGTAAACGGATATACATCAAACTCATCACCGATACCTTTTTCTATGTAGATTGGAAAATATCCATATTCTTCAATATCGGGTTTTGTATATACCCAATGACTATTCTTTACTCCTCTGCTCATCACTTCTTTCACCCATCCATTCTTCTCTAGAATCTCAGTAGTGAGAGGAATCGGAGATACCTCATCATTATAAGTTTGAATCCAATCGTCTTTAGAAGAACCTTGAAACCCTTTACCAATAAATACAACAAGACTATAGCAACCTTTTCTTCTTAAAAAAGTAATTGTTACGAAACCTATTTTTCCCGTAGCTTTTCCATATTCAATTTTTACTATATCTCCTGGTATATATTCTAATTTGTTCATATGCTTTACTCCTTTACTTCTTTAAAGATTACATTCTTTTTGTCTGAACGATATTTAGGAAGACACTTCAATCCAAGTGGAGCTGCACCACAATAGCCAGCCACTCCTTTAAAGAAGCATCCTTCACAAGTGTCATGTTCAACAGCTTCAAGAATAATAGTTACTCTTTCGCCTACTTTAATCTCGTTCATTCTTTATCTTTTACGATCTTATACACTTGTTTTAACTCATCTGTTGATAAGCGTTTGAAATCAAAAGACCTGATAGCGTAGATGAGTTTCTTGCGAAAATTCTCTTCTTTAACATCTGATATTTCCTTTTCTGTTGGAACAGATATACTTTTCCTATCCCATATATCGTCACCACATTGCCAGCCCGAATTTCTTCTATATCTAGCGTTATCAACAACAATTTGAGTCTTTGTCACTTTATCAACCTTGGCGATACGTCTGTAATACATACCTGTAACTAGTACATCATCACCAACAACCAAATCTTTAAGCTCTTTCATTACTCACCTCCTTTCGTAATCAAGTCAAACAACTCATCTATAAATATCCAATCAGACAAATGGAATATATTGACTTGCTCTTCCCACATTTCTTGATATGTATTGCAAGTGGTTTTATCAAGCTCATCGTTCATGTCGTAGAGCTTTCTATTACCGAATTCTTTTGAGAACGCAAGAACCTTTCCGTTGTCGTTACGTGGAACTTCGCTAGCAGGGTGAAACATGTCCTTCAATAGCTCATTGATACCCCACTTAGCACCTAGTCCAATGGCTTCTTTGATGTCCTCTTTGTAGAACATTTCTTCCTTTTCATCATTGTTGAAGACTATCTCTTCACCATTAAGCAAGAATCTATCCTCGTAGATTTCTTCCTTTGCAGCTTCTATTTTCTTATCGTCTATCATAATCAAATTGTTTTAAGAAAGTTGTAGAAATATTCAACAGCTTCCATTATTGTATCAAACTTTTTATCTAAGGAACTTTGTATACCATCTTTTTCAAAGGTAATATGAAGTTCTACTTTATCTTTCTCCCAAGTAGCATTGCTAATTCTCCAGTATCGGAGGTTATCACTCTTAACTACTTGATTGAAATCTATAGATGGGACAGATGTCTTTCCTCCTATTAATTTCCCTATATCCATATCTAGCCCTCCACATCTTCAGTTGTACCTAATAAATGCTCATTGCCTTCGTAAGGAATACATTGCCTCCAACAACGACCTTCTATGGATACGTAGTGGCTTTCTTCTTTATAACTAAAGAAACTTGCTTTCCACCTCTCTGCATTAATATCTCTAATTAACACCTTATCAAATGGTTTCAGTTCAACCTTTGGCTTCAAATCCACAATCTGTTTCTTCTCAGCATCCCAAGCCTTGCCTTCCTTTTCGAGAGCGTCAAAGAGAATTATTTGTTGAGTCTCTGTGATAGGCTGTATATGCTTGTCTTCAAATGATAACCAATCATCAAAATTCAAGGTGCTCATATCATTTAATACATAATATTCCAGCTTCTTAGATAAATAGTCTATACTTTTGACTATACCATAAGTAAGATACCCCATACCCGAGATACAAACAATGTCCCCATCCTTAAACTCTGGCTGGGTTTTCTCAATCTCCAAGGTTTCACGATTGAGTTTACTACCCAATTTTTCTTCGATGGTGTTGATGTAGGTCTGAGCTTCTTCTTTGTTTGCTTTGTTGAAATCAGAAGTTAGTAATCGTTCTTTTTCATAGAACTGTTCTGTATCATTATTCTCTTTCCAAAGATAATATTTCCCTACGAAAGAGCAATATGTACCATCGACAAATCTTTCAAATATAATATGTACATCCCCATCTTTATTAACCAAGACATCGCCTTTCTTCCATGCGAACTTAGACCAATCACGCATTTCCTTTGAAGGGAATAATAACGGCTCTGATCCATCGTAATCATAGAATCTGCCACTACTTAAGAATAGTGATGTTCCTCCATGATGTTCCACAGCTATATAACCGCCACTTACATGCGAAAAAAATACTTCACTAAACAAAGGAGAATATAGCTTCGTATTTGCTGGCTTATCCTTTAGGATTTCCACTATATTAATCTCAGTTTCCATAACTAAACCAATTTTTGCGTTAAACAATACTGGTAGTAACTCATACTACCAACGTTTTTTGATATTTTTGGCAACTCCCCATCATAAAGAGTGACTTTCAAGCCATCAATGAAATCAGCATTCTCAGTTGATACCTCGGTATTATGCTCATTCATAAACACCTTTTGCGCTGTCGTAGAATGGCTTTCTGCTCTCAGCTTACCGAGTGAACGCCAAACCTGCTTGCGATGGATGAACAATCCATGCAAAGGAATAGTTCTTACTTCTACTTTTGTTCCCATAACCATTAGCTTGCTTTATATAGATTGAACCATACCTTGTTGCTCTGCTTATCCTTATAAACATTACCTTCAAGGTCAAAATAAACACGCCTCTTTTGATTGAACTTCTTTATCATTGGCTGATTATCTTTGTATGTAGTTACATCATACTCAACCAATGAAGAACCACGTTCATTCTTTGTTGGAGGATAACCTGATTCTCGTATGAAACGTACCTCAAACTCTTTATTTCCAATTTCAAAATTTGCTGTAGCCATAACCTTTATTTTATACTTTATACATTTATTCTCTATCTAAATAAAACGGGGAATATCGCAATACTCTCATTTCTCTTCTCATATAAATCTCAGCTAAACGAGCAGCTTTATAAAGCTCAATATATGGCTTATCTTTGAGATATTGAATAAATTCGACAACAGAATATTCTTTCTTTTCCATAACCTTAACCATTTAAAGATGATAATAACTATTTGATACCCTTGCGCCCAAATCGAAGCATCCCACTGCATCCGGCTTTAAGAAGCGTTTCTCTAACTTCTCCAAAGCCACTTTATACTTCTGCTCCATGTGCTTGCAATGAAGTCTCTGAGCTAATTTAAGTTGCTCGACAACACCCTTGCGAGCAACTCTATATTGTTTATCGGACATCATAGCCTTATTCGTTCACATAGTTGATTACTTGCTCTTGACCTTGCTCATGCAAGTTATCGAAAGCGTCTTCTATAACTTTAGCTACTTGGTCGCCATTAAGGTTATCCAGTATTTCTCCAGCTACTTCAACCATCTTGTTTATAGGTAAGGAACTGAACTTTTCTACTAAAAAGTTCTTCTGTTCGTTGATGGTCATATCATCGAACAAGTCCGACAAATCTACTTCAACTTTATATTCTGCCATAATTTGAAATTTTAAAAGTAATTAGTTGTACCACACATCATTTGGTATAAGAGCCAATTTCCATCCATACTCTAGTTCATACCTTAATATTTCAAGGTCGTGACTCATTACAGATGAAAGACCTACAAACTTATTTTCGTACTCCATATCCAAACCATTTAGTTACCGTACTTGTAATGCAAATAATTATCCTCTGAGCCGAAATAAAGCTCGGTATCGCTCATATTTGCCTCCATCAAGTCATTCTCTACATCTTTATAAGAAGGCACGCAATCCTTAACTCTTTGGCAGAACAAAGGATATTTTGAAGACACGTCTTCTCCGTCTTCATTATAGATATTAATCTTATCTACATTGTAATATGGATAAGAAGAAATATTTCCATATGAATGGATAACCTTTCTACTCTTAACGGACACCACGATTTCAGCAGGTTTGTTAATAGCATCAAACTCGCAAGTAAAATCATCAAGCTGCGCCTCAAAAGCCGCATCATTAAACTTTTCAGATAAGTTTTCAAAAAACTTTTTCATTTTCTTATTACAGTTTTTGTGGTGTGTCTCACCATTTTTAATTAGTAACCTTTATTTCTTAATTACGATGCAAAGATACAAAGAATATTCGAAATATGCAAATTATTTAATGTATTTCCTATAGCTTTTAACACTCTATAATGATACAAACAAATAATTTGCTGACGTTAACAAAGAAATCCCCACCACTACATTATTATATATAGTGATGGGGTAAACACCAAATGGTATTTTGCCTTTGGGCTATTTTTCTTCCTTATCTACGATTTCAACGAAATCTCCAATTCCCAAACGAGCCTTATTGATACATGATGCTATCCAACCTATCAGATAGGCAGATGGTTCTCCACCATGTTTCATTTCAATATTACCCTCGATAGCATCACAAGCGTGACTAGCCTCATGACAAATTACATTCATACGCATAGCCTTACTGCTACTGAATAAAACAAGAACGCACTTTCTTCTTGTTTCTCTTATGTGAAGTCCGTAATAAGTAAATCCATCACCATTTAAAAAATCGTACTTTTCAATATCCGTACCATCATTATTCAAGAATGCTTTCTTTGCATCCTCAAACTGCAACCCAACCCCAACACACAATAAGTGTGGGTAAATGGGCTGGTCGTATTCGTAATATCCTTTCTTCTTCATACCTCATCGTTTTTATGTTTCTCCCACCCTGCTTTTGAAAAGGCATACCAAGTATCACAAATGTCAAGAGCGAGCATGTTGCCTTGGTTAATACAAAAATCGCTATCAAAGCCTTCGATATGAACATACATCAGTGCTATAGTATCATAAGGAACGCTACGACCTTCAAGACAAGGGTTTTTAAAATTCTTAGTCTTGTATAAACTTGTAACAATTGGCACTTGAAGAACGTCTGAAATATTCTTAGTGCTAATCTCTATCGACTTCTTAAACTTCTTCATATTCTCAACTATTTAAATTTCTCAAAGTAGAACACAATTTGTCTATCAAAGTGCTCTTCGATTAAACCATAAGCAAGCGACATCTTTACTTGGAAAGAAGCCTTACCATTAAGCAATCCTTTAGCCTGTCTAGTAATCTCTGAACGAAATTGTTCCAAACTCATATCACGCTTACGAAGATTACAAGACCTGCAAGATGGCATATAGTTCTCCATGGAATCATCGCCATGGAATACGACAAATTTTCCCTCCTTGTCGCTCCACCGAGAGTAACAACCTCGATTTTTCGGAACAAGATGGTCAACCTGCATATCCTTATACTCTATACTCTTGCCGCAATAAGCACAATGCCCATCGTATTTGCGATATATTTTAAGTCTATCTTCTTTTTTCATAATCGTTAATTATGTAACCTACCAATATGCCACTTTGAGCAAACCTTGCATAAGTAAGGATGCCAGCTGGAAGCCTTCAACTTCGAATTCTGATTTAGAAACTCCCAAGCATCATCCTCGCTTTCATAAGCTACCTTCGCCTTCCAAGATTGACCCTTTCTAACCCAATGCTCAGGATCTGGATGCAAATGACGAGGAATACATTTATTTCTTTTCTTCATAACTTCTTCAGAAATTTAAGTTGAAACCCTTCTGCCTTTTTTATTCCTGGGTATAGCTTCGTTAGAACCTCCCATGCTCTTGTCTTGTGCCGATGCCACATCGTAACCGGATGCACACGCTCACCACTTGGTAACACATAGAAATCTGCCTTAATGGTATCAATATGCTCATAGTTTGCAGCTTTATATATAGTTCCCTTGTTACCTATGGACGTATCGGCATAAGATATAAGGTACTTGATTTCCTTATGTGTTGCCCTAATATACTTATGCAAGAGAGATAGGCAAATCGTCTCGCTAAACTTTGGCATATCATCAGACAACCACATTCTGTCAAATTCCCTCACTTGATGGTAATCCAACACTTCGCCCTTTTCAGTCTTGATGTGCGGTCGGATTCCATACCCTATTTGCATTGCGCCCCTTATCTTATCCTTATACAATACCAAAAGATTCAAGCAACTATTCTTCGTTACCTTGTGTGAAAAGTGATGAGGAACTATGATTGCATCTGCTTGCGCCTTATCGCACTCCATCAGCTTTATTCCCTTTTCCTTGCACTCGTAACCGATAACAAATCCGCAGAAGCCTAGCACTGGAGACTTGTTCAACTTTCTTCTTCTCATATCAATGATACCTCCAAAAATAACGTTTGAAATTATCTAGCAAATGCTCTATACAAGCTTTGATTTCGCCCTCTCTTATGAATTGGTTGCAAAAATCTATCAATTCATCACGTACCAACCCTCGTTTTAAGGCTTCGTCTCTCATAGCTCTTATAAGAGCATCCGTTGTTTCTTTATTCCCATTTCTTACAACAGGATTGCAACAAAACACCTTGCACATATCCATAGTTTCAAAACAGACTTAACTGCCTACTCATATTCTTTAATTCGTTATTGGCAAAATCTACTTGACGCTGGTCTATTTCAAAGCCTATATACTTTCTTTCAAGGTTTACGCAAGCTCTTGCTGTTGTGCCACTCCCCATAAATGGGTCAAGAATAACATCACCTACATTTGTTGAGTTTCTGATTAGAATCTCCATCAACTTAACTGGTTTTTCGGTCTGATTGATCAATCCTTCTTTATCCCTGCGTTTGTTGGTTGGAATAGGAACACTCAGAATGTCAGATGTGCCAAACTCATTAATTGGCTTTCCACCTCCCTTACGAAGCATAATGATATACTCCTTTTGATTCATATAATACGTTCCACACACCTTAGTGCATTTATCCCATATTAAACACTTTGTGAAGTGAAACTCACTCCGTCCTATCTCATCTAGAAAGTGCATCAGATTATAGTCGTTACACATAAGATAGCAATGAGTCTTATCCTTTAGTACTCGATATAGTTCGTTGATATACTCCGAAATATCTATGTCATTACTCTTGAATATCTTACCTTTTCTAGTTTGAGAATCCGTCCAATATCCACTCATGCTACTGCGCCCACCTCTAGCTTGTACCGGATAAGCAACATCAGAGCATACTAGGTCTATACATTCATCGTCTAGCTGCTTTAGAAGCTTTCGGCAATCACCTTGATAAATTCTATTTAGCTCCATCATATCACCCACTAACTTTCATTTCAAAATAAACTGTCTTGCTTTATCATTAATTCATTTTCTATTCTCTTGTTTGCTTTATCGTAAAACTCTCTATTAGTTTCAAAACCTATAAAATTACGATTTTCTTGAATACACGCAATAGCCGTAGTTCCACTACCTATACAGCAGTCTAGTACAATATCTCCTTTGCAGGAATGCTTGTTTATAATGCTTCTGAAAAGACTAACAGGCTTCTGGGTAGGATGAAATCTCCCCTTATCACAACAGATTGGAAAGCTATATACTCCATTGTCATATTCACTATTAAAGATAGGATTTTTACCTTTCACCCCACACACAGCGACCTCTCTTGCGTTTGTGAGATAGTTTGTCTTACTATTTATTGGAACAGGATTTGTTTTTATCCATTCTATAAATCTAATTTGTTTAAATCCGACTTTAATCATCGCATCCTTTACGACCCCAATCTTCCACAAATCATAGAAACAAACTATATATCCACCATCTTTCAAGCACCTGTAGGATTCTTTTATCATAGAGCCTATATCAAATGCTTCCTGTTTATCCCAGTCTCCAAAGTCGATAGATATGCGAAATCTATCGGTATCTTTACCAATAGGAGCGGACTTTGCATAATTGGAATCCCTTGAAATTTCATATGGAGGGTCTGTGAGTATAAGCGAGACGGACTTGTCATCAATCTTGCTCATACCATCCAGACAATCAACTTGATAAATCTTATCTATCTCCAGCATATCCAAACATATCTTTTTGATTAAACATTTCTTCTTTGATTCTTTTTTGTGCTACCTTGAAATATTCCCCGTCTAACTCAAAGCCAAGGAAATTCCTGTTTGTTCGCATACAAGCCAGAGCAGTACTTGCTGAACCCATAAAACCATCAAATACCAAATCTCCTTCGTCCGATGATTTCAAGATGCATTGCATAAGCAAGGGGATTGGTTTCTCGTTCTGATGTACCAACTTATCTGATGGAACTCTATCAAAGTCCCACACGTCCTCCAAACGTTTGCCGTTTATGATTCGTCTGCCTTTATTCAAGTACAGGATTGGCTCGTAACATTGACCATATTGCGCATCTAAATCTCCAGCCGTATGGTTGTTCTTTCGCCAAATGAGCACATTCTTAATGGTAAACCCTGCGTTCCTCGCTTGTTGCATAAAAAAGTCCAAGGTCTTGGCACTACAGAAGATATAAGCAGCACTATCATCCTTCAAAATCCGGTAGCATTCGCTCATATAATCAATAATCAATTGCTCATTATCGTCATTGAGTATTTCCTTCGAAAAACGATGGTCGTCTGCTCTCCATCCGGTCTTATAGGAGATACAATATGGTGGGTCAGTAACAATTAAATCTACTTTCCCGCTCTCTATTTGTTTCATTCCTTCTATGCAGTCGGAATTGTATATTCTATCAAATTCAAGCATATCAAATCTCTTTTATAGCGTTAACATAAGCTTCATGAGCCTCTTCTTGCGTATCAAAGCAACCTATATATATTTTCTTTTTACCTATCTGATACTGCGCTTGCCATTTTCTTACACTCTTATTCCAAGTCACACCCAAGTATTCGGAAGAGGTTTTCTTTGCTATAGCAGAATAAATCACATTGTATCTTGCGGTGCAATACTCCAAGTTGTCTACATCGTTATTCGTCTTATCGAAATCCTTATGATTCACCATTGGAAACGCTTCTGGATTTTCCAAGAAAGCCTGAGCTACCAAACGATGTATATAAAACATCTTGCGCTTTCCGTTCTTGTAAAGCCATACCTTCAGATAACCTTTTGGTGTCTTGCAAGGTGCGATTTCCTTTAATTGAGACGTTCTCCCAATAGTAAAAACATGTCCCAGCTTGCTAACATAATACCTTTCGTAATTCTTTATAGGCTTTATATCACCAAGAAACCTTGTTATACTTTTATCTTTCATTGTTACCTCCTTTTTCAAAGAAACTTGAATATATGGCTTGCGCCTCCTTTGTATCTAGCAAATCAGTATCATTGTAAAACCTTCTGTACACAACGCACAGCCTTTCGTCATTTCCGGTGTCTCTTGCTTTAGCTATTTGCTGACAAGATTCCATGAGAAATGCACTTATCTTCTCGTAACTTCGCTTCTGTGTCTTCTTTAGCATATCCATGCTTACAAAGGTTTTGTAGTGGATGATATGCTTTTCTTGCTCGTATTCTGTGAGTATAAGCCCTTCCGGAATAGCAAATACCACTCTTCTTGTCTTGTCATCACTATAGAGCTGAACTGCACCTGTAAACGATGTATATATCTTTTGCAATATCTTGGCAATCGGTAAGTCTTTTTTCAAAAACCTTTCTGCAAATCTCTTCAGAAAATGAACGCTCATAGCAAAACAATCTTCGCTATACCCCTCGTTTCTACTCATAGGAATATACTCGTTGGTTTCCTTCAGATAAATGAACAAACCGGAAGCAAATACATCGCCATGTTTTACACCTACAACGATGAGATAATCGGCATTCGGTGTAGCAAGCTCAAAGGTCTTTGTTATTTGTCGTACGTTCTGCTTTCTCATTTCACGTTTAAGCTCATTAGCTTTTCGCATCTGAAACTCATAGATTCTTGTTTCATCTAAGTTTCGTACTCTACGCATCTCACCCGAAGTCATACTTGCTGTTATCATGCGCATTCCTCCTTTTTAATCTTTGACAACCAACAATCCCAGATTCTTGTAGCTACATTAGCCATCATAACAGGAGGAACACACATTCCGCAAGCAAACCAAGGTTTCATGCCATTAAAGTCATAATCCATCGGAAATGTTGATGCTAAAATCGTATCATGTGCTGAAAGATAACTTGGATTATCATAATACACAAGTCTATCCTCCATTGCTGATATGGTATTGCATACCTTATTCTTTTTAAGAAACATATTATTGAACATAGAAAGACGATTATCCATCCGCTTGACAATATCACCGATAGAATTATCTTTCTCATTTCTATGCTCCCAATACTTCATCATTCCTTTAGGAATTTGCCTTCCACAATAGTCAGAGAACTCATCCAAGACAATTTCTTTCTCGTTGAAGTCCATATCTATCTTAGGCACTCGCTCGAACAAATCCTTTTGAACCATAAACGGCTCGCAAAGGTCTTTACGTAACCCAATAAAGAATACCCTAGGTCTGTTTTGAGGAACACCCATGTTACGTGCATTGAGAAGCCAATGCTGCAAGATATATCCGGCATCATTCATCTGTCTATAAATCTCCTTTACGTACTCGATGGCTTCACCTTGTAATAAACCTTGAACATTCTCAAAAACTACTACCTTTGGCTTTAGTTCTTTAGCGAGGTCGATTGAGTAGAAAGCCAAATCGTCAAGCCTTTGCGCCTTCTGACCTTCTCGGAATACTTTTTCCTTTCCCCAAGCCTTTTGGCGGTCACCTGCAATACTGAATACCGAACAAGGGAAACTAGCATCCAATATATCCAAATTATGAAGCTCTTCTTTCATAATATGCCCCCCATATTGATATTGGTAATCAACTCACGAATATCACAATTGAAAGCGTACTTGACATCGTGATTTTTCAAGTACATCTTCATAACCTTTGGGTCTATCTCATTACAGGCTACAACATCGTAGCCAGCTAGTTTGTAGCCAAAGGAACTTCCACCTCCACAACAAAAGCAAGACATCACCTTACCTTTGTCTTTTGTGAAATTAGCATCTTTTTTAGTCCATCTATAAGGGAACTTGTGCTCGTTTTTATACATTTATCTACCATAAAAAACAATCGTTAATAAAAACCGATGTATAAAAATAACCACAAGTAATATGGTTGTAAAAAAGGGACTCTAACCCTTGAATTTAGATTCTATTTTCTTCGGCAATGCGTCTTAAATAATCATCCGCTGCGTTATCGTCTATTTTCGACTTAAGAGACATTCCTGTGTTATATCCTATCATTAAGGACACATTCTTGCTCTTTTTCTTGTTCTTTCCATATCGCCAGCCAAAGACCTTTCCTAGCCAAGCTATACCAACAATACCATCTGATACTACTATTGTCGGAAACAAAACAAATACTTTATATATCATCGCAATCTAATTGAGAGTTAAAAATATATCTATTCTGATTCAACCAAAGCTCCACGTAGTCAGCCTTGATTTTCAGAAATTCTTCGTATGTGTAGCATTTCTGCTGCTTACCACCTTTGTTCCAATAATAGGCAACTCCTCCCAAAGAAAAGAAGTCTATCAAGTCCATTTCCTTTCGCTCCGGTTCTTCACGCTTTTTCTTTTGCCTATATCTACTTACAGCAAGCAATATGAGACAAACGCAAAGCAACATGGAAACCAGTATCTCGAATATCAACCTTACATCTTGCATCTTATTTTAAACAAAAAACACGAAACTACCGATTGCAAAGTCAAAGGAATAGTGACTCGGACTGCCTTTCGGTATAGTCCATCGGGTTTCGTGTCTCTAATATCTTATCAATTTCTTAAATCGCCATTTTATCCTTTTTTGTTCTGCGCTTGCAAAGATAAATAATATTTCGCTAACTTGCAAGCGTTTTAGTGCTTTTAATACTTTATTTGCATTATTTTAAACTTATCCTTTTTTGAAGTTCATTCCAAACTCTTCTTCCGTTACCTCATACATTACATCACCACATGCTACTCTTTGCTTGTCTTTTGCCATCAGCAATAAGTTTCTATAAGGTATCTCTTTCACGACTTCTTGGTAAGATAAATGCAGACTATCCATAAAAGATGCAATCTGTCCTAAGAGTGTATCGTTACCTATGGTCGTGGTTTTGCTATCATCCTTGCCGCACTCTTCGCCAAAATTGATAGCGTCTGAAAATCCTTTATAGAGATTAAGGAATAAGCCGTTTGTAAGCCATTGACAACCTCTTCAAGCGTTCCTTTAGATAATTCATCACTAATGGATTCATCGCCTTGTATGAATACGGACAACGCCTTGCAAGCATCATCCAAATTCTTAAGCATGCATAAGACTTCCGCTAAGGTCTTGCCCTCTTCGAAACTATCAAGGTATTTAGCCGCCTTGACCAATTTTATAATTGTAGGTGGTGAAACGTAATAAGCCCTTCCATTCACGATTATCGTTACGGTGTCCTCTCCAAGAATTGCATCCGTAATTAATTTACTTGCCTTACTCATGGTTCTGAATATTAAAAAAGGGGAACGGCATTAACACCATCCCCCTCTATCATTTGTTGCCTATGTCTTATTCTTGTTCTACAACCGCAGAGCCTTCCCATTGGTACTCGCCAGCCACACCATCGATCTCGCTTTCCATAGCAACGGCAGAAATACCCAAAGTGATATTCTTATCCTGCTGGTCACCCTTGGCAACGATAGCCGCATTTGAGAAAACGATGTAGTTCCCTGTCTTGGTCTGAGCAACGATACACTTGTTGATATTAGCCAAATCTTGGCTAGAAGACCAACCTACTGCATCTGCCTCCGTTGTAGTCTCTTCTCCAGTTGCCTTATACATCTTACCACCCTGCAAGTCTACCTTATTCTTCCATGAAAAGACACCAATAGAGAATGTAATTGTCTTAGCACCCTCATCGGTCTTGTCACGATAGTAAACCTGTCCGTTCAGCTCGTTCTTGTACTCGGTAACACTAGGGTCATCCTGAGAATATCCCCATGTTCCCTCATGGCTGTTCTTAACCTCTGTAGCGGTTTTCAACCATGTAGCCAACTTAGCAGGTGTATTTGCCTCGGTAAGAGGAGCACCATACCAAATTCTCTTGATTCCAATAAATGGTTTCATCTTATCTTACGTTTAATGTTTCAAAATCAATAGTAATGTTTGCGTAATGGCAACTCAACCTACTCTCTTGCTCTATGCCGTGGGAGCGGATAGAATAACGATACCATACATCCTCAGCTTTTCCGACCTCATTGTCGGACAGGGTTTGAATAGCCTTCTTTAAAAGCTCGTTCAATTGAGGATTAGCCTCGCCCTCTATATCTTTGAGCAATATGTTTACCTCTATAGTACAATCGTTGAAATATGTCTTGTCTGCACTCATGCGCTTAGGAATGATTACTATCATGCCTTCATCAGGAATCTTCTCACCGACCAAAGGTCTTTCCCCCTCAAGTCCACCCTTTGTCAGATGTCCTTTCAGTCTTCGTTCCAATCCCATAAGTTCCAAGTCATCATAGATTACATGACCAGCATCTATTTCTGTTATCATCGCATATCCTCGATTTCTTTCTTGATATACTGAATACCCGAATCTATAACATCATATCCCCTAGAGGAAACATCAGACGCATATTCCGCTTTGTTGCCAAGGGTCAAGGTGTGGTCATGTACATTACTATAGTTAGACCTTCTGAGATTACCTGTGCGGTTTCGGTAGTTTCCGTTAGCCTTATCAAGCTCAACAGCAGTTTTACCTAACCTATCAAGAAATTCATCTACTTCCCTTTCTCCCTGTGCAAAGAAAGCGTCTATCTCATCCTTTATAACATCAGACATAGATACTCATATAACCAAGATAATTGCACTTAGGGGCATTATAGACCTTTCCACCTCCTCGGTAGCTTCCATCATCGAAATAGACCTGGACTTCATCACCTTCGGAAATCTGGCACTTGTCACAAACAATATGATATTTCGGTGTATATATGCTACCATTCTCGGTAGTGAAATGCTCGGTAGAGTTGTCATCGCACCGACAACGCCCCATTTCTTTCCATTCCTCAGAAGAGCTAATGACCTCGTTGTACTTGTTGACAACCTTATTCACGAACTTCTTCTTTAATATATGAGGGGAATATAACATAACCTAGACATTTACCAAATATCAGACTTATCCGTGATAGTGGAAAGCCCTAAAGCTGCCACCACTTCATTATCCGGAGCAACACCATATTTTCGGCAAAGCCACATATAGTATTGTCCTATCTTAGAGTAGTCCCAAGAGACAGAGAATCCATTTTCGTTCACATTGCTCATATATGGAGCAAGCATCAGTTCCTCGATTACGGAAATCATCGCCTTGCCTACAACCTGCGAATTATCAGACGTATATTCTTCGTCAAGGTCTATACCTGACGATATATCTTCCAATTGGGCATCGGTAATGTTCCAAGCACGCAACTTCTGTGAAATGTATTCTCTTATCTTCATGTGACATCCTTATTTCTGAGCCTGACTCATAGCCTCAGCGATTTTCTTTGCAGCCTCCTGCTCGCTCTTAGTCTTTTCGTCAAGTTCTTCTTCTACATTCTCCTTTTGGGAATTCTCTTCGGTTGACTCGGCAGCATCCTTTTTTGAGGTTTTCTCCTTTTTAGGCTTGCTCTCCTTTTTCTCCTTCAAGACTTCCTTCTTAGGTGTCTCTTCTGACTTCTTTTCTTCTTCCTTTATAGGATTTTCTTTTCCATCATTCAAGACTTCCTTCTTAGGAGTATCTTTAATTTCCTTATCGTCTTTTAGAGGTGCAGAATGGTTATCATCCTGCACCTCCAACATCTTGCAAAGCTTACGTTCGATAAGGGAGTTCATGCGTTCTTCGTCAAAGTCCAAGATTGCACCAACTTCATAGATGGTGTTAAAATGGAACTTATCACGGAACGGACTAATTACCTCACCTCTCATAAGCCTAACCTACCGCTTGTGTTGAGTCCAAAGAGTAGATGGCATCAACGTTATTCAAGATAGGAACAACCATTGCTTGTGAGCTAGTGAACTCACGGAGTGGGTCGTTAGTAGAATAACGGCTAGCCAAGATATACTCATCGGCTGACTGATAAGTAACACCTGCAACTGGTCTTGTAGCTTCGGCTACGTTAGTCCAGAACAAATCACCAAGGTTATCATAGCATGTAAAGGTCATGTGACCCTTAGCCCAAGGGTTGTGTGTTCCCTTCTTGCCGTTAATCTCGGTCTTGATTGTACGGGCTACACGTACCAAGTTGGTCTGCCACTTATTTCTAAAGATAGACGCAATCTGCTCAAAGCTCAAAATAGGAATGTTGCTGTTATCCCCACTAAGTGCAATGCCTTGATTGAAGGCAAACTGAGCACGAACCTGCTTGTTCTTGCCAAGCAACTTAATTGTGTAATCATCAAGATAACAAGTAGTGATGGTATTTTGGTCTTCCATCGCCTTGTCGTAAACCAATTGGATGTCATCAAGAGGAGTTGCATCCTCTGCGTCCCAAGCCTTAGCACCGTGACCAAACTTATTCTTCTCGGCAAAACCTACATCAACTCGGACACCAGTACCACCGGAACGAGTTGCCAAAGCTACACCTGTTGACAGCTCACTGAGGAACATATCTTCAATACGCTCGTAAACCGCCTGAATACAACGAGGAAGGTCTGCAAACAAGTTACGCAAAATCTGTGGCTGAGGCAAACGTTGCGCAATCATGTTATCCAAATCCTTAAGCTGCTTCTCTGACATGTAAAGCTTCATACCAACCTTTGGGATTTGACCCTCAGCGGTTGAAACCTTGTCACGGCTCTTCAATGGAAGTTCCGCATCCATTGATACAACATCAGCAGCAACTCGTGTGTATTCCGCAGTAATTGATGCCCAGCGTCCGTCCTGACTATATGTGTTAGTCAAGTGGTCTCGGTACATATAGGTCAATGCAGTCTGATTCTTGCCGTTCAACTTCTCTACTACACTTGCAACAAGTTGTGGGAAGTATTTATTGACCAACTGAAAATAAAGTGATTTTTCCATCTGTTATCCTCCTTCTTTTAGTCTTTGTCCATGGTTGCATCAGACTCATCGAACTTGTTTGCATCCTCATCGCTAACCAAAGCAATCTTTGGCATAGCTGTAAGGAACGCATCCGGATAGTCTGCACCATTTGCAGCCTTAGCTGCTACCTTGTTAACTTGTCCAGCAGTCATAATTGCCGCTGGCTCACCGTTCAGAATGGAACGATAGAGAACACCCGCATACTTGTAATGCTCCAATGGGTCACTGGCAGTACCCAAAGCCTTATAATTGTCTGTTTCAATAGGCAATGGCTTGTAAGTTCCCTTACCATCTGTCACGATAACACGACCTGCGTAAAGAACTTCATCTTTTACGCCTGTCCAATCCAAAGCACGACCGCCCTTGATGTCGCCTTCCCATTTCTGGATAATGACGGAATCCTCACCAAAGACAATTTGCTTTTTTGTAGTCTTCAATTCCTGATTCATGTTTTTCAATTTTTAAAGTGACTGAACTAATGATGCGGCTACATTGTCAACGTCCTCCTTTGTTGGCTCGCCCTCGCTAGCACGATAGCTGCCCCCGAATTGTGGTTGTTGCAACGCCTTGTAGTTGTTCGCTACCTTGGAGAGGTATGTTTCGATAGCTTCATCTGTAGCATCATCGCTCAAGGTGAAACCCTCGTTGATACGACTTTCGGGAATGCCCAACTCCTTAGCCTTTGATAAAATCTTCGCATCGTGGTCTGCCTTTGCCTTTGCCTTCGCAGCAGCCTCTTCCTTAGCCTTAGCCTCCTCAGCTTGCTTTTGGATAGTTTCTTGCAATTCCTTAATGGTCTTGCTTTGCGCCTCCATCTGTTCGTTGTAAGTCTTGGCTTGGTCTGTGTTCTTCTGAGTCAAGGTCTCAACGAGTTTCTTGAACTCTTCACGTTCCTTGGTTCTTGCTTCATCTGAAGCTTTCTTCTCTGCTGCTTGCTCTTCAAAGTATTTTTTGAGATAATCCGGCATTTCGTTTTTCTTTGCCAATTCCTCCAAGCGTTTCTTTTCGGCTTCTTCAGCGGCTTTCTTGGCTTCTTCGTCAGCTTTCTTCTTAGCTTCTTCTTCAGCAGCCTTGCGTTCAGCATCTTCTTTAGCCTTCTGTGCCTCCTCGAACTTTTTCTTGGCATCGGTAACTCTGCGGTCATTGTCCTTTTGCAAGGACTCCAAAAAACTCTTTTGACTAGCAACCACTGTCTCGATGTTGTCATCAGTAACAAGCCCCATCTTATCAAGCATTTCGGCATGTGCCTGAAGAACTTCATCACCTAACCCAAGAGACTTATACTCTTGTTTTAGTAACTGGAAAATTTTATCTTTCATTCTTTCGATATATTTGTTAAAACTAGTGCAAAGATAATACGAAAAGAATAATAAATGCACTAAACCATTTGCAAGTATCTCACTTTTAAGCAAAAGTGAGTAATAACGGCATTTCTAAGCGATTTAAGGCTATTTCATCACATAAACGAATAATTAATAGCTACGCAAAATAGAACTCCTTATATAACAAAAAAAACGCCAAATATCCTCACGGACATCTGACGCTTGTCGAATAAAAAGAACCTAAACATTAATCTTCTAAAAGTTTATTACATTTCTCATATAACCCAAATGATTCAAATTAGAATAGAACCGTCCATCACGCTCTATGAATTTACCGGACTTCACAATCTCACCATTATGCAACATTGCAAACTTAGAACCATGAGCTGTCCATTTGTTCATTTCTTTCATATGTTCATCAGAACCCCAACCATATTTCTTGATAGTAGGATAAATGAAACGTTCAAAGCAAATTTGACTATCTGTTTTATCATGCTCGGAGCAAATCGGGAGCACTCCATTATGTGCGAACCAATAACCTGCCTTGTAGAATGGATGGCAATTCTTGACACAGACAGAACCATGTGTAGCAAATCTGAAATGTATGATTACATTCTCATTTATATCTCGCTTCATCAATCTACGGATAAATGTAGAGAAATGCAAACTCTTGTAATGGTCAGACTCGCTCACAAAACCGCAACCATCTGGATTTCTCATATACGCAGCCTTTAGCTCATCTACGGATGGCAAAGCAACACCTTTCGGACATACAATAATAACACACATATCTTTACCCTTTCTTTTTCTTAATAATACTTTGATTTCTTTGTGTCCTAGGGCTTTTACCCTAGGACTACATTAATTAATCGTTATTGGTTGCAAATGCATCCTTACGACTCTGGAAGAAAGCCTTCTCTTCTTTATTCAAGAAAGGTATATCTTCGATATTCATAACCTCACTAGCAAAGACATTATTGCGAGACCAACCGACAAGTTTTGCGCAGAACTTAACCCACATTTCAATCTTTTTGTAATTGGTTGAACCTTGATGCTGACGAAATTCGATAGTCTTGTGACGTGCAAAACTCTCTGCATTGACCTTGTAATATCTGTCTCCATGAAATACAGTACGTCTAATATCGTAATTGCCACGGCAATTAGAGAAATCTTTGTCAAGCAAGCTGGCTGCCCAACGGCAATTACCTCTTCGTGAAGGAGCCATAAAACTATCAATCAATCTTTCAAGTTTCTGATAATTCTTGAAGACGTTAACATACTGCTCACCTGTCAACTTTGCTGCACCAATATGAACGTGAAGACCACAAGTAGAATTTACTCTTGCACCTACGGCATCCAAAGACTTGATAGCCTTCTTTAAGGTTGCCATACCATTTGTATTGCCATTCAATACCGGACTTACAACCTCGTTAGGGTCTATATCACCACCAACTGAAGAATCACTAACAATCTTGAAATAACTCTTGTTGTCGGTGTGGTTATAGCCCTCAGAATGAATATCAACACCATTCTGACGACCTGCCTCTATCAAGGCATTGCGCTCGGCATGAACACATTCTATCTCAACACCGAATGTATAAACGAATCTCGTTGAAGTTGAACCGCTTGGCACACAAACCTTCAACATATCGGAGATTTCTTTCTCACGAAGACCGCAAGCCTTCAATGCAACAATCTTTTCGTTGCGAGGCATCTTTGACTTCTTGATTTCGTCAATAGTCTCGATTAATGACTTCTTTGAACTTGCGAATGAAAAACCAGTCTGCTTAGACATAATCAATTGTGCTAGTTGTTTCGGGTCTTACCCCTTGGTGTCGCTCTCACCTTATTGAGTGAAACTTGTCACTCGGCAAATCAACCAACTTATCTTGATTGACGATGCAAAGATACGAATAAGTTTTGAAACATGCAAGTTATTTAATGTTTTTCTTTCGTATTTTAACCTTTACTAACTGATATATGAGTCTTGTTAACATTTCAGCTTTTATTTTACCTTATTATATATAAAAAGGCTTCGATGTTCACACACCAAAGCCTAAAAAACTTTACTAACTAATTACCAATTTTTATCGACTATCTTTTTAAATCATCACCAATATCTTCTTCTACTCCCAAATCCGGTAGTCTGTCATACGCTTTTTGGTCATCACCTCCTTCAGACTTAACACCTAGTAGGTAACCATTCCGAAAAGCATAATATACCAGCTTTTCCATATCTTTAGCCGTTGCGTTATCTGTCAAATGCAGCGTGGCGTACAATCCCATCAAGAACTTCCGTACATCTTTTGGATATATCTTGTTGTTCTTTTCTAAAGCGACTGCCATTCTTAACGGACTTTTCATATTCTTCAATTTTTCGTTAAACCATCAAATGAAGCACAATAGAGAGCCATTCCGCTTGTTCCCCTAGTTCATAGACTTATTCACAACTTTATTCGTCTCATCTGCATCCTACGTTTGCCCATTGACAGATGTCCGAGATTCCAACAAAACAAACATCACGGCTCTCTTCTTGTGTATCATTGTGCCAACGGAAGGATTCGAACCTTCGACCCTAGGATTAAAAATCCTATGCTCTGCCACTGAGCTACGAAAGCGTAAAGGAATGATTGGATTCGCACCAACGCCCCCTTAGTTACCAAACCAAGTGCTCTACTACTGAGCTACATTCCTCGTATTATGACAAAAGTTCTCGTGGTGCAAGGGAGATTTGAACTCACCGAACCCACAATGGGAATAGATTTACAGTCTATCTTCTTTAACCGCTTGAATATCGCACCTTTTGTGGAACATATACCAATTCCACCTTGTTGCCCCAAGCGGATTCGAACCACTAATGACAGAACCAAAAACTGTAGTGTTGCCATTACACCATAGGGCAATTTTGTATGTACTGCATAAAGGATTCGAACCTTTGAATACCAGCGTGAAAAGCTGGCGACTTAACCACTTGTCTAATGCAGCAACTAGGGTCTCTCACCCTAATAAGAGTTGCTTGTTATAGTCTAGCTGGACTGGGTAATGTGGAAACCATGCCGTAAACTCCTAAGTCTTGACTTATGGTAGAAGCGACCTCTCAGAAGGCCATCTGTTTCAAACACGATGCAAAGATAAGCATTTTTTCTTATACTTGCAAGTGTTTTAGTGTTTATTTATATTCTTTTGATGAATTTTACATCACTTACCCTTGTAGAGAATGCCACAAAGAGTTTCTACAAGTTTCTTTGCGTCATCACCTTTGATTTCGATAACATTTGAAATTCCATCAGGAGCATCATCGCCTTTCTGTTCCTTATCCAAACGCTTACGGAGAGCCAAATCTGGATTCTCTACCAAGATAGAGTCCAAAGCATAATTGCAAATGCGGCTTGCAAGTTCCTCGTTACCATTCGCATCACGCACAAACTCATTCTTTCCTTCAAGAATATCCATAATCTCGTTGTACTCTTCAGCATTCTCACAATTACGTGAAAGCATACCAATTACCTTGTAGCGGTCAATCTCAAAGCTGACCTTTAATTTGTCTTTATTCATTCTTTCTATTTTTTTAATAATTAAACATTATACCAAAAACCCCTTTCATAATAAAGTCCTCCCTTTACCTCATATCGGATAGCATATGACTCTTTGCAAAGCTGACGGATTCGTATATACAAACGTTTGTCCAACTCTTCTTCAAACAAAAGAGACAATTCCTTCCAATTGTCAACAACAGGAGCAAACCAAGGATATTGCTTCTTTACAACCTGTAGCTCATCCAAGGTTACGTGTCCGTATTCTACCATGTCATAGCATCTACGGAAGTCACTATTGTCTTTAGGAATATCCAAATCTTTCTTTCTTTTTACCCCCATCAATGCACTCCACATAGTCATTGAAGAGATACCAGTATCACAAGTGGCTATCCACTCTATCATTCTTTGCTTGTTCATCTTCTTTTATATAAATCACGCTAAATCGCTTTATTAACTCTTCACATGCTTCTTTAGTTAAGATACATTTCTTTGAATCTTTAATGCCAGTAACCTTTTCACGAATAGCAGCATTCGTGTCGTACACTTCTTGTAGTTTTTTCTGAAACTCAATTACGTCTTCGTTGGTGAGTTTACCTTTCTTCTCAACAATCTTGTTTGTTATATCCTTATAAACACATTCGAGTTCAACATATAAACGAGCTTCTAACTTCACCATTATTGCGTGTACAAAAGTATCATAAAGTCTTTCCATCTTGTATTTCCTCCAAAAGTCTTTTGATTTCCTCGTTTTCTTTATTATCTATGCGAGCCTTTAAGATACTCTTGAATGCGGCATCCATTGCATCGTATCTACTGGAATATTCCTTACCATCCGTATGACACAAGCCTTCCTCTACACACCATGATGTAGTTTGCCAACAGAACTTATCTTTCGAAATGTTTGCAACACAAATATAGTAACCGAAATGCTCTAAAAGCCAATCAAGCACCATATCATAGCTTGGAGCGGATATTGCCGGATGCTTACTATTCAACTTTAAGGCAGCAGAAAACTCAATATTGGATTTCTCCCACTCGGAATTGGAGTAAGCAATATAACTGCCGTAATGCTCATTATATTTTCCACCCTTACGAATGCCACCCTTTGCTGTCCAAGGACTAGCATAAGCCCAAAATTCTGCTATCTTCTCATCGTAACCAACCTCCTTCAGAAGTTTGGCTATCTCAAAGGGAACTACCTTTGGTTTTATCGTCTGCTTATTTGCCATTTTCCACCCTTTTTAAACTGAACCCGAATCAGACTTATCTAATTCATCAATTGCCTGTCTAAGCAAAGGAAGAACCTTGTCCAAGTCTTCGAAATCCGGTACGACTTCATTCACTCGCAAGATTGCTTGACCTAACAAGCTCTTAATCTTTTCTCTGTCCATTGCTCTTCTCGGCTTGTTTCTCTAAGTCTTTTAAATCTACCTTCTCAAATCGAGGAACTGGCTTACCATCTACCTCAACATTACCAAAGAACATTTCCTTTGGTCGCACCCAAACTTCATGCTGTCCGCACACTGCTTGATACGCAACCTTAGCTTCAGAAGTCTCGCTATCAGTAACCTCACCAAGGTACTCATAGAAATTGCCCTTATAGTGTCGGTAAATCGGCTTACTGAATCCACCATGCAGCCAATCGGCTTTGCCGTTGATTTTCACGTACTCCCTTACCGCATCGCACTTACAGGACTTATTCAGCTCTTCTACCCAATCAAAGAAAGCTTGTTTGTCCTTGATCTCTTCACTTGATACCATGAAGAGATAAGTGCAAAGAAGCATCTTACCTGCATCAGTATCATATTTCTTGTTCACCTCTTCAGCTAATTGCATCATAGGTGTATCTAAGCGATAATTCCAACTCATAATCTATCCTTTCTTACTTTTTAAATTTGCCAAATCCTCTTTCAAACGTAGATGGAAATTATCTTCTCCATCATCACCGGAAAGAAGCCAGTCTATTCTTTGGGCATAAACCTGAGCCTTCTTCAGAAGCTCAATACCCTTCTTGAATTCCTTGATAGTCTCTTTAGATAAGCCATATCTGTTAGGCATCGTATGATGATGCTTTCTAACATACTTGTCTTCTTCCTCCTCTAGCCATCGGTCTTCGAGAAAGCATCTTTCGTCTTCCTCATCCAATGGATGACCATCAACATAATCTTCTATCTTTGTATATATGTCAGCAATCCGATACTGAGCATAATCAAAACGTCCACCACTCATTGACTTTTAACTTCAAACTTGAACTTACTTCAACGCAGTCAACCTCGCTTCTAGCTGTTGGATGATGTTATCTATAGTCTTTCCCCTATAGTCAATAGCAATGTCCTCCAAGACTTCAATCTGAGCTGCAATTTTAATTCTATCTCTTACTACTGTCATAATCAATCTTGTTTATCATGATGCGGTGCTTGCAAAGTTGTAATGAACAACATAAACATAACCGCCATACATTTTTCCAATAGTTACTTCAACGTAATCAAAGATGATGTCGCCATCCATCTTGTAAGAAACCAAAGGCCCAGTAGGGAATGCGTTGTGCTCTGTATAGTAACGATACACTTCTTGTGATAGTAACTGCTTGAATACATCAACCTCACCATCCTTTGAAAAAACACCTTTAAACTCATCTTCATTGTCGATTGCAACAACTACTCCAAGTTCTTTTCTTACACATACACCTTCGTTTGTACCACTTTGCTCATTATACAAGACTGGTAATGTGTAAACACCTCTCGATTCTTCCATATGCTTATTTTTAATTTGTATTTTATTTTATCCTTCCACTTTCTTGCATTGAGCTAAATCTATTGCATACGCCCAACGCTTAGGGACAAAAGACATCGTAGGCTCAAATCTATCTGCACGTTCAACACATACATCTTGCGTCCGGTAAATCAATCCGTCAGAGCCTTTTACCTGCAACTCAACTAAAATAGTATGGTCTAGCATCGGGAACTTATCAATATCATGCCAGACTTCACCGCCTTCAAGGAAGGTAGGCTTTATATGGTTCATCTTTGCCACAAAGTACTTCATGTAAAATGTTTGACTTATATTCGTTAGTTATGGTCTCGCAGCTGCCAAAGCACCACAAATCCTTGGATTGCTCCTTGTGTAACCTTGATGACTTTATATAATAGCCATTGTTGACATCATAATGCTTACGTACCATGATATTGTCGTTTACCACTCCGACCTCATCATCCGTAATTACATAGAACATTCGACCATCACTAAACGCTTTCAAGCCTTTGTACACTCCATTAGAGACAACCATCTTTTCATAGCCATTCGTCTCCCAGTTGGCATAATCCCAGATGGTTTCCAAATCATCATCATTCAGAAGATTATTATCAATAATAACCTTGCCGATAACCTTGAATTTGCCATCTTGCATCATTGCCTCAACTACAAATTCATCGGCAGCGTTGAAATCGCTAATCTCTATGGGTCTCATAATACTTGTGTTTAATGTTCTCGTAAACCACCCTCTTTGCAGCCTTTGCTCTTCTGTTATTATCAGAAAAAACATCATCATACAAAGACATGTCTTCACTCTCAAAAGCCACATGCTCCCCTTTGTAGCAAGCATCAAAGCGGCATCCTTTTTCGGACTTAGCCGCAGTAAACTTTATCTTACCAAACTTAATCTGCATAAGCCCTATCCTAGAAAAAATATTAATGATACTATTTCAAGAGCAAACAAAAATGCTAATGCATTCTCAATTGTGAATACCTTTTTCATTGTTTCAATACAGTTTTACGTGTGTCTCACGCTCTAAATTTATATTGTAAGGGGATTTATATCCCCTTTATCGTTCTTACTTTAAAACTCGATAAGTTTCGTAGAAATCGTGAAAACTCTTCAAGTAGCCTTTCTCTGTCAAAGAGTTTAAGATTTCTTTCAACTCATCCTTGGTATTATCCAAATCGAAATCATACAACTCAGCAAATGTAAAGTACTTGTTACCCCCAATTACATCAGCCATCACTTCGATATTGCCATAAACCATTGTTTCTTTCTTACTCAATCTAGTATTCATAACGAATCACAGTTTTTAAGGTGTGTCTCACCTTTTTAAAATTAGTAACCTTGTTTCTTAATTACAATGCAAAGATACAAAGAATATTTGAAATGTGCAAATTATTTAATGTATTTCTTTTATCTTTTAACGCTTATTATACGCTTAGACTCAAAATTAACTTTCTGTAGCGGAAAAAGCCAAAGAATCCACCATTTCGTTATACATATTACCTCTATGAGCCTTTACCCAATGGTATCTTATCGTCTTGTCTTTCGCTACCTTATTATATATAGGTTGCAAATCTCCTAACTTGCATGCCTGTATTCTCTCTATAGCTACTTGGCAATCCACATATACATCAACAGAACATGAAATAGGGCAATCACCCAATGCATGAATAACCGCCCTTATTTCGGCTCTCACCGAATCGTTCACTTTAGCTGTGATAAAAGTATATTTCCCACTTTTGATAATAACTCCCTTATGAAGCACAAGCCAGCCACAACCACACTTTTCTTTCTTACTAGAACCATCGGCATACACCTCGTAGCGCACACCTTTTGCCTCATCAGCAATCATATGAGCAACAACCTCCAAAGAATCATTGCTCATCACCTTGGCTATTTGCTTGGCTTTCTTCTTCATAAACGTTTAAATCAAACCTCGTTCCTTGAACTCATTCATCAATGGTGTTGCCAAGACCTCAATATCTGGATGAGGCTTTCCGGTCGTACCAAGGCTTCTCAGCTCGAAGAAATGCTTCCAATCGCTCACAAATGCGGTATGAATCAACTCCGTGTTGGTATCAAGAGGAAGTATTGTTCTCGCATCCTGTGGCTTAAGACCATCATCCTTGACCAAAGACAAATACATCATTTCGCATACTCTATTAGCAAACCACCATTTTTCTACCGGACTCCAATGTTCATAACTACCGATGTTCTTTGATAGGTCAACAAATGTTCCACCATCAAAAGACAATGGATTAACCGCATCATCATCGCTAACCCACTTTGGTTTGTTGATAGCAATCTCGCCTCCGAACTTATCTTTACTATAGTTGCAATATCTAGTGCTTTGTTCCGCTACGGAATCTACACGATGTCTGTTAGCCTCTCTACTTACCGCAATCTGAGTAGTAAAGCGGACTGTTATTCGCTTCTCATGCCATTCCGTAGGCTCGCAAATATAGTCCAAATCCTCAAACCAGTTATTTTCAACTATCACTCTGTAGTTGGTTGTGATATAGTAGTCACTGCCAATCTGCATCACCTTTGAATATTTGTTCTCACGATAGTGCTTGACCAATAAAGACTCCGGTACAAAAAATCCTTCTTCATAGGCTACATGGAGGTAAATCGTTCCATGCTCACACATGGCAAGATGATTGCTGCTTACCATACGCTCAACGAAAGGCTTTGCGCTGTCTTTGTCTATCTTCATACTTGACGCATAACATGTGCGACCACACAGCTCTATCTGCTTGTAAACTCCATCCATACCCTCTCCTTGGGATAGGATTTCATATTTTGGTTCTAATATCTTCATGTCCTTATAAGTTTTGAAATCGACTACAAAGATAACTATTATATTCCACTCTACCAAAAATTAGCACTCAGTTTAACAACACTTATCTATATTGTGAAAAACAAAAACTTTCTCCATAAAAAAAAGAGGAGAGTGCATCACGCATTCCCCTCTTACTTTAACATGGCACATATTAAGTTTACAATCTACTCATTTTATCTTTCAATTCGTGTATATCATTGAATGCTTGCAACATAGGCTTATGCCATCGCTCTTGTCGCTCATCAATCGACTGCAAGTACATCAGACTTTGGGCAAGAATAGTTCTTCCCTCATCAACGGCTAACCAAATATTGCCTACATTACCCATAATAGTATTCACGCTAGCTGTTAGTAAGCTACCCTCTGCGCCACCATCACGAGCCGCAATAGCATCCAACTTGGTATTTATGAGCTTTGCTTCCTCATACGTTCCCTCTGTGGCGATCTGCACCGCTGTAAAACGACCATTCAACTCTTCTCCTGTATCTTGGCTCATGGATTCAAAAGAACCGGAAGACGCAGACTGCTCGTAAGATTGCTTGTAACCAGTTATTTCGGCTACTTCATCTCTAATCTTCAGTCCTTCTTGAACCATTTCATCGTACCTTCCCTTCAATTCATTAATATCCGTCTGAGACAATTTGCCACCATTTGCCTTAGCTCGCTCCGTCCACTCATCATAGAATGCTTGCATATCATTACCCAACAAATCATCTACCTTAGCTTTCAGAACGGCTTGCATAAGCATCTTGGAGAAATTATCAGAGAAGTCCTGAGCAGAGGAATTCATATCCATCAAAGTATCTATGAACTCGCTCTTCAAACTATCAAAAGATATTTGCGTCAAGCTTTCTGCTAGGTCATCAGCAATATCCTCTAATGTTCCTGCCTCAGCCGCATAATCTTTCAACTTTTCGAGGACTCTTCCTCCATAATTTCCCTTACCAGTGTTCTGAATCTTGTTAACAATATCAGGATTTTGCAACAACGCATTAGCTTCATCAGCAGACCGTATGTCGCTTAGGTTTCCATTCCATTGTCTACCTATCGCTTCAGACACCTTATTGATTTGCTCTTGCGAAAATCCTCGGAAATAACGGTTAAAACTTCCATGAGAGCCATGATAACCCATTTGTGCCACCATGATGTCCTTTAGGTTTTGCTCTTTTTCCTTTTGAAGTTTTTCAGCTTTTTCTGAGTCTTCTACGGCTTTGATACCACTAGTCTTGTCTATAGAGTCACGTAATCTGTCTATTGCATCCGTCAAGATTTCATTCCTAGCCGTCAATTTGTCTATAGTCCGGTTTACTTCTTTTGCGTTTCCACCTACTCCAAACAAACTATTGAAGCCACCAAACGAGATTGTATTGAGAATATTACCGATACCGCTTACCAAAGACCCTCCTATCTGTGTGATAAACTCACCACTTAGAATGTTCTTCAATATACCATTGACCGCATTCAGAACTGTATCAATCAAGCTGCTAATCAATGTTCCGATACCATCCTTCAAAACATCAAGTATCTTCAAAATGGCAGCAACAATTTGGCCTATAAGTCCGGCTTTTGACAATCCTTCACTTAGCGCATCGCCAGCTTTCTTGCCAGCGGCTGCGGCTGCATCTGCGGCTTCCTTACCCATATCCTTCAGTCCGTCAGCCGCATTTTTAGCCTCCTTTAAAGCTTTCAATCCGTCAATTCCACCTTTAAGTTGGTCAAAACTATCCCAAAGAGATGCCAAATCGGATAGTCCAGAAGTAGAAAGGAACTCATGGATAGCGGAAATCGGTTGTGTCACATTCTGTGTCGTTTGAGCCAACTTCTGACCACTAGTACGAACTTTTGTGTTAGCCGTAACAATCTTCTTTCCGGACTCCGCTAACTGACCTTGAACTTTATTCAATTCTTCTTGTAGCCTTGTTTGCTCTGCAACATTGCCCGACTTTTTCGCACTCTCAATCTGTTCTTGCAAAACCTTAATACGAGGTATAAGCAAAGTTTCCGTTTTCGTGTATTCCTCTTGTGCAATTTTCGCATTCTTCAGAGCATCCTGATAAGCAACAACATCCCTTGCAAGGTCTTTCCAACCTAAATCACTTGTATTGCCAATCGAATTACGGATATTCTGCATAGCATCAACGATACTCTTCTGCTGGTCTGCACCCAAATTTTGGAACTTATCCGTACCTACGAACTTATCCAGATCTGCCAATAAAGGAACAAGCGCATCTTTCATAATGCCACCAACATTTCCGAAGACTTGATACCAGTCTATCTTCTGCATAATAGCACTAGCCTCAACCGAATCCGTCTCTTTCTTCTGCTCTTCTTTCAAAGACTTTATCTTCCATTGCTTGCTTGAGTCCGAATCCGTAGAGTTTTCAACCTCGCTAATCCTCTTAGCATAATCGGCAGCAATAGCTAACTTCTGCTCCTGGAATGTGCCATAAGTCTTCAGATAATCGTACATGCTTTGCGCTTCTTTAGCAAGCACATCCTCATTCTGCTTTACCGCCTTATCGCGAATTGCATTCATCTGATTAGCAACACTCATGCCTATGGTCATATTCATACCATTGACCTTAACCGGATTACCCTTGCTATCCTTCATGGTTTCATTCAAAACCTCATTCTTGTACTCTTCATTGGTTTTGCTCTGTTTCCACATATTAGCCTTACGACCCTTGCCGGAATTAACCCAAACAGCTTGGTCACGCTTTTTCCTAGCCTCAACCAATTTGTCTATACCATCTTCTACCGCTTTTTTCTCCTTGTCGGCATTCTCGGTAATCTGAGCCAATTCCTTGCTATAACCCTCATTCATCGCATTGATGCGATTCTTGGTCATATCTTGGATAGCTTTCTCCGAATAGGATGAAATAGACTTGGAATAGTCCTCCTCAGCCTTCTTGCGTTCATACGCTCTTGCTTGTGGGTCATCCGTTGTACCTGTTTTCTTTGGAGTAGTATGGGCTGTATTTGATTTTGTTGTTGTACTACTCTTTGGTATACGTGATTGAATTATAGATTTCGCCATTGCGACATCCGTTTGGTTTTCCGTTCTTGACCTAAACTTACCTCCTGAACGTGTTACCAACTTATGCCCAGTTTTCTTTTCGTGATTTTCCTGTTGTAAAATATCCGCCTCTCTCCTTGAAATTAAATTTCGCAACTCCTTCGTTGTCATAGATTTCATCCAATTTGGAATTTCCGAATCATCATAATGAATTTTTAAATTCAACCCATATTCTTTATTCCATAAATTGATAAGATTATCAGTTTGCTCTACCAATTCTTGGATTGATTGCTTGTTCTTGTTTACTATCCAACGAGCCTTTGCTTGGGAGTTATTCCAATCAACAGTCGCTGTGCTTCCTTTATATATTGCGTCCTCTGCCTTTTTGTAACTTTCATTCAAAGAGTTTATACTATCTATATGCTTTAATATCGAACTTCGCAAACTTGCCATCACGAAACTATTGTACCCCATCTTCTTACCCCATTCCTCAAAAGGAACTAACAGGTTGCGAAGAGCAGCATCGTATTCTTGTGCGGCATTAGCATATTCCAATGTTCCTTTCTTTGCGGAATCCATTTTCTGCCTTAAAGAGTCTATCTTAGTCAACGCATCATCAGAAACAAGTGAATTAAACATCATCTGTACAGCTGATATGTCTTCTTTATCAATATGTTGTCCGAAATCAAGCCAACTACCACCTAGTGAATCAGAAAAATCCTTATCTAGGTTTTTCCTTGCTTCCTCATATTGAGAAGATATAGACATCAAAGCGTTAGCTTTTTCTCGTTCAGCATTTTCTAATTGTAAAGAAGCAATAAAAGCGTCATGCTTATTTTTCAACGTTTCCAAATTATCCTTTTCATTGTCGCATTTTATTCCATATTGTTCATATACCCCAATAAGTTCATCTTTTGCTTTTTTATGTGCATCAGTACTTTCATTCGTATTTCTCAACACATTCATCAATGTCTCAACCTTTTTACTGGTCAAACTTGTTGTTTCCCCAAAATGTGTTGTATCTGCCGAAATTTCTTCAGTCTCGTCTCCAAACATAGAAAATACGGAATACAAAGTTGTTCCCAGTGTTATCAATGCACCTATCGGATTAGCAGCCATTGCCGCCCATAAACTCTTCAAGGCATTTCCACTACTTCTTACCGCACTAGAAAAAAGATTAACTACCGTAGTCGTATATTTTGTACCTGCTGCATAAAGCGCATTTTTGATAGTGGCTGTTGTTGTCGCCAATATCCCAGCTTTCTTTGCAGTGGTATTGGAAGCTTGAGAAACAGTGTTAATATTATTTTGTATCGTAGCCTGTTGCTTACTTAAATTCTCCTTTGTTTGAGCAATCGTCTTACGTTCGCTTTCAATGGTCGAAATCTTTGTTTGAGCAGCATTCACTTGTTTTGTTGCCGTTTCCAAACGTTCTTTTGCTTCTAGCGCATTCACGGCATTACCCTCTGCATCAAAAGCCAAGTTTGCGCCACCAGCAGTTTCCTCAACCAATTTTTGAGCCTCAGCAAAGGCATCTTGGGCATCTTGTAAATCATTCAAAGCTGATGTATATTGTCTAGCCAACTCTACATCCCTATCATCAAGATTTGATATTTTCTCCGTAGTAGTCTTCAAATCATCTTTAAGAGACTCTATTTTTTGTTGACGAAGTTCCTCGGTCTTTCTTTTTTCTTCATCAAGTTCTATCTGGCTTTGTGCTGTTGCTTGTTGCTGAGCCTGTAAAAGTTCACGTTTCGTCTCTAGTTGGGAACGCATTTGTGCCGAAATAACGCCCTCTTGCTCGGCTGCATCTAACCTTGCCTTTACAAAGTCATCGGACACAGCAGTATCTCCAACAATACTTGCCAAGTCTTGTTGTTTGCTTACTCGCTCTTGCTTTTTGTCCTTACCCAGCGACTTGTAGTTTGAGTTCTCTAGGTCTTGCAAACGCTTGATTTCTGCATCAATTCCCTTCATCATATCATCGGCTTGTTGCGCTTCCTCAGCTTTGCGAATAGAAGCAGCCGCCATTAACGATGCACGATAAGAACCAACAGCTATTGTAGCTACACCAATAACTTTTATTACCTCTTGCCAATTCTCTACCATAGCAGAAATAATTGACAATCCACTAGAGAACACGCCCTCGGATTTTTTGCCGATTTCGTTGAACGCTTGCTGGATGGAATCGCCAATGTTACTCCACTGACCCTCCAATGTCTTTGATTGTTGCTCCATCAAGCCTCCGAAGCGTCCACCTGCTTGCGTCATGTTGGCGATAGCTTCCTTGAAGATGTCTGATGTCACTTTACCCTTGGAAACAGACTCTTGAACCTCCGTTGTGTTTTGGTGTAAGATTTTACCCAATTCTTCTGCTAATGGGACACCTCTACCCATGAACTGACGCAAATCCATTGTGAACATTCTTCCTTGCGAAACGGTCGTTCCATAAAGATAAACAAGTTCTCCAAGCGGAATGTTCAAGCCCGAAGCAATGTCACCAAGCTGGACAAGGGTTTTGTTAACATCTTTCGCTTCCGTTCCGTATGCCAAAAGTTGTTTTGCGCCACCCGTAATGCTGGACATATCGAAAGGTGTATGAGCTGCCGTTTGGATAAGTTCGTCCATCAATTGCTTAGACTTATCCGCACTACCAAGCATGGTATTGAAAGATATTTCAAGTTGCTGGAATTGGGAACGAGTATTAAAGATACTACCTGCCAGTTGTTCAAATCCTAAGCCACCAAGTAATGTTGCCGAAAGCATGTGAGCATCGCCAGTAACTCTTTGGAACAAACTAGTCATTCCTTCTCCAGCAGTCGGAGCTGACTTCATACGTTCTATCATTTGGCTCATGCTATCGGTCAACATATTTGTTGCCTCTTTTGCCGGATTTGCTGAACCTGCATACAAAACATACTCATTCCGCATATTCTCCAAGGTCTGACGAGCACCGACAGCACCCCCTTCTAAGTTCTTCAACTGAGCTGTTTGACCTGCCAAAGAGCCTTTTAAATAGTCAATATTCTTCTGTAAAGAATCTATGGATGACTTATCCGTTGTAACTCCAAGAGTTAATCTCTTGTTCGTGATTTGCTGTTGGATTTTCTCTATTCGGTCTTTGGTAGCTTGCATTTGAAGTTCATAGCTATAAACTTCCCTTGCGGCTGCTTGCATCTTCTTATTAAACTCGGAAGACATCACGTAAGCGGCTCTTGAAGCAGCTTGTGTCAAGTCCTTTAAGCGATTGCTAGCATCCGCATATTTTTCCGTCAAATCCGCAACAATAGCTGGGTCGGTAGACTTATTGGTCTTCAATAACTCAGCCCTCAACTTTTCACACTCGGAACGAAGTTTCGTAACCTCCTCGAAATTCGCTTTGACATCGAATCTTAATTCTGCCATATTTTATGTTTTATTGGCAAAATTAGCTAATAATCAAAGGAATAACGAAAGAATAAAGGTGTGCTATTTCACTAAAGATTTAAGTGCAGAAAATAAGGTCTAGACACAAAAAAGCCTTCCACATTCACATGCAGAAGGCTCTGAGTTCTTTATCTATTGCAACAATGAAGCCACACGCCTAAAAGGTAGCGGCTACCAAATCTTTTTTTATTTCATTCATACAATGCGCCAAACGTTCATAAGTTTTCTCGCCAGCTTGCTTTATGCCTTTACTATATTGACGCATCAATGAAGGATTGACACCTGCTCGTTTTGCAATCTCTGACACATTGAGGAAAGAGAAATAATTAAAGAAAGATTGCAAGTCATACTTGTATTCAAATTCAACGTCAGGAAACACTTCTCCATTCTCTTTTGCATCCACTTTTGCCAACGCCAAACAATCCATTAAATCTTGCTTCGCAGCGGCAACAGTTTCTCCACAAGAGTTTAAGCCAACCTTACCTATTCCATCTTCGGTATGACACCAAAAAGACCCATCCTTGGCTTGTTCTACAATAACTTTAATCTTCTTCATATATATATTCGTTTATCTTCTTAACAAAAAAAAAGAGTCCTTTAAGCAATGAAGAGAGAAAGGTGGGGATTACTCCCCAACCAATTCTCTTAGAATACTATGAGCGGTGCCTGTGGCGACCTCTCTAGCGTGTCTTGGCACGAATTGAGACTTTCCCGTTTTAGGATTAGTCCATTTTTCATGTCCCGAACCTTGTCGAGACAGGAAGCATCCCGCTTCTCTCAGTCTCTTAATCAATTCGCTTTTCTTCATTGTTACAAGAACTCTTTTGTCCTTAAGACATTGCAAAGATATAACTTTTTTGTTATATAGCCAAATTTCATGGTAACATTTTTGTTATATTAACCACAGTTAACAAAAAAGAGCCACCCCGAAGGATGGCTCACTATACTGTACTATACCATACTGCACTTTACCCTACTACACTAGACTTCACCGCACTCCACTACACTTCACACCACTTTTCTGTTGTACACTGCACTTCATTTAATGACTTCTAGCTTATAAAGCTATTGCCTTATGTATAAACGTAGCTACCAATATCGCTAATGTAGAGAATGCAATATTGAAGCTACAAAACCATTTCTGATTTCGTTTGCAAAGGTAAGCATAATTTCTGAAACACGCAAACTATTTAGTGTATTTCTTTGTTCTTTTGAACTTTATTTTCTTTTAGAAACCTATTTTAAAGATTACGCTATATTAAAATAGAACCATCATTTTAAATAAATCCAATTTGTAGTGATGTTACTAAACGTATAACTTTGCTTTTTTGCCTTTTGCGGTTCTTTGTCAAAGTCTGCCGTAACAAACAAATGCGTTCCGTATAATTCCATATTCATTGCTTTTGTTCTCTCATCGCCCTTATCTTCTTCCAATGGAGAAACTTTAGCCAATTCGCTATCAAAAGCATAAAGTTTAAAGAATAAGTCTCCTTTCTGTTTAGAATATTGCACCAATGCGCCATAAGGCTTTTTCACAAGAACAATAGCATTATTCAACTCCCTGTATTCATTACTACAGGTTTCTACGATTTTTTGCTGTTCTTCATTAGCATTTACACGCATCTTTTCCAAATGTTTTCCTAATGAGACATATACGCTATCTAAAATCTTATATGCGCCATACTTATCATAGAAGGCATATCGAAAAGAAACGGCATCCTCGAAATCGGAGCAAGGAACGATTTCGTTCTTTGTGTTCATAGCCTTTTTATTCGTTATAGCCGAGTTCCAATTGATTATAAAATCCGTTACTACGAAATCCAAAGAATATATTAATCTGTTGCTATTGAAGCGATAATCAGACAACGCCTTCTTGTAATTAGCCATTTTTTCTGCCTTAACTTGGTTAGAATGATACACATAGCCACCAATGCCGCCACCTAGCACAACGATAGCTGCGATGATGGCAATAATCAATTTCTTCTTCATAACTTCAATATTTTACAATATGTTTATATTATTTCCTTATTTACCTCTTAGACCCACAAGCACTTTTGCGCTAATTTCCAACGACTTGTATTTTTATTACATAAGTATTGTTATTTTACTTTTCGGCTTCATTGTACTCATAATCCCAGAGGAATAACTTGCCTTTGACGTTTCTAATCGGCTCATCGAACAATTTAGCATTCTTCAAGAACCAATGATATTGGAAATCTTCAGCAAACGCATCCGGATAAGCCTCATGAAATTGAATATCATCCAATTCTACACTGCCGATAATGGCTGACGTTGGTAAGTCTTTGAAGTCTGGAATAACAATACCATGCTCTTGGCAATATTTCTTCATTGCGCTCTCCTGCCATCCGTCAAGTTTTTCGGGTTTGGCTTGGCTTGCATGAATAAGGAAACGACCACGGAACTTTCTATTCCAGGTTCTGTTTTCAATGGTCTTGCAGCCGATAGCGATTAACCAAGCATACGGCTGGCGAATAGATAATACTTTCATAAGCTCATTGTTTTGTTGTTTACATTCGCAAAGGTAATAAAAACCTTCGAGAAATGCAAGAAAACTCTAATTTATTTTCATCTTTTCTAAAAATAATCTTGAAATAATTTGCATTCTCTGATATTTCAACACACTTTTGCTTGATGTATTCAGATAAATAACCATCAAGTATGTTTCTTCTGTACTTAAGGCGGTAAGAGGTTAGAACCTCTTCCGTCTTTTCTTTCTTATTCTATCCCAATCCGGTTTAAGAACATCCATCGTGCAGACCATTGCCTTGTACTTGTCACTTAGTTCACCCTCATTCATAGAGGAACGGAAAGTGTACATCTTGTATCGTTCATGCTCAGGAACATATAATCCCACCATCAAGGAACGGACTCCATCTACCTCCTGCTCCGGTGCTATCAATACAAGCCCCTCGTTCATGCTTTCCAACTTGAAAATCTTTGAAGTTATAACCTCATAATAATCTAATATATCCATATTCTTATCTCCTATAATTATTTTGTACGTTCAAACACTTCAATATACTGGATAGAGCTACAATCAATATATTTACGTGTAAACACTACTGTACTTCCACTTCCAATCATAAGTGTTCTGTTCTTTGTATTGCAATTGAAAGATGTTTCAATACCAATACCATTGAAGTCAAAACTTATTTTTGCTCCACCTACCAAGTTGATATTTCCTCTAAGACCTTTGTCCTCGGCTTCGCCTAATATCACATTCACATGACCTGCATCCATATTCTCCTATAATTAATTGTTAAACACCTTCTCTAATAAAGATACGTATGATAGTGTCACTATCAATGTAATCTCTGTTTCCGTTCTCAGCAAGTATAGTTATCAAATGCTTTTTTTTGTTATAAAGAACATCGGCAGTAAAATCAAATAACTTTGATTTGCTAAAGTTTGCATGAGTTAACTGCCCATTAGAGAGTGAAATACCAGCAATGCAACCGCACTCCTTTGCATCATCTAAGATGTCTTTGATAATCTTAATATCCATAGTCTTATTACTTTACTTCTCGTTCTACAACATCGAAATTATCCCACGTCTCTCCTTCGCTGTCTGAGATATGAAAGAAAGAATCTGAGATATTGTATAGATAATCATCGCAATTCAAAACTCGCTTGTAATTCTCCAAAGTGTTCATCCCTTTGTGTCTTATCGCTTTTCTTGCCTTATCTATGGTAGAGAAGACTTCTGCATCAACCTCCACTGCTTCACCCAATCCATGTTGGTATGAAGAAATTACTACATATACTTTCATAGCTTAAACATCATTATTTCTTACGCTACCTTAGATAACGTTTCTTTGTCAATCTCAATCCATTGGCAAGCATCCTTGCGGAAAAAGATGTCAGAATCGAACCGCTTGCCATCCACGATAATGTGGCTACTTTTGCATTCGAACTTATGGTTTCGGGTTAGTGGTATCAAAAGGTACGTATTACCCTCTTTCTTGTCGTACACAAGCGTCAAATCCGTGCCGATAACCTGCGATACCACCTTATTCTCATCTGAGCTTAAAACACCAATCCTGCCATTATGCTCAACATAAAGAGCATCCTTCAAATTCTTATCCATATCTCTTAAATATTTAATGTTCAAAGTCCGGTGCAGTTTAGCGTGTGCCTCACGAAATCTATTACAAGTCACACTCGTATGAGTATTGCTTTTTCAGCTTGTTCAATGCGTTCTCGGTAACGTAGTAGATGTTATCGAAATACTCGCTTTTCTTGATGCTTCGGCTTTCTTTCAGCTCTACCTTGTGATTGAATGTCACTTCGTAGCGGTTTGCGATGCTTGTAATCAAGAAATCAACCTCACGCTTGCGTTTGTCTAGCTCGGTCTCTTTATACTCTCCACGCTTGAGAAATGCGTCCTTGTTCGTCTCTTCGATGGTTGCAACCATGTTGCCTTGCATCACGATAATCTTTGCGCTCATATCTAGTTTCTTTTTAAATCGTTAGAAATCTGTTATGCAACTCTCATAAGGTTTGCCTTCTTGAAGCAACGCCATTCTTCTTTCTCGGTATCGAAGTACACTTGACAAGTGTCATTCATCTTGCGACCTGCACCCTGTGTAGCTGGGATAACCTTCTCGCTCAATGTGCCGAATGCCTCACGCAAGCTGCCATCAACCTTCTGAAAGTAGAACTTCACGATGCGCTTCTTCATCTGACCCTTCAGCTTGATGTTCATCCAAGCAACCTTTAAAGCCTCGCTCATTGTATAGCCGTTCTTCTTGATGAACTGCCAAGCAAGCTTCATTACCTCACTCAATGTATTTCTTAATGTAGTAGCCATAATCACTATACCGTTTTACGAGTGCCGACTCGGCTGCATAACAGCAATTAATAGTTAAACTTTAAAGCCTTTATCTCTTAAAGACATTGCAAAGGTACGAATATCTTCTCATATTACCAAGAGAAAGTATGAAAATCTTCTTATATTTAACCTTCGTTAGTACGAATATATTCAAACCATCATGTTTATTCACATTTATTAGTAATATTTTCTTCTTACTTTCGTAATTTAATCGTACCTTTGCAAACGAATAAGTTCGTACAATCATTTAATATATATATAATATGTATAGACTAGAAGAAATATTAAAGCAAAAAGGCATCACAAAGACTACTTTTGCTAAGATGTTAGGGATAACCAAGCAAAGTATCCCTAACATTATCAATGGCAACCCTACAAAAGCGAGGTTGGAAGAAATGGCACAACTTCTTGGTGTTCCAACTTGGCAATTGTTTGTTGACCCAGAAGACATCTACTACGAGTGTTCACCTAGGTTTAACTTCTGTGCATTTGTCCGCTCAGAAAATGGAGATACATTTGTAGCGTCTTCCTTGCAAGAACTTCGTTCTATTGTTGATAAGCTGGAAACTTCTTCAAATATGAAATAGTGCCAACCAAGTTAGCTTGTCTTCTTTGGGGTAGACCTATTAATATGGGAATCAACTTAAGGAGGATTAATCCTCCTTTAAGTGTTCCTTTATGTGCCTCTCCAAATATTCCACTTGATACACCTTATTAATTTTTTCCCTTGCCTCTGGACGTAAGTCTTTACAACAAGTATTATAATAAGTCCGCACACGCATACACCTGTATACAGCAAACTTATGAATTATGTCCTTTAAAGTCTTTGCCCAAACTCTTGTCTTTACTTCCGCTATAACAAAACTATATTGACCTTTCGAGTAACTAAAAGAATAAAGATGGTTATTAAATTCTGAACTAATAGAATTGTTTAAATAACCCGGCATGTAAGTGCAAGTATTAGGAGAATAAATCTTATCCTCTCCAGATAGTAAATCTTTATCTATCACAAATCCTTTTTTATACCATTTATTATGAAAAATCTCAAAACGTGAGAATAATAACCATTCCTTACAAACATCAACATTTTTATAACTAAATTCCCCAACTCGGTGTAATATACTACTCCATGTTCTAAATGCCAAAGACTTTCTTTTCTTATCATATTCTTCTATCACATTTACATCGAAATAAGCTTTTCCATACAGCTTAAAAGATGGGAAATTATCTAACTCGGTTATCAGAATACTTTGCATAAACCCTTGCTCGTAAGCAAAGCATACACAATAATTACTTTTTGCATTATACTTCACTACATGAAAGGCAAAGCCTTCCTTTGAATAATACACTTTGTTTTTGTCAATTTCCATAATTTTTCAGTTTTTTGTGTGACTCACTTTATGTATGCAAAGATAAGAAAAATTCTTTAGATAACAAAAGATTTGCTTAAATAATAACAATACTTATACTTGATTTTAGGACTTTTAATAAAGCGAACCCATCGTTTGAAGCATTGGTACGTATTGCCGAAATATTAGATGTGCCTATTGGAGGCTATTCTACAAGGAGACACCAAAGGAACTACAACCAGAGCAGCCATCCGTTCCGCAATCTCCGGCTATCATCTGCCCCCATTGCGGCAAGCCTATCGAGCTGGAGATTAAGGCAAAGGAGGGGAAATGATATTCCTCTCCTTTAACACTTCTATTCTTTCTCCTTCAAAAAGCCTATACCTGCATGAACATTACCCAACTTATACCAAGACTGGGTTAAAGTCATAACATAACTACTGAAGGATTCTTCCCCAATATCAAGTGTGAAGTCTTCATCTACATCAGGCTCTCCATGTCTTACGTACCCCTTATTCGGGGTGTATAGCAATCTATGATATGAGCCGCTCTCACAAATATAAAGTCCGCTATTACGCCAATCTGAACTCCAAAATTCCGGTTTATTCACGTAACAAAGCATTACATCACCATCGTAAATAGGAATACTATGACTTCGTTCATCCTTTTCTCCAACAAACTTTTCGCTATCAACATTGTCAGACTGACGGATAACAGATACGATGGAGTAACCATTTCCAATAAAGTCCGCTATATCAACATATGTTCTTTGCTCTCTAAGGTCAAATTCTTGTTGGCTTCTTACGCCATCTTTCTCAAATATTACAAGTATTCTTGTATACTTATCACCAAAATTGACCATACTTAGAATCAAGCCGTTGTTCATGTAAGACGCATAAGCTTCTTTGGCTAGTGTTAACACACGCTCTAGATATTCCAATGGCTTGTATCTAACTAACCAAGACTGACCTTTATGCATCTTTTGCAAGTACGAATACATGTTCATCGCCTCGCATTCATCTATTCCATGCTTCTTGCAGACCAACTTGAACTTATCCGGATAAACACTAGTTACAAGTCTATCCAATTCGTCCATAGCTTGCATAGCCTTCAAATAATCATTCGCTTCCATTTTACTAATCTTTAAGTTTCTCAATTATATAGCCACGACCTGTATAGGTGCAAGACAAGCCGATATGCACTAGCTGATGTAAAAGCCACAATTCTTCAGTGAACGGCAATCTATCACACTTCACAAACTCATCTTCATCCTCAAAATCAGATGCCTTTTCCAATATTTCTTCCTTTGTCATTATCTTTAAATTTGTGCCCGAAAGCTGTTAATCCGCATCTTTTATTTTTTGTAATGTGTCAAGTATCACGTTTGCAATCTCAAACCTACCGACATTTGGATTCTGTGGGACACTATAACACAAAGCTTTTAAAAGCTCAAAACATTGATTCTCATATAATATCATACGCTTACTTCTTTTGATTAAAATACTTTTCCAACTCTCGAAGGATGAACATCCCTCCTATCTTGAAAGACTGTTCTATCACTACTCGATGTTCCTTAAATTCGTTTTGGCTTCTCGAAAACCGAAACGCTTCATTCTCTAGCATAAGCACAAACTTATTAAATTCTGCATCGGTCATTTGCTATCACCTCCTTTGATAATTAAGTCAAACAATTCATCTGCGTATATCCAACCATCCAAATAGTAAGCTTTAACTTCTAATTCCCACATTTCTTGATATGTGCCGCAATCAGTCTTGTACATCATATCGTATAGGTTGTAAAGATTTCTATAACCGCAGTCTCTTGAGTATGCAAGAATCCTTCCTCTGCCAATTTGAGGAACTTCGTTAGCATTATGAATCAAATCTTTGAATATCTCTTTCTCTGCCCAATCAATGCCATCCAAGAAATGCTTATCGGCATTTTTATCTCTTTGAACCATAAAGCCGTTTTTGCTAACCTTTCTGATTACACGATAGCTTTTTCTTGCGTAATCTCTGGCGGCTTGGATTTTTTTCTTTATGTCTATCATAACTATTACTATATTAAAAAGGTAAATATGGACGTTCAAGAAAACTAAGTAAAACAGCATGTTCTTTATATGCGAAAGAATCTGTTCTTCCCATTCTCTCAAAGCGTTGCATTTGCCTTTTACAATGCTCTATAAGTTCCTTCTTAAAAGCTTCGTCCATATCTTAAACCTCCATATTTTTAGTTGTACCTATTAACTTTGCAGTCTCCTCATTGTAAGGAAGACAATATCCAAACCAAGCGTCTCCTGTACATATATATCCGTTAGGTGCTTTATAACTAAAGAAATCTATAGACCATCTATCTGCTTCGCTACATCTTACTACAACCTTATCAAAAGGTTTAAGCTCGACTTTTTTCTTCAAATCAACAATCATTTTCTTCTCAGCATCCCAAGCCTTGTCTTTCTTTGAGAGAGCGTCAAAGAGCTGCTGCTTCTCTTCTTCTGTGGCATAGCGCATAGAATAGTCTTTTGGTTTTGTAAAATAAGAACCCTTTTCTATAATTAAAGAATTATTCTCAAGCATTGTTACATAGCGATAAATATGTTCATCATCTTGACCTTCGTATATAAGTATATAGTGATAATTGTTAGAACTTTCAATTACACATAGTATATCACCATCCTTGTACTCTGGCTGAGCCTTCTCAATATCCAAAGTTTCAAGGTTTAGTATGCCACCTAATTTTCTTTCAATCTCTCTGACATATCCATAGGCAATATTGTTATCTAACTTGACAAACTTAGCTGTTTCTGCATTTGATACGTCTTCGTAACCATCCCTACTATTAGAATAGCATCCGTTGAACTTTGTATAATCATCAGATGCCCATTCTTTGAAAATGCACTGAAATCCACAACTATTGATAAGCACATCGCCCTTCTTCCATGCGAATTTGCCCCAGTCACGCATATTCTTAGAAGGAAGGAGAATCCGTAAGCCTGCAAGCCAGCATTTTTCTGTACCTAGTTTTGAATAATCAAACAAAAGAGTACTGCCTACTTCATTAGTTGATGTACATTCTATATAAGTACCAACGTCTGTTGTGTTGACTTTATCTAACTCTACGTCTATATTGCGTAATAAGTCGTACAACTTAGTTCCTTGCGGCTTATCCTTTAGGATTTCCGCTACATTAATCTTATTTCCCATATCTGACTTTTTTATATTCATTTATTCTTCACTAAAATATTTCTTAACAAACACTCGTTCGGTGAGCCATTTTCCAAACCCCACTCTAAAGTAACGCTTTGATTTACCTTTCGCAAACCCATATTCATCACGAGGTGTATTTACACTTAGGTGTATCTTAGGAACATGGTTCACCGATACGTATGCAGTTATATATTCATCCGAGAATGCCAAATGCTGAACTTCACGGAACTTTACACTTTTAAAGAACATTTCCTTCATAAGCCTTAGTCCTTATAGATTGCATCAAGAATGCTTCTGAAATTCGGATTATCAATAACGGCTTGGGCATCTTCTTTGTTCTTGAAGTAAATAGCACCTTCGTTATAAACACTACTAGAAGTAATACCGTATTCGCTGGTTCGCATGATATTATGCTTGCATTCTTTAGAATTCCAATCCGGTTTCCAATCTCCATTATAACATTTAGCTATATCCATTAACTTATCCAATGCAACAATTTTCTCTACATTACTATTAGTAACATTAGCAACGACAGGACTAAGACCACGGTCTATTAAAGTAGATATAACATCCTCATAGCTGAAGGGTCTCTTCTTGAATGCTATAATGCCCGCTTTCAAGTCACTTTTTTCAATATCCACTTCCATTCCTTTAGGAATATCTATGATTAACTTATTATCTAGCATTTTCATTTTTCTTATGTTTCATTTCCAAAATATATTTTTTATTCACAACCAACTCGAAGAACTTATATTTAGCATGCATATAGTTGCGACCTAAATCAACTCCACCGACAAATTCTTCTCTATACCAAGAGATTGCCGTATATTTTACAATATCATGCTCTTCCGGATGATTCACACGACCATTCCACACATCTGTGCGAACCAAATCGCAATACCCATCAGGTAATTTGGCACGTATCATTCTTGTGTTCTCCGCATCAATATAGACGTTTTTGTATTCCAAATCTACGCCTAAAATTTCCTGATTAAGCTTTGCTACATCCATATCTCATTAATCTTAAAGCACTACGTTGAAGATCCCTCGGTTTTAACGGATTTTTCTTCAACATTTTATTCGCTTCGTTTCGTATCTTGCGGCTTTTCCACTTCTTTGTAAGACGCATAGCCTTTAACAAACGATGGTCTCCAGCTAGCTTTCCTGCATCCTTCTTGCCACAATAATAGCCTTGCCTATATGCCCAATATCTAGTCTTATAGACTTGCTTCATTATCTTCTTAGCTTGTCTTATTTTCATATCAACCTCACTTTCTATGAAAAAACGTTCCATGACACCAATCGCTGCTTTCAACATACTTATGTAGTTTAGTACATCTTCCTGCAAGCATACCATTGAAATGTTTACAACGACTGCATTCCTTTGAAGTTCTCAAAATTGAACGAAACAAACTAACGTTGGCACTCGGCATATTTACCTTATTCCATCTGATAGTTGCTTTCTGATAGAGATTCTTTAATCTAGGAATGAATCTACTCTCTTTCTTGAATGTATATTTTGAATCGAAGTAACGTGTGTCCGTTCCTTTCGCCATCATATTCAAGATTTTCTTAGCTTGTCTTATCTTCATATACTACTTGTTTTTATAAATTTCACATGTCCCCTCATAAATAGTGTTATTACTATAAATGTCATTATATTGCGAAATGGAAACCAATTCGTTTGCCTTCATTCCCTTAAGAATTTCATCGTACACACTTTCTATTGCTCTTCTCTTCAATTGCTCCATGCCAGATTTGTCACGGCAATAGTATTGCATTTCAAAATTCGACATTGTAACTCTTGAATGAAGCTTAACGACTTGTGGCTTTATGTATCTAACCTCTATCTTTGGCTTGATGCCTAGTTTGTCAGCTAGCCATTGTTTCCATTTCGGTTTTACATCTTCTCCATCCAAGCAAATAAGCAGGATGTAGATAAAACTCATACAAAGATATAAAATTCCTATATTCATACGCTACTTCTTTTTATCGAATTTGTTGCCGACAACTTTTGCGCAAGTTACATTGCCAAAATTATCTACACATTTGTTAAGAGGAATACCTATATATTGACCTTCCTTTTGTGCCAAGAATGTGCCGTTAGCAAAAATAACAAAGTGCTTAAAATGACCAAAATATACATCCCGAAGAATATCACCTTCCCAAATCTCCTTTCCCTCACTATCTTTCAACCCTGTGAACTGGCAGACGGTAGAAGGGTCAACCTGATAAGTGGGATTTCTGTTTAACTTGCTTTCTTTCTGACGATTCTCAATGATGTATGTATTACCATTCTCTTCGTAGAAATATCCGCAAACCCATCCTTTTCCGTCAAGACGTTTAGCCTTGAACTTAATATCTTTAATTTTCATAAGCTACTTATATAAAATAATTGTTACTCTTCTACTTTTATCAACCTTCAATATAGCTTCTTCTGCTTTATCTATCGAAGAAAACAAATAGTCTGGGCAAAGGTTATATGCGCCATAGTCCCAATAATGGATAAGTCCAAATAACAATGAATGTCTCTTATCTACACGATAAGCAAGGATTGGATTATCCTGAGAATCGTAATGTATGCCTTTAACAGCCTTGCTTTTACGATACATATCTACTATTCTATATGTTTCCATAACTATTCTTCTTTAAGTTCTATGTGATTCTATAAACTTTGTCAAATCGAGAGGAAACTTCTTTTTAAGTTCTCTTTCACGTTTACGTCTTTCCTTCCTTGTAGGTGGAGGAACGTATTCATCTAAGAATGCAAACGTTTTCTTGCAATTAGCATTTAATACAGGAATATATACATCCAATAATGCCTTTAATAATTCTTCCATATCAATCTTCTTTAAGTTCGACAGGCTCATCTTTCCAAGACAATTCTTTTCCGATGAGCTTCTTAATGCTTCCTTTAGGAAGGTAACAGCAACCGGTATTTGCGTACCTCTGCCCATATAAATATAAGACAGAGCAAATCCATAATGTATTACTTTCATTTCTGCAAGGTTTTTCTGCAAAAATATGTTCACAGCCACCTTTATCTACTGCTAACCATGACATAACTAATACTATATTTTTTTAATTAATAAATTACTTTTCTTATCAAATGATTTATAACCACTACGGAGATACCAATCTAGAACAAATCTATCAGATTCATCTTTATCAAATTCCAATCCGATTGTCTTCACCCCATTTAACTTAGCCTGTTGTTCTGCGAGTTGTAACAGGCGTTGTGCAACACCATTTCTTCTATAAACAACATCAACCCAAAGAGCGTATATTAGAGCATCAGCCTTGCCGAAAATATCACTAACATATAATGGAATGGATATTTGAACAGAGCCATGATTTTCTTCATCAGTTATTAAAATTCTGATTTCATCCTTCCATGTCTGTTTTTGTATCATAATCAATCCTCCAACTCTATGTTATTTTCTGCTGCGTAGCCATCTTGTGCTTCCTCACAATACTGACCTTCGCAAAGCCAACCTATGCCGATGTTATATTCTGAGATAATGTTCTTGTTACAATACTCACAGATAGCATCGCCATGTTTATTTTGTAATTCTTCTCTTGTCATAATCAATTATCATTATATTCTTCCCATCCATTCTCCCAAGAGCCACCTGAACGGATAGCCCAAAACTCTTGTTGAGGAAGGATAGTTCCTTCTTCATCAACTAACTCCTTTCCTTCATATCGAACAAACTCACCTTTTGAGAATGAGTTGTGCCTTATCGGCTTTCCTACGCTGATAGCGAAAGCCATTGCTTCTTGCTTTGTCATATTAGTCCTCCAACTCTTTAATTGCCATATTTATACTATCTTTAGCATGCAAGATGTTCTTCTTTGTATTTGACGTATTGAGCCAAAACAAAGCACTTTTAAGCTGACCTTTTATAAATTCTTTATCCATACTATTCCTTGTTAAAATAATATTTCTAAGAACCCTAGTTGCTTCAATCTCATATAAACCACCAAAGGATACTTTATAGGAATTTTTACTTAACTCTGAGATAAGAATAACTTTCTTACAAGTTAAAATTCTTATAATCATATAAATTTTCTTCATCAAACTTTAATCTCCAACTCTTTAAGTGCCAAGACTAACTCGTTTTGAATATAAATTGTAGTGCCTTCACTTAATTTTATTCTTTTTGAGCCAATCATCTTGGAAACATTATTAATGTGAACTATTGCTTTATCTTTGTTCATTTTCTAAATTTTTTAAAAGGGTCATAAAAACCCCACAGAAAAATTATTCCAACATACGAACAAAATAATAATACGATTGCTACAATGCCTCCTACGACATATAGTAGCCACATTGGTATTGTTATAGTCATAGCTTATCCTCCTTAGCTTTTTTAAGATAAAATTCTCTCCAATCTTCAAAAGTCCAATCTCTTGTATTATGAGTAAGATTGAAAACTTTCGTATCTTTCTCTAACTGGAATAATAGCCAAGCATAATCTTCATATCGCTGTCTTAGCAATCTCTTGCGACACAATCTTACATGCTTGTATAACTTATAATCAGCGGTTGCAGCATCAAAGATTATTTTACCTACTATTGCTAACAGATAAGCAGATATAACACCTAATGCAATCCAACCTAATATTGTAATTACTAAGTCCATATTCTCTTCTTTTTACCCTCTCCCTGTTGCCAAGGAGAGGGTGGTTAATTACTTACTCACAAATAATAGCGAGCTGACCACAAGCAGCTCCATTCTCAATTTCAGCCTTTGTTGCGATTGCTACTGCATAATCGTAGCCCATCTTTTCCAATTGATTCTTAATTGCATTCATACTTAGTAATCTCCTTTTCTTTAAATGATTTATAATATAATTGCTTAAAACCTAACTTTATCAAAACGTTAATGTAATCTCTATACTGTTTACTGATAAAGATTTCGTTGTTATTGCCAACAAATCTATACCATAAATTGTCAAGAAATACATTTGTCTTATAATGACCTTTATTGCAATCAATGATAACTAGCTTCCCACCTACCTTCAGATACTTCTTCAAGGTTATAAAAGTTCTCTGTAAATCTGGGATATGATGAACAACGTTTCTTAGATAAAATACATCTACTGATTTTTCTCTAAGACCGACAATCTCATCTTTCCCATCATACTGAAAATCCAATTGTGGAAAGGTTGTTATATCGCAAGTTTTATATCCAGCCTTTGGATTATAGCCACTTCCGAAATCAATGCACAATTTTGTCATCATCAATATGATTATTTCTTCTTACAAGCTCATTGTTCTTAACGGCCTTGCAATACTTTTCCCAATCACAGAAATTTCCAAGAGGAGTTATGATAATATCGCTTCTGTTGTACTTCCCATAATTGCCAAATACTCCAAATGTATGTCCATTCCACTTGTAATCATAGAATCCATATCCGTCATCACCAACCTTTACAGAACCATCTGGGAGTCTTATCTCACCATACCTTGCCTGTAAATCTTCGCATACAATGCTATAGAAACCATCTGATAGTATTGTTTTCAGTAGTTGTGGATTCAAACTTTCCTTGCACTTAGGAATGTTTATTCTTGTGTTTGGAATAATCTCCTTACACAGAAGTGCCATATCTCTACGTCTTTCGTACTGTTCGATAGAAGACACGCTGATAGCAACCTCAGTTAATCCGGCATCTTTCAATGCAACGATGATGTCCTCATTAAGCAGTATTCCATTTGTAACAAGACAGATACCATCAGATGTATAGTTGCTGACTATCTTTACAATCTTTACCAAATCTGGATTGAGCAAGCTTTCGCCTCCCATGATAGTTGCTCTTTTCAGAACACCAACCTTCTTCAAAGTTTCCTCCATCTTATCACAATCCAGTCGCAATGGTGACTTAAACTTTTGGTAGCAGAAGTAACAATTTCCGTTTACTCCTGTACTTTCGTTCATGTTGCAATTCAGATTTGTGATAATTCTATATCTGAAAATACCCTTTTTCATACTAAATTAATTCCTTCTACAACACCATTGCCGAGGTGATTTTTCTCTGATATGTTATTCACATTAATAGGAGACAACTTCACGAAGAAATGCTCCTTATCAAACCATTTTTTCAGCTTTTCTGCATCAAAATCGGAAGTGTCAACAAGTGTAAGATTGATTGTAGTCTTCAGATTGCTTTCTGTGCGAATCTGACCTAACTCTTGAATAGTCATCTTGTTCTTGTAAGGAATCAACCAATTACGCTTGTCATCATCAAATGAATGTAAGCTAATCTGTAACGTAATATTTCCCTTAATGAAAGAGAAATCGCTTCCCTTAATGCCAATCGTTGATACGTAATGATGAGTATTTGGGTATTTCTCAGTAATAATGCGGATAGCATCCTTGACTGCATCAATATTGAGGAATGGCTCGCCCATACGAGTATAGTTAATCTTAAACTCTTTTGCTTTGCTTGGGTCAGCACCTGCCTTGTTGATGGCAAATTCAACCTGTTCAACAATTTCTTCTGCCGTAAGATTGCGATAACGTTTCATGTTGCCTGTAGCACAGAACTTGCATCTTACTGGACACCCACTCATTGTAGATACTCCTATCATCCAACGTTCCGTGCGGTCGCCAAGCTCATTGTTGTCGAGCTTATTCTGATGTCTGCCTATTGCATCTTTGGTGTAATAAGGCAAGAATGTATCTGTCGTTTCAACAAGGAAACCATCTTCTAATTGAAGGCAATACACGACACCATTCTTAAATGTTTTCTTTCTTAATTCCTTCATATTCTCTTCTATTTATATCCCTTGCAGGATGGTTAGTTAATTATTTCGTAAATTCTATCATATATTGTGCAAGCACAGAGCCTACATAACATAAGGTCATAAGTATTGCTGCCACTGTCGCAATTACAATACTTACTGTTCTCAACTTTGGCGTTTCTGACCAAAATATTGCACTAACTATCAGAAAGATAGTTCCTAAAATCGTTAACAATACTACCATATTACTTATATTTATATCCCATAAGGGATAGTTATTTACTCTGGTGTCTTCGTTGTGTATTTATCAGATGATGTGTAGAAATATATAATCACCATCTGTAGAAGTATTCTTAATATCACAAGAAATATCTGCTTTATCAAATACAAGTACTTCACAATCTCCACCCGTGATGTCAATGTAAGATTTTAAATGCTCTATCAACTCACTTGCTTTCATATTACTATCTGTTAATATCCTTTCCTCAATCTTATACAATAATCAATAGCTTTGATTGCTAACCAAATAGCATGCTTCTGCTTATCGTCAATAAGATTTTTTCTAATCTCAAATAGCGTCTTCTTTGCTTCTGTTGCATTCATATTACTATTTATTTATGTCTGAAGGCGTTATAAACTTATTCAAAATAGTTTTCAGAATCTCCGTCACAACTTTCATGCTCACATACCTTCCGTTTCCAAATCTCACAATAAAGTAAATCTGTTTCAGTTGGTTTTGCATGCTTGCAATATTTACAAACTTGAAACATTGCATCCATACCTACACCTCCATTTTGTGATTAAGACCAAGACCGAAGAGAAGGTGCTGGAGTTGTGGAACAAACTTGGCTGGACAAAGAAACATCGAACAACATTCATTGATTATATATGCATTCTCATCCATGATTACAAGCTTTCGGTGTGGAAATTCCTTGAAATATATATCGTCCTTATGTTCCCATCCATTCTTCTCTAGAATGGATGGGGTAAGAGGAATAGGAACAAACTGACCTTTTTCTACAATAAATCCATCAATGCCATTAATCGCTCTTAATAACACTTTGTCTATTGTTTCATAGTCAACAAACTTACAAACAACACCATTTGGTGTAAAGTTGTTTGGCTCTGTTCTTGTCATCACAAAGTCATCTTCAATATATTTCTGTGCCATACGCTTTAATCTTTGCTATTAATAAGATCCTCATATTCACCTATCGTGATTTCCTTGAAATCGGAGTTACATTTCTCTGCTCGGATGCCATCATCGAAGAAGGCGAAAATGCGGTCTTTGTGACGGAGAAGCTGAGTGATGGAGATAGAACCACTTTGAGAATCCCCTATGCCCAACTCATTCAATATCTTGAAATGGTTGGTGATAGCCTTGTAGGATGCAAGTACGGCGGCGACAGCCTTGCCCTGCTTATATCGCTTGTTAGGCGCTACGGCTACATAATAGCCATCCTCTAGCATTTTGCTATCTACCTTTCTCCATACTTTTTTATCTAGCGTGGCGAAACGCTCGGATGGTATCCAGATGGCGGTTATTTCATATTCTCGCAGCAGACTGCGGTTAGGCTGATAACCTTGATACTTCTCAAACTCGAAGCCAACGGCTTCTTCTACTCGTTTCATGTATGATTGATGCTCTTCAAATTCAGCATCGAGAATACTCTTAATGTATTCATAAGCCTTACTTCCCTGTTTTGCTTCGTACAACATACGCTTTACTTTTTACGATGATTAAACTTCTTAATAGCATCTTTCTTTGAAGCTGCCATAATCTTAATACCTTTGATGGTGAACTCATGCTGCGCCTTTGGCTGGCACTTCTGCTTATCGGATGGAATGTTGCCATTTGGAACATTAAATCTGATACGTGGAACACCGAAAGGAAAATCATCACCCATTTGGTATTCCAATTCAGTTTGCATACCAATCATTGATAACAATCCATTCATACGCTTTACTTCATTAAACTAAGTTCTTTCTAGCCCAAGCTTCTGCCTTTGGCTTAGTTTTGAACTTTTTATCTACTTCATGCCAAACTCCATAAGGAGCGGTCTTATACTCGATGAAAAACAAACCTTTCTCAATTTTGACTATTCTATATTCAAAATACATACGCTTTACTCCTTAAAACATAATTCTAAAATCATAACCTTTCAAAGTAGGTCTCTTTTGGAGGACGAACTTTTCTAAATCTTCAAAATCTATCGGGAAGAGCGCACAATATTTATACTTTAACGTGCAGACAAATCTTCCGTTGAGCATAACATCAAAGATAAATGTTTTCATTGCTCATCTCCTTTCTTTGGCAGTAAATCATCAATATAGCACCACTTTGTGATGTTGTTTCTCTTTACATAATCTTTCCAATAAACAAGACAGTAAAGATAATCAGCATCGTACTTAATACATCCATCGTCTCCATCATACCATTCTGTAAGAATCCATTCTTCGTAGTTTGGAGCTTCTTTTGCAGGGTACCATTTAGTCATTGTTCACCTCCTTCCTTATCACAAAGCAATCTTCTTCAACTTTATTATGTAAGTAGTATAAAAGTTTTAACTTTGTGAGTTTTTCTAACTTTCTTACTACATATTTTATAGTATTAGGACTTATATAACCGTCAGTCCAACCTCTTTTCAAAAGCCATTTAGCACTCTCCTTGTAGAATAACTTCTTGCATTTTCGTTTATTCATTTTCAATCTCCTTCACATAAAGTTTCGTTAACCTCGTCATTGTATGTATGAGTAACCGGATTGTACTCGGAATGGGTCGCATCTACCCTACCTTTCCGGTTAGTGAAATAGATAGCATTTCCTTGGTCATAAAACCTGTACACTGTTATACTATCTACAACAAACAATTTCTCGACCTTGAATTTGTCAACAGAATCCGAGATTTGGACTCTTGTACCCTTACCTTTACAACCTACCAAAATGGCGGCAACGGCTATTATCATAATTACCTTTTTCATATCAACTTCTTTTCTTCTTGAAGAATACGTCATTCATCGTACCCTAATATACTAAAGAACTCATCCATTTTTGGATTTAGATTGTTTGCCATTAACATATATGCCGGAACGGAACGACCGATGTTGCACTCTAACTTCAATGCATGTATCATTACTGAAGCTTGATGGCTTGAAATCTTAACCCTATCCAATCTGGAAAGTATTTCGCTCTGCGAATCTGCATTACGAAACACTTTCTTGATAAGACTTTCTATGTACTTACGCTGCTTGTCCGTCATTGCTCTTATTGTGCTCAAGAGACTCAACCAAAGCCTTCAGACCATTGAAGGTAGCATCCACCAACTCCTTGCTATCGGAAGCATCAAAATACCAATTTCCAATAATCTTGCTATTATTTTCGGCAAACATCGTAATACTCGTATGAGTATTTGAAGACGACATCTGGATAGACTCCTTTGTTCTACCCATGAGGCTGGCAATCTTTGTCAACACCTCTACATAAACATTATTCTTTTCCACTTTCTTCTTACAGTTTTTGTGGTGTGTCTCACCTTTTTTAAATTAGTAACCTTGTTTCTTAATTACAATGCAAAGATACAAAGAATATCCGAAATATGCAAACTTTTTAATGTGTTTCTTTTGTTCTTTAATATATCATAACATATAACACCGATAATTTACTGACGTTAACACAAAAAAATCCCCACCACTACATTATTATATAGTGATGGGGCAAACCTTTAAAACAAAATAGCATTATGGATTTCTACGATTACTATCATATCAAATCATCCACATAAGCCCATTTATAGATGGCGTTTGATTTCGTGAACCTATTCCACCATTCCTCGCCTAAGAAATTCAGATGCTTGAAACGCTTACGAACCTTAGTCAGACCGACAATGCGTCTGTTGTACTCCGGCAATTCTTCAACCGAATGCCAAGCACCTTCCTTTTGATATTTCATTCCCAACTCCAAGGCTTGCTTGGCTATCTGCCTTGCACCTTGACTAAAGTCTATCTTATCAATCAACATTTCTAAGTCCATAATCAAATAACTTTTATGTTTACTTTGTCTTCAAAAAACGCTTCTAGCACTTCCTTGGCTTTTGTATCTGCTTCATCCAAGTCTTTGCATTTGACTACTTGAACACCATAACCTATAGGGTTACGCAATTCATAACTGCCTTCAGCCTTAACCAACCGGAGGAAAATATCTCCACCTTTAAAGCGGTACGAATATCCTTCTGTTGCCTCGTTCCATTGTCTAACTATGTTCCTCACCGCCATAATATCTTTGCACTTTTACCAATGTAGCACTAGCACCCTCAATGTAGGCTGCGATAATGACATTTCTATATAGCTCACTATTTTCCTTATCAATTCCTACCAAGCCTTCTGTTGATTTCAAAGGCTCAATTGTAAATTTATAAGCCTCCTCTACTATCCAGCTAGGAACTCCATTTGAAATCAAATTCTCACAATACTCATTCATAATTTAACCTTTTAAAATTAGTGGATGACAAGGGATTTAAACCCTTGTTGGTGTCAACACCTCCCCAGTGACCTGGTTTGATGACATACTCCCTCGCTACTTGCAAGGAATTGTTGGGTGACTAACGTGGCTGCACCCTTGCGATTGCTCGGACGGCTTACTACCACTACCCAATTCGGCAATGCCCTGCCGAAGTATATTCTCAGCTGCAAAGAGGTCTCTAGGATGAACTGCACCACAAATAGGACAAGTCCAAACCCTATCACTCAATGACAGCTTATCATTCTTATAACCACAAGTACAAAGGCGGCTCGAAGGGAAGAATCGGTCAATCTTATGAACCTGAACGCCATATTTTTTCGCAACGTGTTCCAACTTCACAACGAAATCGCCATGAGCCAAGTCAGACATCTTGCGTCCCCAATTACGCTTCATTCCCTCCAAGTTCAAATCCTCCAAGCAAATCAAGTCATAACGCTTGCACAACTCATGCGCCATCTTCCACTGGAAATCGGAACGCTTGTTCACGATGTTTTGATACAATCGCTCCAACTCCAGCTTCTTGCGCTTGCGGTTATTGCTGCCCTTCTTGCACTTCGAGAGGTTGCGAGACCTGCGTCTAAGCTCCAACAAGTCAGTTTTAAGGAACTGAGGATTATCAATCTCACGCCCATCGCTCAAAGTCATGTACTTCTTCAATCCAAAGTCGATGCCCACGGATGCACCATCATGTGACTTTCCGTAAGACTCGGCTTGCTTGTCTAAGCAAAGGACGATAAAGTACTCGCCCAACTTGTTTCGCTTGACCGACACCCTCTTGACCTTACCATCGTAGGGACGGCTCAGAGAGAACTTAAATGACTTCTTTATCTTGTTTATCACAAACTCGTTTCCACTAAGGGAATAGCCATTTTGTTGAAAGGCAAATGAACCAAATTCTATTGCTTTCTTAAATTTTGGTGGACGCTTCGCATCATGCTTGAAGAAACGCTTGTAAGATATATCCAATCTATCCAACACCTCCCTAACTGTTTGACAATTAAGCAATGTTGGTTTATAACACTTAGAGAAATGCTTATACATAGTAAATCTTGGAATGTACTTGTGATACAGCTTATAATATCTCTTCTGCAAGGCAAGAGCGTGATTCCAAACATAGCAAGCCTCACGGAGCATCTTATCCAAATGCTTCGTCTTCTTCGTCCGATATAGCTTGTACTTGTATGAAATCATATTCTTAAATTTTAACCAGTTTTTGAAAGGTGTGTCTCACCGAAATTCACTTGCAAAGATACGAAATTTCTTTCATATATGCAAGGAAATCGGCAAGAACTTTCACCTGTTTTATAATTAAAGTGCCAATGGTTGTCGGCAAATTTTAAGTGTTCACATCTTACGATGCGGTATTAACTATCTCCCTGCCCAAGGGAACAACCATTAGCGATAGGCTATTTGTAGTTATGAAACTTCAAAATAAAGCCGTGTGACTCCTAAGTTTACAATCCCGCCCCCACGCTGGGCATCACACGGCTTTGACACGTGGGTATTTGGTCGATTATGGAAATCCTACCTCGTCTTTCTTATATCATTCCGCTGCCATCCTGCCGCCCAGTCTACCGGAGCTGCATTACAGCAGTGAAAAGATGTATTCACATTATACAAAGCTGCTCTGAACTCATCCAATTCTTCTGCCGTGAACGGACAATCCTTGTGTACTCGCCTAGTCATAATTTCACTACATTATAACCAAGCCGACTTGCAAGATCAAGGAACACGTTAAAGTCTTCTTGTGCAAGTTCTGTTCCTGACACCACTCCATTCTCCATAGTGAAGTAACGCTTTGTATTGTAAAGCGTATCCTCCAAGCAATAAGTTCCTTTCATTTCTTCATTCTAATCAATAGTAAACAACCTTTCAATAGGTCTCTTTGTAATATTCGGGTTAAGGGAATTGGTTACTTCCTTTTCCCAAACACATCTGAACTCTTGGGGCATCTGGTATTCGCTGATAAATACCTTATGACCTCTCCTAGCCATTTCCATGCACCATATATAGAATCTTTCGTAATCGAAATTCTTTGATACATCATACTTTTTTGTAGCTTTGTAAGGCAAATCGCAATACACTATACTCCTATCCGGTATCACAAGTTCATCATAACTGCCGCTATAGAACTCAACACCTTTGAGAAGAGGCACATCACGCATTGTGTTTTCTATCTGCTCCCTTATGTAATCTCTTGCCTTTCCGTTCTTGCCGACAACATTATGTCCGCTATAGCCACCATCAAAGAATCGGCCATTAAAGCTCGCCATAAAGTCAATTAGTCCGACACCTGCTTCTGTGAAGAAATTATTCTTTCCGTGATAGCAGTCTCTTGCAAAGTTATACAACGTCTTACTAATATGGTTGAAGACAAACCCATCATTCAGAAGATACTTCCACATTTCGATAAGATACCTATTCTTATCGTTGGCAATCCTGCGATACGTATCCGGAACGTTCTCAATAACGCTACAACCACCACAGAAAGCATCTACAAACGTATCATGTTCCTTGTCCAGCATAATCGGCAATATTTCATGCACGATTCTAGCCTTACTACCCATGTACTTCATCCTATCAACTTCTTAATCATTTTAACACCTCGCTTACCAAACTTTCGCTCGACAACAGCATTATAGCTCACTCCATCAATGGAACACTCATCCGGATAGCACTCTTCAAGCCAATCTGTGAACTTCAGTAGATTGAAGACTAACTCTTTTCTCGCTAAAAGAAACCGCATATCAATGAATTTTCCAAAGCTTATTCCGAAGATTTTCTGAAATTCATTACCTATAGGCAAGAACTCACTTGGTTCGATTTTCATTAGCTTGCTTTCTTAGATGTCACACTCTCCAAAGGATAGTCACTCTTCATAAAGTCACTAATTCCGATATAAGTTTTCTGCAAATCCTTCTCATCGTCTTTCAAGTCTTCTGTCGCATTTACAGCGGCTGCATTCAAAGTCTGTTCGTTGAAGACACCGTTTCTCACCTTATCGAAATAAGAAAGAATCTCTTTAGTCATCAAATGGTCAGCAAGTCTCTTGAAATCCTTATTCATCACCAATGCCATGAAGTCATAAGAATTTTCAAAGGCCAAGATAGGAGCAAAATCCTTGAACGCTTGCATTAAGTTAACATGCAAATCTTCATACAGCTTACGGATGATATTCTCGTAAGTTCCCAAACAAAGGTTGGTCAGATTGTACAGGATGATTGCATTCGCATAAACTCCCGATTTTTCACCAATCCCTAAGTTCTGTAACCTCACCGCAAGCTTATCTCGCAACTTGTACAAGTCTTCACTAATCTTGTCATAGAACGTCATTGCGAATTCGTTATTGAAATCTGCATTAGGAACATAAGCGTCATAATACTTAATCGCCTTGCGAAGGTTCTTCTTGCAGTCCACCCACTTCTTCTTCACTTCAAACCTAACGCATTTCTTCTTCAGAATACTCTTTTCGATTTTCTGCATGAAGCACTCTGCCAACACCATTTCAACATAGACATATTGCTGAAGATAACCTCTAGTAACAATCATAACCTTGTTTACTTCGGTTTCGGTCATTCCATGCGGCACACTGACAATTATCTTCTTGCCACCTACGTTCAACAAGACTCTTCTGAAACAATTAACACTAGGCATGATGTTTTCTATTAGAATATTCAACAACCTTGTTATAGCACTCTGTCCTTACCAAATCCTCGACCTTATTCAATACAATAACCTCATGGGTATCATTCATATTGACTTGTGGACAGCAAATCTGATAAAAATACTTTGTCCTGATGGTAAAACCAAGCAACTTGATTTGTTCCTTGAATACCCGACCAGACACCACCTTATCAAGTTTTTTCTTGCCTTCGAAGAGATTCAAACTCTCCTCTCTACGATATACAATATCGGTATTAACCGAAAAAATCTTTCCGATCATAACTATTCCTCCAAATTTCTAAGCGTTTCAAGACTCTCATCATTATCAACATCATAGCCGATATAATATTCGTTGCCTATTCTAGCACCAACATATACCTCTTCTGCATCCAAGATATAACGGGACATCTGTTCACGCACCTTTATCTGTTCTTCATTCAATCCAAGTACATCAAAGCACTCTTCCTGCAATGACTTATATGGTTTCGTTCCCATATATGAAACATAAGCCAGCTTTCCGTCCTGATGCAATGGCTCCCACTTCTCCCACCAATGGTTACGGTACTCCAAGATACCTCTTTCTACTCCATCGGCACAAACATATTTAACTATTCGTATTTTCATTATCAACCTTTTTTAAAACAACTTTAACTGTCTTTCCTTGGCACTTGAACACACGAGACTTAATCTTGTATGTAAGATTGTTAATCACGACTTTATCACCTACACAAGGCATAAAATGGAAATCGTAATTTTTCCAAATGATACTGCCTTCATACTCGAATTCAACCATTTTTTATGCTTTCTAATGCTTTTTATATTTATCTAACATTACTGAATTAATCTCAGACCAAAAAGTTACAATTACGTCTTTTGAATCAACATTATGTTTCTGTGCTATAAAATTTCCAGCACTGACGAAATCAAAATAGCCATCAATCGTCTCTTGTGTACCTGTACATGTACGTGTTATGCCATTCTTGACATACTTAGCCACAAAATAATAGCATCTCTTCATCGCAACAACTCCCTAATAAATTCGTTACGCATCGGCTCAACGATGCTTGTATACAAACTCTGCTTATCTTCCGGAATATCATCCGGTGTAATAGAGAACATCAACAAATAAGACATCGGAATCTCCAATACCTTGCATATTGCATCAATCTTACTCTTACGTGGAAACGTTCTTCCGGTCTCCATAAACAACATATTTGTCTCACTACAACCGATAGCCTTACCAAGTTGTCGTTGGGTCAAGCCCTTGCTTACCCTCATTGTCTTAATCGCCTTTCCTAAATCCATTTAACCTCCTATTTTAAATTTTCAAATCTATTCTTAATTGCAATCATGGCATCATTGACACCATCCTTATATCCAACAGAATACAAGGAACAATCCTCTTCGCTCGGTTTTCCGGTTTTTGATTTCAAAAACTCTTCTATCTCACGGAAACCATACTCCAAGAATCTGAGAAACATAGCGTTCTTCGTGATAGCTGGTCGTAGAACATCTTTAACCCAATCCCAGCCATCACCATAACCCAAAGTGAAATTAGAATTATTACAATATCTCACTTTCGGCTCATCCAACCATTGTTTTATTATTTCCTTTTTTGTCATCATTCCCAGTTTTTATGGTGTGTCTCACCTTTTCAAATTAATAACCTTTATTTCTTAATTGCAATGCAAAGATACAAAGAATATTCGAAACATGCAAGCGTTTTAATGTGTTTCTTTATATTATTAATGTATTTTAATTGTTTAATATAGTTTCTACCATTTATTTTAAACTTTTTACATTTTTCTCTTTCTCAAATACTCATGCGGCCAATTACCTTTATCCTTAATTTTATCTTACTATGTTCTTTAACGTGTGCCTAACGCTTTGTAATTTTTGCATCTTGCAGCGATTTCTGTCACTCGCTTCCCTTGTACTTTCGTAGTGCTACCTTTCTTGCATTTCAAAATATTTCCTATACTTGTATTTTGTATTACCAAGAAATGGACGCAACAAAAACAACTTCTAAAATTCTTATCCATTTGACATTTCCTTTTTAAGTTTCTTTCTTTGAGCCAAGAACATAACAATCTCCTCGAAATCATCGCAATTCAAGAGCATTTGTCCAACCTGCCATTCCGCTGCTTTCTGATTGGCATCCTCCATACCCTTTGCTAAGAATGTGATTTTCTTGTCTTGGCTTCGATTCTCTACAGTAACTTCAAGTGTACCATATTCAAGTTCGGTAGTCTTCATACTGAGACCTTCATCAAATATCCTCAACAAATGATTAAAAAGATTACTTCTTTCCATTTTTCAACCTTTCATTTTCTTGTTTCAACAAGTCCTCAAATTCCTTGCGCTTTGCTCGCATAATCTCGAACCATTTACTTGGTGTTATAGGACACCCCATAAGCCAATGGTCGAAGTTTGGAACAGGCAAATTGAACTCTCTAGCTTCAATAGTATAATCGTACCACTTCAACAACTCTTCTTCGGGAGCTTCCTTTTCAATATCTGTTACAATAGTAGCCATATCGAAAGTCAAATCGCCACAATTAGCTATTCCTCCAACTTGGTCACCTATCCAAAATGTCTCCGGATTATCTAATCCGTAAAATTCATGCTTCTCACAGAATGCCTTCAAGTAAGCATTGCAAGCATTCTCGTAATCATTCTTTAATTTCTCCTTATCCATATCACATATCCTTAAAAAGTTTATTAATCTCGCTCTTCTACACCTTTGGATGGGAGCACATCACAACTTGCGTACTTGGGTCATGTCTTACCTGCCATTCACAAGTATTACACCCCAAATCACCAACTTTATTAATTGCATTGGTGTATCTGCCTTTCTCACCATAGGGGCAATCGGTAACAAAATCCTTTCGTCCCCAGATGTACTCATCTATCTTGTATGAGATAGCATTTGCTTTCTCCTTTTTCTCGTTAATATTTAAAAACATCATATCGTCAATATTTAAAATAAGCATAGCTGACCATCATCAGCGACCTTAACATTACTCTCAGAAAACCAAAGTTCCTTGAATATCCTCTCCATGCAAGCTACGACAATCGAATTTCCAGCAGCCTTTTGAAGACTTGACTTCGACACTCCACTTTCAAGCATCTTGTCTATGTATTCTTCGTCAACGTTCATTAAGCGGAAGAGTTCTCTCGGAGTCAAACGCCTAATGCGCAACCTTGTCTCTCCAAGCACAACCAAGGAGTCCTTGCTCGCAGATGTAATGGTATTGGCTATGTTCTTTCCAAGTTCGACCTTTGAACTATGCTTTTCGCCTTTTATCCACTTCCCCTCAGAACGAGTTCTTATAGCTGCACTCATAGGTTCTTTCCATTCATTCGATACAAATTTCTCTTTACATAGCAAGTCATCACTAAAAAAGTACTTCTCATCCACATTTTCCTCCAAGACATCAACCAAGTGTTTCTCTAGTTTTGTCTTTCTCGGAAAATGATAATCTATCTTATCACCATCGTTTCGTATAGAGAGCATAAATACACGCTTTCTGTTCTGAGGAACACCGCAGTCGGCTGCATTTACCACCTTAGCGAAGTTGATATATCCATATGATTCTAACTCCTTGCGCCACTTGTTAAAGAACCCTATGAACTTTGTTTGAACCAAAGCCTCTACATTCTCCATCAAGAGGTATTTCGGCCTCTTGGTAATAATGGCGTTTCTTGTGAACCAAAGGATAGAGGAACGTGTATTGCTTCCCTCCTCTATTCCTTTCTGCTTTCCGGCTTGCGAAACAGACTGGCAAGGTGTTGAATATGTCAGCAAGTCAAAATCGGCTACCTTGCTCCAATCTATCTTGGTCATGTCACCAAAGTTCTTGCCGGATAGACTAGGAAAGCAAGCATTATGCAAAGCTATTGCATTTGGCTCTATCTCAGACCATCCGATGCACTCGTAATCGAAATCAGAATATTTCTTCTTCAACCGCTCCAAAGCCATCAGTTGAGAGTCATATCCGGCACAAAGTTCAAACGTCCGTATCTTCATTAAATATCATGGGTTTTACAAAAATCCTCTACAAAGCCATCACCCCAATCATCCTCATGCCATATCTTTGCAACTTCAAGCTGTCCCATTTCCTTTATAGCCAAAAGAACTTGCTTTATATCGTTTTCGTACTTAGGCAATGAATTCTCCATAATCGGGAATACATCCTTTATCTCTTCAAAAGACAACACAACGTCAAACGAACCACCTTCACTTGGCGTTACTTCAAACAACTCTTCAGAAAGATTCTTTGAGGATTTCAACCACTTCAAGAATTGCTTTCTACTACGATACTCACAATATAAATTGCTAAACTTTACGTATAGCTTATCAAAACTTAACTCTTTCATAATAAATCAAATTTATCTTTAATTATCTGTTTCAAACACCGTCTGCTTGCCTCGTCTCATAGCACGATACTTCTCAGGAGCCATTGGTAAGCCATTCTCTTTTAATGCTTTCTCATATGCACCAAAAGCCAAGCAATCCGCTTGCTCGTTCAAATCATCGCCATTATGTCCCTTTACCCAAGTCAAAATAACAAGCTTATCCTTTGCACACTTACGATACAACTTGATTAAATCTGTGTTCTTTATATCTGCGCCTATTTCCCAATCTGTATATCGGAACATCTTTAATGCGTACTTGGAATCACTTCGAACCTCTATGACAGAACCTTTCGGGCAATAATTAACGGCTGATATTATCGCTAACATCTCCATTCTATTATTGGTAGTATGCAAGCAATGGTGTGTCTTGACCTTTTCAAGTTCACCTGTAGATGTATTCACAACAATATACGCAGAACCACCTGCCTTATGGGTGGAATAGTTATCGCAGCTGCCATCTGTATAGCAAATATAGTTTGGAAGAAGCCTTTTTCTTTCCACAACAGTTTCTTCTTTCTTAGGTTGAACCTTTCCATACTTTGCATTCTTGCCTGTTCGCAAAACGGAGTTGTAAGCACCTGCCAATGTTCGCCAATCATCACAATAGTTTCCATCTTTCTGTCTCCATTCGTTTTTCCATAACAAGTCCCACAAATCTTCGATAAAGCCCTTTTCTATCCAATTTTTCTTTATACAGAAACCCGAAAAGACTCGGGAAGATGGTATCTTCGCATACAAATCCTTTGCCATTTCGTCAATAGCATAATCTTTTTTGTTTGCGGTACACCAATTGGGAATAACAATTATCACCTCCCTCTTGCCAAGCAGACGTTTAAATCTAGATATATTGCCAAAGTAGCGATTAGACTCTTCCGCAAAGTCAGCATTCTTCACTAAATTCGCAAAAGTTTTGTTTGAAACACGAATCGTAAACAAGTCTATATCCTTACAAGTTTCCAATATTCTATTAACCAAGTCAAACATAGCCTCTATTTTGTCGGCTTGTTGCTCGTTGACCAGGAAGTTGTCACGAATGAATTTGTCACCATCATACAATCGACTATAAGCCAACACTCGATTTGCACCTTTCACACGATATGAACTCAGATAAACATCATAAGCTCTAACTTGATGTTCTGATTCCAAGTACTTTTCTTCTATCTTCTTCATAATCTCGTATATATAATAATAACACGTAATATATCAAGGAACACGTTAGCCTCTTAAAGACTCCTATACTTATTCCAACTAACTACTAATATGAAAATGTCCAAAATAGAACTTACCCACCATAGAAGTCATCAGGTAGATTTCCTATTGTGCCATTTTCCTTTATTTGCATTCGATGTCCCTTCAATTTATAACCATAGATTCTGTGCTTGATAGCAATAGAAGTCTCTCGGTCTCCAAAAGAGTAAGAGCAAGGTATAATTAAATAGTGCAGGTTACCTACGTTAAACGTAAAGTTCCTACGACCAAACCTTTGCAATGTTCGTTCCATCTCTCCCTCGTTTCTATCATCTGCCATGTGCATTTCCGCATACGTGGACTTAATCTTACCTTCGCAGATAAGATTCTTCTTGATTCGGCATATAGAGCCATGACCCATATTCACAACCTTTGCAAACGAGTTAGTAGTTAGTTGATGCCAAGCACAATCATTGTTGCCAACGTTAAAACAGTCTTGACGAGCACCACTAATAACCGATGTGTACAAAATATTGTTGACTATAGAATATAACTCCTTTAGCTTATAGTCCTTATTAATAGGAATACGACAAACGTAAGCCCCTTGAAAGCGACCGCCCTTTTTATTGGGCTTCTTTTCTTTATCACGGAACGTATTCACGATAAATCGCCCGTTACCAAGTTCTGTAAAGAGTCCATCCTCCTTGACATCCTTTAGCAATTTTCTTGCCTTTGGATAGCCTACACCGAGTTTTTTCTTTACATCCTTGATGGTTAAGTTAAATATTACAGAATTTCTGCGTTGCATCTTACACCAAATGGCAAAGCAAAGAGTCTCCTTGTGCGCTTTCACTTCTTGCGATGACGCACCATAGGTATACTTCTTTACCAAGTCCATACGTATGTGTAAATAATGCTTTCCCATAAATTCCTTATTTGTTTACCTTATCTGTGTTTCGCCTACTCCAACAATTATTGCCCATTGCTAACCTAGAGCAATCTAAGAATGTTTCGACTCAAAACAAGGATTCTAAAAAGAAATCCTTACCCTTCATTCGTCTGACACCGAAATCTAGGTAAGGATTATCGTGGTATGGCTTTCGCCACGGAAAATCTTATTGATTCTTGTAAGCGTGTCAGCACCAACAAAGCACGCTGCAAAGATACTAATTTATTTTCAAACTGCAAGAGCTTTAATGTATTATTCTACTCTAATTGCGCATTTTTAACACATAACACAATTTTAGTTACGTATACAAAACTACAAATACATTAAGCCGCTTGCAATTTTAACATTTTACACTCTAAGGCATTTTCAAGACAAAAAAAAGAGCAACCACCATCACTGGCAGCTGCTCCATAAGTTGTTACCTTAAACCAATCTAAAACCTTAATAACTAAAAACCAACCTAATAAAATAACTGTTTCTTATATTTTACCGTGAGAAAGAAAATCATTGTAACCAGCATCAAGGAAACGACCCAAAAGGAAATCATACCGAATTTCCAATAGAACAAATCCCATCCCTCCAAGTCTTTCTCAATATATTCCTTTTTGGTCTGGGCAATACTCAATTCTCTGTTTAGGCTATCCCTCTGAGCCTTATATATACTCGCTCGCTCTGCTATCTCCTTATAATGAATAAGGCTATCACGAACCTTGGATAGTTCCTTGCTGTCCCTGTATCTAATCTCTATATGAGTAGAATCCTTACCTAGCACCTTACCACTCTCATCTACCCTTGTCTTGACATCATCCTTGATGTATGTGGAATCCTTAACCTGTTTTTCGGTCTGCTCCCAATGATAAGATAGCAAGTTGTCCCGAATAAGCTTGACCCTTTCGTTGATAATTGAGTCCCAATGGGCGTAAGTAGTAGTGTCTCGCACCACCTTTTCCACTTCTACATATCTTGTTGTCCGGCATCCGTACATCATCAGCATGATGAAGAAACCTACCAATATGGTAACGAGCCAACGCCACCAGTCAAATCTAAGCTCCATATCAACCTCCTTTTTGAGTGCAAAGGTACAAATAAAACCAAAAGGAACGATTTCTTCGCCCACTCTTTCTTTTTCAAAATTTCAAAAGTGAAGAAAAAACCACCACCCAATTAAGAATGATGGTCTTACTAATGCCTTAGTTGAGCCTGTGTCTCGTAAGATTACCAAGTGATTATCTTTCCGGTATTACATACGAGCTTTCCATATTGTATATTTCCAACCCTGCGAAGCCATCCATGCAGGTTCACACTTTGCTTTGGGTCATTGTTCACAATCGCATTGAGAAAGGCAATTCGTGACACCTTCAGCTTATCGAACAACGCCCATTGACCTTGTTTGTATGAATTGATAGCAGCTAAGGTCATATTGCCCATGATGCCATCAGCTTTTGTTCCTACGATAGTTTGAATCTTTTGTACGGCTCTGCTTACTCCACTATTATAAGCAAAGTCAACCAAGAGATTAGCCACAGACTGGTTGTTGATTTGGTCAGCCTTGCAAGCATCCCAATAATATTTCTTGAATATGTGATGCCATTGTTCATCAGTTATCTTCTTCAAGTCCGATGCAGTCTTACTAGCACCATAAACTTTACGGAACGTCTCTAGAGTCACGCCTTTCATCGTTGCGCCTCCCCTATCACTCTTTTTGTTAGAATATCCACCCTCGAATGAGAGGATGAATGGTTGTAAAATACTTGAGTCTGCCATAGTCTATTTGTCGTTTATGTTTTGATGTTCGCCACGTTCCCCTATCGTCTTGGTAATGCCAGCCGTGACGAACAAACTAGCTACACTACCAACAAATGCACTTAACCCCATCAAATCGGTCTTGATCGTCCCATAAGTTACCACTTCCCACACTAAGATAAAGCAGACAACCAGGAGCATCAAGAGACCTATCAGAGTAACGGACACTAAGAAGAATGCCTTGCTTGAATGTCCGCTATTAACTTGTATGAGTAATTTCAGATACTTAACCATATTTTAATCCTCCCTGTCACGATATATCTCATTTTCTTCCTTTTCAACCAACGTTTCTAAGGATTCTCGCTTTCTTGGTGGGGTTCTAAGTTGGCATCCATCCTTGATGCATCTGTTCCATTGTGCCTCATGCAAGGCAAGCTTCAAATCGTTCTTCTCATCCCTAAGATTGCGTATGGTAATACGATACTGATTGATTTCCTCATACAATTCATCTATTTTACTGTTAAGATTAACGACCGACTCGTTGGAACGTTCATAGAGAGCCTTCCACTCATCGGCATATGATGAAATAGTCTTATTCTCTTCCTGTGATGCGAGTGCCGCCTCCTTTCGTTTTCTACTATTATAGTACAGCAACGTGGAGATAACTCCCGATGCGCAAAGAAGATTAATTCCCGTCTGTATTAATTGAATAGTTTCCGCTGTCATTTCCTTATGTTTTTTGTTGCAAAGATAGCTATTTATATATAATAATGTGAAAATAGCCGAGTCAGAAAACTACACAATTAATTTTTGTGCAAATAATTAAATTTTTCCTTAAACTAAGTTATAACACATTAAAATATTTGCTCTGCCAATAAAATCTCATTATCTTTGCAAAAAACAGGTGAGACACACCACAAAAACTGAATAAAAATGAAAGTTATAGAACAAGACACAATAAACTTTATTAAGGCGCACATAAATGAACGACCAAGATACAAGTTGGCACAAAGAATGGGTGTCAGCGTGAAATTCTTGTATAAGATTCTACATGATTGCAATTGTAAAATCGAACATAAAAGACCTGTTCCGCAACCCGACAAGAAACGTGATGAACAAATCACGAAACTATATCCTGACCATTCGGTCAGAGAGATTGCAGTAATTGTAGGCTGCCATCCGTCTACGGTAGGCAAGGCAGCTAAAAGGCTAAAGCTTACTCATTCTGAAGAAACTATCGAAAGACTTAAAAAGAATAGTTTGGCTAACTTAAAAAAAGCATATGATAAAGCAACTATTGGCAAAAGGGTGAAAAGCTGGCAAAGAACTATGCAGATGGAGAAATTCCGAGTTATATCCTGTATTCCGCAGCAGACGAAATTCAAATTTTCAGAAATGCCGATAAAATCATATCATGCCAAGTACCATCTTATAAATAAGTATGGGTATTTTGCGTTTGAAGGTGAACCATACATCTTAGGTTATGACCGGAATACTCGCAGAATGGATGAAGAATTCTACAAGAACAAATACGGATTTTCTTTTGAGGAGGACGAAGAATGCCAAGAAGATTAACACAAGAACAGATGGACTATATCAAAGTCCACATCAATGACTACCCACGAAAGGAAGTAGCCAAGGCTGCTGGTGTAACCTTACATACATTATACAAGTATATCACTATTTTAGGTGGTACGAAAATAGACAATAAATTGAATAATGAGACTATCCGCAAAATCTCCGACATGTACCAAACGATGACAGCGAGAGAAATCTCAGAAGTAACGAATATTCCTCAGTCTACAATATTAGGACAAGTCAGTAAGCTTGGCTTGAAACACGATGTAGAAACGATAAATAGGATTCGTAAAGAGCGTAACAGGTCTTTGAGAAGCTATTGGAATAAAGAAAAGTATGCTAGTAAAGGAAGAAAGCTGCATATGCAATATAAAATGGATGAACTTAGAGTGTTGTCGGGTAAGACTCAAGAAACTAGGTTAAGAATAAGAAAGCTCTCCCCAAAGGCTTTGAATGCAAAGATGTATTTGCGAAAGTCTTATAACTATTTCTACTCTAAGGGTGAGCCGTTTATTCTCTGCTATGACTCCGAGACAAAAAGACACCCTAAAGAGGAATACTATACTGAAAAATTTGGTTTCAAGTTTGTGCGTGCTTAATTTCCGTTTGCATTTTTCGTTTTCTGCAAACGGAATTTGCAAACAAGCCTTTGATTTCCATGCATCCGGAAGTATGACATTACCTCCTATCACCTTAACTACTTGATTATTAGTGATTAAAAGAAAGTTTGATAGAGTTATTTTATCTTATCCTTATTATTCGTAACTTTGCAGCCGTAACGTTACATAGAGTTAGTTTAATTAAGGTTTAACACAAAAAGATTATTCTTATGGAGACATCAAAAACTTATGTTTTTAATCCAGAGGGTTCAGGTAACAATGGAGGAATGATGAGCTTGATAGCTCCTTTGCTCCAACAGAGAGGCGTTGACCCAAACGTTCTTCTTGCGATGAAGGGTAATAACGGATTCGGCAATGGCGATGGTTCTTGGTTCATTTGGCTGCTCTTTATCCTTTGCTTCTGTGGTTGGGGCGGTAATGGTTTCGGCTTTGGTGGCCGTGGCAATGGCGCAGGTCTTGCCAATGAAATCAACAATGACTATGGTCGTTCCTTGCTTATGGATGCTATCGGTGGCAATCGTAATGCACTCAGTAATCTCGCTACTCAGCTCAATTGTACTGAAGGACAGATTCAACAAGCAATCTCTGCCTTGACAACCCAAGTCCAGAACGTGGGCAACCAAGTAGGTATGAGCGGAATGCAAACCATCAACGCTCTTCAGCAAGGTAACATGCAGATTGCATCACAACTCGCTGACTGCTGCTGCCGTGTAAATAACAATATTACGGCTATGGACGGAAACGTCAAGTTGGCTATGTGTCAGCAGACTGGCACTTTGCAGAATGCCATCAACAATGTAGCCGTAAGTCAGGAACGAGGTTTTTCTAATGTTGCTTTCGAAACTAAAGGTCAGACATGCGACATTTTGAATGCTATTAAAGATAGTACTCAGACCGTAGTTAATGGCCAACGCCAAGCAGAACTCAGAGATATGCAGGACAAGATAGACCATCTTCGTGAAGAGAATGGAACTTATAAGTCTTCTGCCATGACTTCGCAGATTGTAGGTCAAGCTATGGCACCTGTCAACGCTATGTTGGCTGGCTTGCAAAAAGAGGTAGATGGTATCAAGTGTAAGCTTCCATCAACTGTTACAACCAGCTACAGTCCATTTACTGCTGTTCCAAATTGCGTTGCTTGGCAAACAGGCTTATATGGTCTGAATGGTGTCAACAATGCAAGCTTTTGGGGTTAATTAGGAAAGGAGGCTGCTATGTTATGGATGAGACCTTTTGCATGGGTTAATCGTAACGGCTCGGCAGCTATCGCATCTACAGGCGTGGTGGTGAACACCGAAAATGTCGTTTTCTCGTTCAGAAACCACGCCTTCGTGAATGCTAACTATAGGGGAACTATCTTTGTGAACCTATATCAAGCTATTCCGACTGGTACGACAAATACGCTGCCAATCCTTTTCGAGACCAATGGCGTAACCCAAGCTGTAACTAAGTTCAACGGCAATCCTTTGACGGTAGCCGACATTGCAGGAACTGGAGTTTATCAGTTTTGGTTCGAGCGAGATACTAACACCCTTCAGCTAATGACGGGTATTGTTTAACAATTAACATTACAAAGCTATGTTTCAAGGACTTCGACCTAACAGCATATTCTATGTGCTTGACAAGGGTGAAAACCCAAGTCTTAAAATCGGACAGGTTGTATCGGTCAGTAACCCACAACCTAAGTTCCCAACATATACTCCTGGGCAATTCAACCCACAACCAATGGAGACTACCGTTGATGTTGTCGTAAAATTGCCTAATGAACAAATGGAGTTCAAACAACTCCCATCCAATATGCAAATTGCAAATTCGGAAAACCTCGTGGTTTCTGAAAGCCGTGAAGCTATGGATGCGGAAGTTGAGGCTATGTATCGGCATTCTAAGGAGATTGTGGAAAGCGAGCCATACCACAAAAAGGTTATGGAAGAGTGCGCAAAGATGCGTGCCGTATTGAATCCACAAATAGCCAAAGACAGACAACAGGAAGAAGACATCAATAACCTCAAAAGCGAGGTTAGCGGAATGAAGGGAACTTTGACCGATATTAAGTCTATGTTGTCAGTGGCTTTGGAAAAAGTTAATACAAAAAAGTAAATCATTATGGGATACATGATAGAAATTACCGAAAACAAGGTAAATGAAATGTCAGAACTTGTAGAGAAGATGCTTAAGTATGGTGGTAAACTCATGCACTGCATTGATGAAATGGGGGATGACAAGTATGGACGAATGGGTCACAGAAACCCAATGCCGGATTACCGAGACAATTGGGATGACGATGATGACCGCTATGGTGAAAGACATGGTGGTCGCAGAGGTGGCGGTTATCGCTATTAGTATTACACTTTGAGGTGGGGAGAAATCTCCACCTCCTTTAAAAGCTTTTATTATGGGAAGATACAAAATACCACTTGACGCATACGATATGAAGCCTGAAGGGATGATTGCATACCTTCGCTACAATGGCTGGCACTTCAATAAAAAGATGTGCGATTGGGCTATTACCTTAATGCGCAAGACAAACGCAACGACTGGTAAGCTCGAAAAAGTTGAACCGACAGAAAAAGATACAGTCGAGGAACTTCTTAAAGTCAATAACGTAAAGTTGGAGAATGCCGACAATTACGATTTCGTCTATGTCGCAAACATGGCTAGAGCCGATTTCTTTAAGTCCTCTTTAAAGGACGAAGCTGCTTTGGCTCAATTCATTAAGGATATGGTGGATGACCCAGACCAAGCGGACGGATTTATTTTCAATAGATTTTATGCCGATTGCAACCATAATGGTATCGGCATTCCATGGGATGATGTATTATGATTAAACAAGAAATTTACTTGGAGAAATACGATTGGAATGTGATTGTATGTCATGTAGCTAATCAAGAAGATGTTGACGAAGCTATGGACTTACTAAGTTCCATTGATTGTAAGGGGCAACCATTATTGGATGCATACGACCACATTTCAACCGATTCTTCAAACAAAGGATTGACATACACAAATGTTTCAAAGAAAACAAGTGTTGTGCTCATTTGCAAATCTACTTCTGAAGGTGAGTATATAAATAGTCTCACACATGAAATGTTTCATGTAGTAGCACATATATGCAACCATCTGGGAATAGATATGCAAGGCGAAGAACCATGCTATCTTATGGGATGGCTCTGTCAGTCGATATTATAGAAGATTTCCTTATAAGTTTAACTTGGTGGGCAGACCTTGGATTTTTCCATCTGCCCTCCTATAAAATTACAAGAATATGAGTTGTTCGAAAATCAAAAATTACCTTTATGAACGTTTTAATGAGGATTTTAACGTTCTATCTGAGAATGAAAATCGAGTTATCATTACATTTGATGATAATGACTTGTCGGTACTCGTAAACAAGATGGAGAATAAATTATTCATTCTCGTTCCGCTAACTAATATGCATTCGTTTGAACATCATCCGGATTGGATCTTGGTAGATGGCGAACGCATCAATAGTAACCTATTTTGGAAGGAATGCGGCAACCAAGTGATAGAATATCAAGGTGATGCCCCTATAGCTATCAAGCAAGACACCATAGAGAGAATTGTTAATGATTTCATTAAAAACAGATAACGTTTTAAAATTTGCATTAATTTATTTGCAAAGCCATCTTTTTTGTCGTATCTTTGCATTGTAATAAAAATGGTGAGACACACCGAAACAACTGTGTTTTACAAACTTAATTTTCGTAGATAAAGATATTAATATATCAATATAGAAAAAAAGCAAAATTATGACAGAAAAAGGATATTTAATCAAGAAAAAAGTATTATTCATTGATTTAGACGACACGATTATTACAACTATATCAGGAAACACCTTTCCTACAGATGTAACAGATTTCAAAATCCGTAAAGAGGTTTTGGATAAGATTGTAGATGCATTCCCTACTCTTTACTATGTTGAAATAGTCTCAAACCAAGGAGGCATCCCTCAATTTGTTGACGAACAGGATTTTATCGGCAAGATTAAGGCTATTGAAAGCTTTATGCAAAAATATCTTCGCAATCATACCGGACGAAATATCTTCGTCAACTCTATGTATTGCCCATCGCATGCAGAGATAGAAATGAGAAAGCCAAATACAGGAATGCTTGAGTCGTATTCTTCTTGGAAGAAAAGTGAGCTGATAATGATAGGTGATGCTAGCGGAAAAGAAGGTGACTTCTCGGACTCCGACAAACAATGTGCGGAGAATTTCGGTATTGAGTACATAGATATAGAAGACTTTTTGAAAATGTAAAAACAAAAAAAAGGAAGTCAGAGTGACTGTTGCAATTTTTGCAACAGTCACTCACGCAAACTGAAACAAAAAAGAGAGGTAACCACTTACCTCTCTTACTCAACTTGTAAGGAATACTTACATGTTCAACTATTATTTTCTCTTACTCTTAATGAAGTGCAGTATATCCCACTTCTTAAAATATCGGGTGTGCCCTCGCTTTTTGCATTCTCCGTTCGGAATGTCACCTCTAGCAACCATTCTATTCAATGTTGCATCAGAAACGTGAAGCTTCTCCTTGACCTCCTCGGTGCTCAACATAGGGTTGAGAGCATACGGCAGATAGTTCTCACAAAGGTCTTCTATCTCATCGCTGCTCATTCCGCAAGCAGTTACCTTCTCCCCTCTCTTCTCTTGCTCGTCTGCTCGAAAGCAAGAGTCAGACAACGATTTTAATAACACTCCCAAGGTGTGATAACCAAATAACTTTCCCATATCATTATAATCTAGAGATTAAACTTTGACAGCCCTTGCCTGAGTAATACTTATCGGCAAAACCATATACATAAAATATAATGGTCATTACAAGTATTACAACATTAGATTCCACCATTTCGTTGGTGGTAAAAACATTCCAGTATACAATATGGATAGCATTTATCCCAAATAGGTAGATTATCATCGGAATACGCCATCTGTAGCAGAGCCAAAAGAATCTGCTAGCAAGTATAAGCACAAGCGGATGGATGTAAACTGAGAAATAGATAAATGCTGCCGATACCCAATTCTCCTTAAACCATACGCACATTTCTTTTTCATGAGACGCAAATGTTACCATGCATGCAATATGAAAAAGCATGATAAACAGAGGCATCACTTCACAATAATACTTAAACCAAGTGAGTAGCTTTACGCTGTAGCCTCTACCTGCAAGGATAATGACGTTTATCATTTCGCTAACGTCCATGTCCTTAAACATTACTCTTGACAACTGTACAACACCGACTGATTGAACTAACCGATGGACTTCATCTTCTTCCTCTTTAGTCATAAATTCTTCTCCTTTTGTTTTTTTTGTTTATTATTTATTCTTAGTTCCTCATTCTTAATAATAAGGAAAGTGCTGCAAAAATAAACAATACTGCACAAAAATATTTATTTTGAGCAAAAATTTAAAGTTAAACTTTGCTAAAGTAACAATCTGAAAGTAGACGGCTGCAAAAATAGCGTTAGAACGGTTTCCTTACCAAATTCTAACGCTATCAGTGTTTATCCTATCACAACCTCAAGGCTCTCCATATCAGCGAACTTCAAGCCGCAATCCTTAGCAGCCTTGAAAATCTCTTTCTCTTCAACTTCCTCGATGGCTACCTCTACCTCCTTGTCGGCAAGTTCCTTGAAATACTTCTCTGTCTTCTGCTTCTGATTGAAGAAGTACTCATTGACCTCAGCGAACTTGGCTGAATCGTCCTTGGTGTATTCGTAGCCCTCATTGGCGTGCTTCTGCTCCAACTGCTGGCACTCCTGAAGCTTGAGCTGCATCTCCTCAAACTTATCGTCCTTCAAGCTCTCCTGTGCTTCCTCCACATCCTTGTCGTAGGTATCGGCTACGTGGCGCAGAGCCTTCATATTCTTCCAAACTCGCATAGCGGCATCATCACTCATTGATGATGTCTTCAATGCCTTCAATGTTCTGTAGGCTGCAACAGCCTCGATTGTCTTAATCTTTTTCATAATTGTTTCTTTATTTTTATGTTATACAATATTCTTCGCCAGATTGCCATAGCAGAATACCTTTCCTGTTAACAGTGCAAAGTTAAGAAAATAATTCCGAATAGCAATGCAGGAGGAGCAAAATTTACGAATTTAAAATTAACTTCCCCATGTTGGATAATCACTAGGTCGCAACGTGTCTGCTTTCTCGGTGAGAACGTAAACCACAAATACATTTCTAGCACATTTATTATATTAAGAACATCTACGTTTTAATACATAATATAACTACCTCCTGGAGGAACTTGTTTCCATCCACCATCTATATTAATTTCAAAAGATAATTGACACATTTGTCCATAATACCCTCCTTCATAAACATTATCAAATCTTATATATACTTCAATATAATCTGTTCTATCACCTTCGGGAATAGTTACAGAGCCTGTATCTTGACCAGAGCTATTAGATACATAACCTCTTCCGTATGTTGTCTTATTATTACCATACTTACAAACACTTCTAAATGTACCATCACTAACTGTAAATGTAGCATCAGGAAGTTTATATATTTTAGCTTTACAAATACAAGTAGCACCAACTAATTCTCTCAACGATGAGAAATCAACAAAACCACTAGAACCACTTTTAATACTTTCCATATTAATTTGTCTAGGATAATATTTAAAACTAATAGCACCCGGAGGAGATATAAAAATTATTTTTGTATTATCATATAAAGTTGCATTACGAGTATATGCTAAAAAAGGTACAATAGTAACATCTTTATCATTACCTACATCAAAAGTTATTTCTCTACTTGCATATATAAAATCTGTTGGTTTTTCGCAATTACCAACATAATAATTTTTATAAATCTTATCAGTATTATTATATGGTGAATCATAACAAATTTGAATCCAAAAAGACCAAGCTAAATACAAATCGGTAATTATATCTTCCATAGTAACATTTGTATTATCATCCACATTTGTATTCTTATATAGAACACAATTAAATTTAGGAGTTGAAGAATAATAAACTTCAACATTAAATAATGTAGGAATAGAAGATTGGAACATATTACTTATTGCTTTGCTATTATAGTTTCTAAAATCACCTAATCTATAAGGAGAATTAGCACCACCTTTTGGAAAATGTTTTCCTGAAGCATATACAGTATGCGAATTAGTACTTGCATCTTTATCAATACCTCTAACTCCATATACATTATCGATATAAAGTTCTTTACATGCTTCAATAGCAAAACCTTCTCCACCATAATTATAACGTAAGTTCTTATAAGTATCCATAGGTATATTCATACCACAACGAACAACACAAATATATTTATTATATGAAGATGTTACTATTTCATCAGAGTCTTCTCTAATAGGATATTCTTTAAATTCACCTTTACAACTAATAGGTTTATACTTACTCCATATATTTATATTTTCACTCTTACAAAGAGTAGCAAGGTCATTGCTACTCTCTCCAAGAGCTTGTTTAACATCATCAATGCTAACAGGAGCACTAATAATTCCACTATCACTATTGTAAGACATAATCTTTATTTTTTTTATATTCAACTTCAGTTCCTTATTCTGTTACAATTTCTTTAGTAACAACTCGCTCTACTGTTACATTGAACACTTTCGCAAGTCATAACATAAATCGTTCCATACGCTTAATCTTTAGAACTTAAAACACTAGGCAAGGCAGCTCTATAAGAGCCACCCTGCGTTAATACTCACGATACTTACTCTGCTGCCTCGCTTGCCATATTAGCGGCGATAGCGGAATTAACCTCCTTAATCAATGCTGATACCTCACTGAGCTTGCTCTGCGGAACACCGCTGATGTTGTAGGTCAGCTCGCTGCCGTTGGAGCTGGCGTTCGCATTGCCGAGATAATTACCATTTGGATCACCATAGATACTCATATTGATGCTCTCAATGTTGCCACCCGTCTTGTCAACATTGTAGGTGATTTCTACTCGATAGCCGCCCTTGGTATAAGTGGCAGTTGTCTGTTCACTCTTCTTGTTAATCTTTAAATTCTCCATTTTCTAATCTAATTTAATGAATTAATATTCTTGTTATCTAATCTCTTCTTGTTGCAGTCTTTCTTATCTCCACTCAATCGCTGAACCTCTGATTCGAGGAAGACCACCCGAGCCTTCAACCTGCTGACCTCATCGCCCACCTGCTCGATAGCACCAAATGCCGTTGCAATCAGCTTCGGAGACCAGTAGTTTATCTTGTAGTAGCCCTTCTCGTCCGTCTCCACGATGTCCTTTAAGTGAGGGTTGCACAAGACGTGTTGGGCAATCCAACCGATAGACCTTGTATTGTCCTTCTTCCAAGCAAAGCCATAAGTGCCACCCATCGCCTTGATGATACCCAAGTAGTCCAGCTTCCGCAAATCCTGCTTCAAGCGGATGTCAGAAGATTGATAAGCTGTAACTCCACCTTTAGCAAGACAATTACCACCGATAGTAGTATTACCACCGATAGTAGTAGTACCAGCAACATTAATGTTACTAAAATGAGCATTACCGCTTTGATATATATACCAATAATTAGAACCATTATGACTACATATATCTTGAACTTTCACCCAATTACTATTATTAGCATTACCTAAATATAAATCACCACCACTACCTCCAATTCTAGCTCCACTATCAGGAGTTATGGTTGTAATACCTGGAAATTTAAGTGTACCATTACTTCTTTTATTAGAATAATAATTAAATACAGTTCCATCGGCTATACCTAAATATATAGCATTAGCAACAGTATCATATTTAAGACCAGCCCAATCACTATACTCCCAGTCGACTGCTCCAAAACGAATAGCAGCACCAGTATTAAATACTACTTGGTCTTTTATAGCTGATATACGAGCATTAGCATTTACATTATTATTTAATATTATAGCTCCGTTTTCAGAATCACTATTGTTTATATATATAGTTCCATTAACATTACCAGTACCATCAAAACTTTGACCCCAAATAGTTCTTGCTGTTGCAAGTTTGGTTGCAGAAGCTACATTATCAGAAATTAACGCTAATGTACCATTATGCGATGGCAAATAAACTGAATTTCCATAATTACCAGTAGTTTGTAATCTAGTAGAAAAATCATGTTTACCGCTATTATCATTATGAAAGTCAATATATTTACCTACTTCCATTACTCCATCGTTTTCTATACTAGGTATATGTCCATAGGGTGCAACATTACCGCCATTAACTTGATAACCATCAACAGTATCAGCATTGCCAGCACTACTAGCATAATTAACACTAATATTTGAAATACTTTTGGTAGTTCCACCAACTGTTATACTAATTCCCTTATCAGAATTAGATAGAGCAGTAAGAAGTCCATTAGCATGATAACCGTCTAATTTATCAGCATTACCTCCATTTGCAGGAAGAGTAGTAGGTATTTGACTAGTTAAAGCTAAAGTACCTGTAGCTCTAGGAACAGTTATATCGTGTGCTATAGTTTCTGCACTAGAATTTGTATTATACCATCTAAAATGAATTTGCTCATTTGAAGCATCATCACCTACCGCTATTTCTAAAGTTCCACTATTAGCAGAAGTTTCTAAATGTCTAATCCATCCACTATCATTATTTGAATTACCATTATATGGGTCAGCAAATGCTATACCGTTAGAATAAAGAATTGTTCCACGGCATGAAGTATTATATGCTAATCCGCTAGGCATACCTGCTACAAGAGTAAGTCTATTATTATTACCTCCAGCAGTACCGACACCTTGAATCCAAATACGCTTGTTATTCATAACAAGTTGTTTATCAAGGTTTATGTTTGTATTATCAAACCATAGTTTAGCAACTTTAGTTTCGTCACTATTATATATTGCTATACCACTTACATTGACATTATTGGCAGATTTAATACAAAACGTACCACCAATATTGTGGTCTCCAATATAAGCGTCATCTCCTACTAAATACCAAGTATTATTAGCAAATTTAGGATAACGACTATCACTAAGTCTACTATCATTAATAGTAACATAATTTGCTAAACTTTGATGAGAAGTAAGATAAGTTCCTAAATCTACAGCAGTTCCACCAGTAGCTGCAATAGTTTTAGTAACACCGTTAATCTTAACACTATGTGTATGACTAGTTGCCGACTTACCACTAAGAAGTGAATCTACACTACTTTTGGTATAATAGTTAGCAAGACTTTGGTGAGAAGTTAAAAATGTAGCACCTTTAGTAAATGTAATACCCTTTCCGCTTTTAGATACAGACGTGATAGCATTACCGCTTCCACTTGTTGTTATTGCATTTACATAACCATCGAGCGATTGGTGTGCGGTAAGGTAATTTCCCTTTGGCTGATACAAGCTGGCAGCGTCAGTCCTAGTAAGGTAGCTCGCAAGGCTCTGATGCGAAGTCAAAAACGTTGTTCCCTTTGTCACGATGATAGTCGTTCCGCTCTTACTGATGGCTGTCACTGCGTTTCCACTACCGCTAACGCTAACGTTCATAGCCGAGCCTCCTTCTAGGCTAGAGATACGAGAATCAAGAGCCTTGATGGAGTAGGCAGAAGCTATCTCAGACAGCGATTCTGATGTAAGCTTCAAGGCACTTGAATAACTCTTCACACTGCCGTTTAAGCCGCCACCACCGCCCGTGGTAGATGCTCCTGCTCCGTATGCCGTGATACCGCCTGTGGCATAGAGATTACCATCAATCTTGATAGCCTTGTTTGTGGAATCATACGTGAGCTTAATGCCATGGAAGGAGATTGCGCCCTCGAAGGTAGCATCGCCCGATACACCAAGTTTAGAGAATGGTGCGTTTGGCTTCAAAGACACAAGGTCGGCAACGCTCGTTCCTGCACTTCCTGCCTTCCAAGTCGGCTCGAAGAAGATGAGGTATGCGCCAAGATTCTTTTCGCTGATGATAAACGATGTCGGGTCTGCGTGAACCTTTCCGCTCACATCCCACCAGATAGCACCATTGGCAAGATAGCCAGAGCCATCGAAGCGGATGAGGGAGGTTGCAGGGGTAAGATTTCCGCTATTATAGTCCTTATCCACCATCTGACCGCCCCACCATGTTGCGATACTCTTCTTTCCTCTATTTGGGTCTATTGCTCCGTTGATACCGCTCTGAACGTTTCCGTCTCCGTCTCTCAGCGCAAGGAGCGTTGTCATTACAAGACCACCGTCAATATCTGTAGTCTGACCGAGCGCATCCTTGAGATACTTGTAACCTGCGAGGTCTGTGATATTCTGCTTCAAGTCACCATATATCTTCCTAGTGATATATGCGTTTGCCAAACCCAGCTTGTCATAGAAGGCAGAATATGCGCTTTGGAAGTTGGTGAACTTCGTTCCCACGGCTGAGACGATAGCAGCCTTGCCGTCGGTATCAGTCTCATTGTATCTTTTAGATATATCTGAAAGAAACTTGATGAGTTCCGTTTTGGCACTCGTGAGGGTAGCAAAAGCGGTGTTGAGGTCAGTGAGTTCCTTGGTGTCCTTCAGTACCTCTGCATCCTTCACCTCATTATACGACTTCTGTGCAGCCGCAAAATCATCCTCAAGTCGCTTAGAATCCTGCGCCATTGCCGCAATCTCGGAAGGCTCTAGGTAGCCATCGGTAACATAATTATCGAATTCCTTCTTATTATCAGTGACCGTCTTTCCGAGGTTCTTAATGTCCGTCTGTGCGGTCAGTGCCGCCTTCTGAGCATCTTCTGCTGCCTTTTTGGCTGCGTTGGCAACGGTATCATCGGTGTATTTAGATGCTTTAATCCAATCACCGATGGCGAACTGAGAACCTGCTGCCTTGTTGGTCTGACAGCGCAATACCTCATTCTTGTAGGTAGTGCCGTCAGAAGGATAAGTGGCATTAACCCATATATCGCCAACCTGATAAGGTGTCGTAGGCTGAACGCTAAACACCTTCATTTTCCCGTTTGCGGTCTCCTGTGCCATTCTTGCATCGGAAAGGGCTTTGGCGATGTCGGTATCTGTAATGATAGTCCACTTATAGGTGTTGCTATCCTTGGCAAAGCGGTATGCCTTGCCCGTCTTGTTGTCGTAGTAAAGGTCGCCAAGATGGATTTCTTTATCCTTATCGGTCTTCCAACTGATGGCTGGGGCATTCTCCAAGGTAGGCACACCATCATAGAACCACGTTTCGATAGCACCATCCACCTGATTCTGCAATTCGGCAATCTTATTGAAATACTGAGACAATTCCTTGCCATCCACAGTGGATTTAGCGGAAATCTTACCCTTAACAGACAATTGCTTAGTGCTGCTATCATATCTGATATAAGAGCTGCCCTCATAGCCATTCTCCTTTGTAGGTCTATCACCTACATACATATCACCATAGACGTTGAAGAATGCCTTATTATTCTGCTTATTCACACCATATTCCACGTACTCCCTATTGGCAAAGGAATAGCTGTTGATGCCGTGATAGAGGCTGATGGATGGCGAATAGGTATCTACCGCCGAGAAGATAAGGCAGTTCTGACGTTCTACATCGGTTCTATTACCGCACTGATTGAGCACATCACCTTTAGCAGGTACGTCGCTTGCCGTAGCGCAATCGGTATCAGAGAGGTCGATATAATGATATTTCTTTCCTTCCAGCTCTACAGGGTCTTCATCACGACCGATTACCAATCGCCAATAGAAGTGATTGCCATCCTTGTGATAAGTGCCCTTTCGGACGTTGAATGATTCCGAGCGCACTTGGTCGCCAATAGCGAAATCATTATCCACGGCATCGCCTTCCTGCTCTGCTAAGAAATAGCAACGATAAGCCTTCTGTGACACATTATTATATGTCACAGTAACCTCTTCTACCTTATGAGCCACCACGCCACCAGCAGGAGAGATTATCTCCTTACCGCCAATGGTGGATGTTTTATTGATGACCAGCTCCTCGAAGATAGCCTTCATTCTTACCTCCAAGTAATCTGTGATGAGGTGCGAACGACCTTCTGCATCGGGAGTCCACGAGCCTCCGTTCTCATTGTTGGAGTTACCGACATGCAACCCACTAAAGAACTTCTGCACCTTTTCCCAAGTGATTGTGCCCTTTACGGTGTCGTCCTTTGTCTTGTTTAATCTTTGTTCATCAACAGCTTTTGCTGAAAATACATTATAATCCGTAGGAGTTATGCTATCATAACTCTTAATGATGTAAATCGACCTTCCGCTTCCGCCATTACCATTAAGATAACTCTGTCCATTATAGACAAGTTCCTCTATCTTTGACTCCATTGCATTGAGGCGGGAATACGAAGGCTTTTCTCCAACATAATACTTCGCACCATCAAAAGGAATATCAAGGCTGAATTCATATCCAATAACTCTTGAAGACCTATAACTGTCATCATAACCTTTATTGTAAAGGTTAACCCTGTCTCCTACCCCATGCAAGTTGCCACGACCTTGATTGAATGAATAATTAGCCTCAGCGGTACATGTATATGTCGTAGGGTCTATTATTGACTTCTTCAAATTCTTAATAGAATCCGTCAGCAACTCATTGGAAGCAGCAGATACCAAAGCATCGCCCAATTTGGTAGAATCCCAATTATAGAGAACAAAAGTATCTCCGTCCTTTGGATGCAAAGTTGTGTCCGGCAAAAAACGACCATAATCCTCATTAGCAACAATCTCAAATACCTGCGACTTAGGATTTATCTGTTCTTTTCCATCTTTCAATATCGGATTACCATCATCGTCCTTAAGTATTTCAGAAACTCCATCTGGATTAAACTCACATTCGAAGTCCATACCATTAAGAGAACCGCTTTGGAATACTATATGTAAGTTCTTGCCACTAAGAATATACGCCTTTCGGAAAGCCATATCACCTGTTTTTTCGCCATCATCATTGACAATAGTAAGCGAATTTACACGATAGAAAGTCCGTTTGATGTAATCACCCTCTTCGGGTGTACTTTCATCCTCTACATCTTTTTCGTATGATGTCACATTAGACGTTTTGATAAGATTTCTTGGATAAATATCATCATTTGTTGTTACTCCCTCTACGTACTGGTCTTCATGGAGTCCACCGACTTGTATATATCCGTTTTTCAGCTCAAAGCCATTCTCTGCTAACAATTGCTTGTTTTTGTCAGAGCATTCTGCTGAAGTAGGAAGCATAAGACGTTTTTCTACGACACCATCTTTTGTTATGTCCGCATCGGCATCATTCTTATATCCACTAGGCAAGTTCCTTGCAGCTCCAAAAGCATATACCCTGTTTGCATAAGTGGACTGGCTTTGTGAACTTGACATAGAAACGATGTTGTCGTTTAGTCTGAAATCAACAATCGCATTTGTATTCTCGCAAGTACCAAAATGTAGAATATTGCCTTCAAACCACCATTCACATTCAAACGTCTGAGCAATATTTGCAATAGCATCCAACACACTTGTGTTTGAGTAGGTTATAAGCTTTGCAGCATTTGCATCTACGCTCGCATCAATAACATAAGTATAGTCCGTTCCTTCGCCTTCAAATTTAGGGTCGTAAAGATAAGACTTGTCTAACTTCGCATAATAAGCTAGACTTTTCATAATCACCTCTACATGGGTACTTATTTTTGAAGTAAGAGAGAAAGTCGCTTCTTGTGAACCTGTATTCGGGCGATACTTCAATATTTTGTTCTTGAACTTACGATAATATGCATCAAATTGGATTTCATAGGAATATCCAATAGTATCATTATCTTTGGCCTTAGTTAAATCTATTAGCTCAAATCGTCCATATGGTGTATCTATAAAATCACCAAGCAAGAAATATGTAGGCTTATAAAGCTTAAAGGAAAGCTTACAATAGTGAGACTGCATTAATTCATAGTGAACCAATGCATCCTGTGTTACGGGAACAGAACATCTTACATGTATGTTTCCGTCATTATCGTAATACTTTATATCAATATTCTTGTAAGTTTTCATAACTGTTCTATATCTTCAAATTCTTTCAACGTGAACATATCAATATCCGCATCAGTCAAGGCTCCCCTGTTCGTTGGATTATATTCTATGAACTTCAAACTCTTCTTGCCTATAACCCCTCCTTTTCCTCTTGAATAGGTAGGAGACTTCCTCGCACAAAACAAACGATAGACATCATCCTTTGATCGAGGAACTTGTATCGTAACAAAACCATTATCCATAAGTGCATCAAAGGCTTTTACCCTATTATTGTAATCGTTATGGTCTTTACCGACTATAACGAACTCCAAGGTAATGCTTCTTTCTGCCTTTTTGGGACGGATAGGAACAACCCTAGTTCCGTGCTCAGTCCTTACTTCATTGGTTATATAACTTTTATTGTCTGCGTCAGCTTCCAACGCATCCAAAAAGCCATACCCCATCTTGACCCGATAGGTATTCCAAGCATCTTTTCCGTTTATGATAAGTTCATTCGTGTTCATGCCAACAAAGTTAAAAACAAAATGAGGAATAATATTATATTATTATCACAATGCTTTCACTTAAAATTTAAGTGCAAAAAGGGCGCAAATCCTAAAAGGAAATGCGCCCAAAAACAATAAGCATTTAAAATTATGAAGTTGTGTTTTCGTTTCCCTTTACCTTTGCAGCTAACGCTACTTTATCTTCTGCATCCTTGCGTATCTTTTCAATTTCTTCAGCAGGAGCGTCAGTTAAAGCCAGCATTTGTACAGCAGTCTCTAAAGAAAGTACGCCTTGATTATATAGTTCCGCTATTACTTTCCACTTATCCTTTTTGTCATCCTCGAAAGGTTCGGCAAAATCGAATTCGACCTCCAACTTATCCAACTTGCTTCTCATCTCAGGATATAGTTCCTTCATTACGGCTATAATCACATGCGATAATCTACCGACAAGTTCTTCATAGATTTCCATTCGGTTCGCTCGCTTGATGTAGCCCAATACCAACGCTCGTTTTATGCCGACACTAGTAAGCGTGCTCATAGCTTTCATCAGTTCCGGTGACATATCCGGTGTAAACGTATCAAACAAGATAGACTGAGCCAAGTCTTCTTTCTCTGCCTTGCGGATTTCGGAATTTTGAGGCGGGTTGATATATTCAAACCTAGAGTTCTTGCCTGTAAGTTGTATGAGTTTACCTGGCTTGTTCCGCTTAGGGATTGATTGTATCACGTCAGCAGTAGCAGCGGCAATAGGGTCAGCAAAGTAGTTGTTAGCATCTCCAATCTTGGAATCAAGCATTTCTTCACGTTCCATTCTCGGTTCTGCTCCTTCCCATGCCTTTGGCTGACGAAAATAAATGCCATTAATTTTTCCTGTCGGATTAGGATACTTATACACTTTCCACCCAAAGCCACCACGTTCACAATGATAGTTAAAAACGGATGTCAATATATCCCAACATTCGATAGTCTTTGATTCTCGCTTTAAGGAATAGCCTACAGCAAAAGCAAGCATGTTTCCGTACTGGTCAAACAACTCTCTCATCTTATGTCCCTTTGAGCGAGCTGCAACATACACATCAACATGCATTTTTCCGTTTTTTTGCGAGAAATTAAAAACAAAACCGCTTTCGGTTTCTGCTCCGGCAAGTCGTTTACATTGACGTAGCTTGGTATTGAAGTATATATCCTTCAAGTATTTTTTATATAGTTCAAAGGCTTCATCGTCACCTTCAGTCTTCTTCCACATAACCGGATTGCCTAACAAGAAGAACAATTCTACCTCATTGATGTATCTTTGTCTTGTTCTTGCCAACTTCTCCGTCCTGTATGGCTTTTCTCCCTTTACCCATTTATCTTCACGGCTCATCACCTTATGGGTTTGTGGATTATATTCCGAAATGGCATTATCCACATCGAAATCATGTTGTTCCATCATGTTTACGACAGAATCAACATCGTTATCGTCCAAACGTTCGAAGATGCTTCTCTCCACACCCAATGCGTTGAGCGTGAGGTTTCGAAAATATGTCTTTATCTGAATAATTGAATCTACAAACATCCTTATAACTTTTTGAAGCAAAGGTAATAATAAACATGGTTTCTACATACTTTAATTTACGTATGCCTTTCACTTAGTTTTTAAGTGAATAAAAAAGACTATTTACTAAAGAATTTATCTTTATTTAGTAAACAATCTTTTTTATTTACACTTAACTTTTATCTACTCTTATAGAATACTTACACTAACAATCTAATAATTAAACACTTGTATTTTTATTACAAAAGTAATTATATTTGTCATTTAGTACACTCCTAAGTCTGATTTAGAAGCTTTTCTTGGCTTCATCACTTTACCGAGCAATACGGCAAGAATATAATACCTAGCAGCATCTATCAAATGGTTATCATGGTCTTCGGGAACATTGATATAATTGCCATCCTTGTCCTTTGCCCACACATATTTGCGGAACTCGCTCTGCAAATGGACTGATTGCCTAGTCGCAAAGATTTCGAATGCCTGCATCTTGTCAATACCAGCCAATATAGAACCAGCACCCTTTTGTGCTCCATATATAACTATTCCACCAAGAGCTACCTCATCTATAAGTCTAGGGTCAGCACTATCCGCATACACAAACAAGCCTTCGTCCGCATAAGGGCGCAAGAATCTTATGATGTCGCTAGATAACATTTCCGTTCTATAGCAAAGTTCCTCTATGTATAGGCGATTGTCTACGATACCGCACTTTACAATTGCCGTATAATCTTTTGAATATCCCCAGTCTACACCGATGGCTACTTTCCTTGCATTGCTAGGGAACTTATCAACGATGCCTACATGCTTGAATATTGCGCCCTCTGATACATCCGACCATCTACCAATCATTATATGCGCATATTTCTCCGGCTCATTCTCCTTCATCTCTAACACCTCGTTAAGGAACTCCGGTGAAAGATGCTTTATATTATCAAGATAGGTCGTATGTATATGAAGTACTCTAGGGTCTGTACTGATCTGAACGGGAACGCCATCAAAATACACCTCTTTATGAGTCTTTTCGATGAAACGCTTATATACCCAATGATTTGAATCACAAGGGTTCATAATGATTATTACTCGGTTGTGCAAGCCTTTCTGACGGATTGAAAGCATGATACGCTCAAAATCCTCCTCACTCGTCCATTCCTCAGCCTCATCAACGACAAACGTAGTCACACCATGAATAGACTTTAACTTCGCAGTCTGATTACCGCTAGCCGTATGAATACCACGGAACATGATTTCAGCTCCCGTCATTTTGTTGACTATATCCGTCTTCGTGTTCTTGAAATAATCCTGTGTGCCATCTATCTCTATTTTCTCTTTAACCTCTGGAATTACGGAAATAGCGGCACTCACCATTGTATAACGTGTATAAAGAATCTTATGTGCTATCTTTCTTTCTGCATTGTATTCAAAAGTAAGTCTTTCGATAAACTGAGAAGCAGAGAAACTTTTTCCTGACGCACGGCTTCCTGTTATAAGGTAAATGAAATGCGTCTTGTCGTTATACAACGGATAATAAACGGAATGTGTTTTTGCCATTATTCACCCTCCTCTTGTTCTTCTGCTTCTTGCTCAATCTCTCTTTCTATCCACTTATTGACGGATATACCTTTCTTAGGGTCAAAAGGAATGCCCTTTTCCTCTTCATCCTTCTTACCTCTCTGTATCTCTCTCCAAGTCATATCGTAATGGAATAGCCAAGTTGAAAGAGCTTGTACGTTAGGTGGGGTCTCCTGCTCGGTTTCTCTAGTTTCCACTACTATATCATCTGTCATAACTCCATCTACAACCATATGTCTCTTGGTGGTTGTCTTGCCCTTTACCTTGACACCTCCAAGGGCGCATTTAAGGAATCTACCACGCACGATTGCATTAATAAACTCTCTGCCACGCACGAGGGATTGAGTTATCCTTTCGCCTCTTTCCGCATTTTCGTCTTCATTCCAATTCTCGTATTTTCCGTTTTTCATTCGGTTGAAGACCTGTGGATTTAGGTCAACCCCAAACTTCAAACCAAGGGCGTAGGCAATTTCAGAATCCTTCTGACCTTGCTTTGCAAGCTGTTCTATCTCATCGTAGAAAGCATCGCCATTGTAATCAAATTTCGGTTTTGCCATTTTCTTGTATTTATTATTGTTTCGCTATATATTGGGCAGATGGGATTTATACCTTGCCTCTAATTTTGTTATACATATAGAAAGGAACGGCTAGTAAGAACATCGGTATTGCCAATACCATAGTTATAGCCAAGTTCGCAATCTTCATTAATCTTTTTCCGTTTGCCTTCATAGTCTTTCGATATTTATGAGTTAACCAATTGCCCTACCTTGTTTATCAAAGGGATAAAAAGACACGACACCCATATACCAAACGCTTTCTTTCTCCTTTTTCCAAGAAACAGAGAAACAAACATAAAGGGAATAATCATAAGCATTGTTATTGCCGCTATTATGTACCCTAGTAATATTCTTATAATCTTTTTCATTGCTTATTCGTTTATATTCGTTTTGCTACTTTCATAAGCATTTCTCCCTTTATTACCTTATCGGTTTCGATAAAGCCAAAGGTGCTCATAAAGCGTTCCTTGTTCTCGATGTTATCAAAGGATAGCATGACGTAAGACTCGGCTTCTAATGCCTTTTCCGCTGCCTTGGTGTTTACTTCTTTCTTCACCTGCTGCATACGTTCCTTATTCGCTTGGTATTGAGCCTCTTGCTGCTGATTGGCTATAATTTGATTTTGTTCTATCTGTCGTCTCTGCTCTTCTTGCACTTCCTTTGGTGCTTGTACTTTTCTGTTTTCGCTTTCTTGGGCAAATGGGTCTAGTAAGGAATTAAGTTCTTTACCTAACTCATCTTCGCCTTCAGTCTTTACCATTGCATCATAGCCGAACAGGGATAAGTCTTCTTCCGTTAATCCGGCATCCATATAGTTTATGTCCGGAATTAACTCACGGACTTTCATGTCATCCCATTCTCCATGAGCATTCTCGGAATTAAGCATGAAATTCAGTTCAACTTCGGTCTTGTAATCCATATTTACAGCCTCAGCCAAAAGAGTATAATCCTTTTCGGGATAGCCCATAATCTCATCCACGATGGTTACTTTTTGGTTGCCGCCTACGATGGTCATTGTTTGCTTATTGACGGTTATACCACCAACAACGCCATATTTTCTTATGGAACGTTTCAATGTAGCTTTCTGCTGCGGTGAAATCTTCCTTGGATTATATGGTGCTATTTGCACTTCGGAGCGTTTGAACTCTTCTTGCTTGCCTGTGAAATAATCTCTTGGTTTCGTCATCTTATCAACTCATTGTTTCTTGCAAAGGTATGAATAATAATTGTTTAAGAGAAATGTTTACTTGCGTGTCTTTTCACTTTGTCTTTTAAGTGAAATAACATATCGCCGCAATATATTAATTGGCTTGCATTTTGGTTAATTTTGCACTAAAAAAGATATGGGAGACGTTGGTAATAATGGGGCATATGCTAGGCTGAGAGCACAAGCTACCTCTATGCGGAGAAAAGCCGAGTCGGTTGGTAACAAGCTACAAGCTATAGCTGAAGGTATAGCTAAGAAGTATGGAGCAAGGGTCACTCCTATCAATTACAAGAGTGTTGACTCCATTGTACGCAAGGCTAAGGGCGAAGCTAATGGTATCAAAGACATTAAGGACTCGTACAGAACAACCATCATCGCAGATAAAGGGTCAATACCGAAAATAATAAAAGACCTTAAAGGCAAATACAAGGGCTTTGAGTTCGTTAGACTCAAGGAACAGAAACTGGATACTGGCTATTCAGGAAACATCATCAATATCCGGAACAAGAAAACCGGACTTATTGGTGAAATACAAGTTAACACCGCCAAGATGATTTACGCCAAAGAGAATTACTCGATAGCCTACAAGCTGTTGGGTGGGAAGACCATGCGAGAAATCTATAAAGAGACCAAGAAACCATCCGGTTGGGGACATGCATTATATGAGCAAAGTAGAACCGCCAAGAGTAACGGAGGTAAGAAGCAAAGGTCAGTATCTATGCAACAAGCTTACTATGCAACATTTCAATAATTAATATATTTAAATTTCAAGTAATAAACATTAATTTGTTTGCAAGTTTAATATATTTTTTATATCTTTGCATTGTAATAAGGAGATAAAGACTATGAACAATAAAGATAAGAACAAAATCAGCCACCTCCTTAAAAACGGAGAGTCGGTTTATGTTTACTATTGGGAGGATGACATCGTTGTCCGTTATCAATATGTAAATAAAGAACTTATGTGTTACCCTAAAGGTAAAGGACGTAAGCCAAAGGAGTTTAAGTTTAATGAAAACACCTATGCACAAGATGCTCTTGAGTTAGGTGAGCTAATAACGAAAGAAGAATATGAAAGATTCTGAAATGATAGAATTGTGCCTTGGTATCGCTTGCAAGGCGCACAAAGGACAGATTGATAAGGTTGGATTGCCTGTTATATTGCACCCTATCCATGTAGGAGAAATGGGTAATAGTACCGAAGAGATTTGTGTCGGATTTCTCCATGATACGATTGAAGATACGGATATGACCTACGACAAGCTGTTATCACTAGGTGTTAGAAAAGACATTGCCGATAGTGTATGTGTCCTAACCCACAAGAAAGGTGTTCCGTATTTTGACTACATACAATCAATCATTGATTCAAAAGATATGGTTGCAATACAAGTCAAAATCAACGACCTGGATCACAACCTATCGAGAGCTAAAAAGTACGGATTTCAAAAGCAATATGAAAAATGTACTACGGCATTGTCAATGATGGGAAGGTTCTTCCCACATGAAGAGGGACAATACTACCCATCGTTCGAATATATTCCTTAAGATGTACGCTTACGTGTTAAATTCCATCCGTATTTCTTTGCGTATTCTTTCATAACTTGATATTGCGCACCAACATTACCTCTATCATTAGCTTCCGTGACACGTTTCTGTATTTCGTTTGCTTCACGATTATAACTAGACACATCACTTGCACTAGGGACTTTTCCTCCTTTCGTAAAACTAGAACGCTTTCTGTTTAAAGCTAGCACTTTCTCGTTTATTCGATTTCGTATTCCGCTCTTTGAAAGATACTCTGTCTGTTTTTGCTGAAGGGTTCGTCTCCATTGCGAATTTTTCTTACCAAAAACATCCCATGCATCCGATTCTGAAAGTCCCCACCCTTTACTTGGTCTCTTCAAAGAATACGTATAATTCTTTGTAACTGCTCGAATCTCGGAAGCGTTATGTGCTATAGTTGTAAAAATGTCAGCTCCAGACAAAATTGTGCCAACTCTTCCAGCTATAGTATCTCCAATACCTCTATTAGGATGGTTGTGAGTAATGATGGCATCTTTGTAGTTATAGCCAAAAGGTAATTGCGTACTATGTGCCTTTCCTGTTTGGGAATGCGCTATTTCTTTTCCGTCCTTATTAAAGGCATAAATACGTTCCGTCTTTAGCTTTCTAATCTTAGCTTCAGTGTCAGACAAAGCCGCATCCAACCCACGGCTATGTCCGGCATTGATTTGCCTATCTGCTCTTTCGCCTCGTTGAGGTCTGCCTCTATATCCTCTATCTGCCATATATAAATCTCCTTTTTTATTTGCAAAGATACAAAATTCGCAAGGGAGTACCTACATATCAAAGGTTTACAACTTCACTTATCTATATTGTGCAATCATTATTTATCTTTGTTGTATTTAACCTCAACACCAATCATCGTTTGTTTCACAAAAACCGCCTTACAAGACAACAACTTTCCATTCTTAGAGAATTCTTTATCCTTGTACCTAATATCATATTTGCCAATATGGTAATCGTAGCAAGCATCAATACAGCTCTCTACAAGCTTCTTCTCTGCTTCGAAATATGGCATTTCCTTCTTGCTCACTTTCGCAAGCCACCCACCACCTTGTATTAGTTCGAATATTCTTGAATACCCATCACGCAAGCCATTGCAATATGCGGCATAAAACTGCACTTTCTGAAGAGGAACTTTTGTACCTTGTTCCAACAACTTGACAGCCAACGCCCTAGCCTCATCATCTTGGCTCTGCTCTAGTATCTTCATTGCATGGTTTACAACTCTTCTTTCCTGTTCCGTCATGTTATTTAGAATTTAAGTTTTTCAGAAAGTTCAATCTGCCTTCTACTTGTGTAAATGTGTCATCCAATTCATCGTCACTCATAGAGGAATAGAAAGTATAACTGCATGGACGCATAGTAAATCCATCAATCAAGAAGACAGAGAACCACATAATTCGCTTTACACTACATTGTTTCAGATTAACTTCTAATGCTCCTTGCTCTACTTTTACGACAATATTATTGGTTGATTTAATGCTTAACGCCTTACCTAAAACATCATTATATACTTCATTCATTACTCTTCTCTTTAAATCCTACATATCTCTTCATTTCACTATAAGCTCTCTTCATAGCATCAGCCGGAGAAAGATTATACTTTTTCTCAATATCGCTTGTTATATCCGCAAGATGCTTTCCAAACAACTCTTCAATATAAGAGTCATCTTTCATCCGCTGAATACCCCTTGCATATATCTTAGCCTTATCCATGCCCCATTCCAATCCCATTTCGTGAATAAAGTCATCCAATTGCATAAGGCTTTTCTTTCCGAAGTTTCGGAATTTTATCATATCGAGCTTGGAATATTGTACCAAGTCTCCAATAGTATCTATGTCGGCTGCCTTTGTCACATTAAGGACACGAACTGGTAAATTACAATTAACTAATCTGATGGAGAACAATGAAGTGGGAACATCTTCAGGTTGTTCTTCTTCTTTTTCACCCTCTTGCATAATAAACTGCATTTTTACATTCTTAATTTCCTCTTTCAAGGAATTGTTCTCCAGCTTCAAGTCTACAAGTTCTTCAATCGCATAGTTGAACTTCCGGATAGCCTTAATAACAATCTGGCGCACCCTTTCTCTTGAAAGTTCAAAATTGTCGGCTATATCACTAATTCGGTCTCCATTGAAAAATGCTTGCATAATCTTTTTCTCTCGTAATCCGTATTGTGCCGTTAACTCCAATAACATACAAAGTGAACTACCTATTTTGTCATAGCTGAAAGAAGAAACGTTCAACGCATCATGCATTAACATTTGTATCTTAGTATTTACCTTGCGCTCACTTGCCAACAACTCTTTCTGCTCTCTATCAAGTAAATCCTCTGAGACAGATAACATCTTGTATTTCTCGGAATACTTCTTAACATCATCGGCATTCACCCAAAAGCGTTTACTGCTTTTATCATTGTAGCCTCCAAGCAAGCCCTTGTTAACCCAGTTCGTAATCGTCTGAGGGTCTACACCTAAATAAGCAGCGGCATCATTTCTTGTCATTCTCTCCATACGAAGCCCTTTCTTTTATTTTTTGTTCTTAAAATATTCACCATAGGCATTAACCAAATCTTTTTCAGTAATACCTCTTCTCAAACAATCATTAGCGAAATCTACTCGTACATTATCATTCCTTTGAACTTTATTGTATCGTTCTGAATACTCTTCAATTAAGTCCGCAACAACCATATACGCTTTAATTTGGGAGGTTTTAAGCATGTCAACACTAACAAAAGTCTTGCATATATTGATACCTCGCCTTTTGTCAATCTTTTGCAGATAAAGCCCCATACTTGTAGCAATAACCTTACTTGTATCATTCTTATAAATAAGTACCGTATAGCCTACTTCTCTTTCGATGTGAGCAAGCACCCTATTAATTGGCATGTTCTCTATTCCCAATGCTCGCTCGGCATATCTCCGCAAGAAATGAGGCGTATAACTGAACTGCTCTGCACTATTCTCTTCGTCCAACAAGGAAGTAGCACATACGTAATCGTTCGTTTCCTTGCAATAGATAAACATGTCAAAATAGAATTGTCTTATGTTCCCTCTATCTACAAACACGCATACTTTGTACTCGGTAGCGTCTTTCGTCTTGAAATCATAACACTGAGTTGTGTATCGTCCCATTCCCTTACGAAGCTCACGGATGAGTTTCTTTGCTTTTTCGATAGCAAACTTTTCTAGCATAGGCTTATCCTTCTTGAATATATCAAAGAGTTCACGCCCTGTCATTGAACCTATAATCATTCTCTACCCTCCTCTTTTTCGTTCAATTCGCTAGTAAAAGAACTTTTTAATCCATCGTATTGCTTTACCACCTGTTCCAAAGCCTTATTCTTCTCACGCAACTCATCACGCTCTAAGAGTAACTTTCTGTACTTCTCTAACTCACATCTAACTTCTTTCGAGTGAAGCCTCTGTAGCTGATTGTTGAGTTCATTAAGTTTGTAGCCTTGTTCACGTGTTTTCTTACGAAGGCGACACAATTCTTTTTGCATTTTGGAATAATTCTCCAATACCCTAAGAGTTATTCGCTCTTCTGGTATATCCTTATTCATATCATTTTTTCTTGCCTTACTCATGTTTAAAACTCCTTGTCCTTTAAAAATAAAACGCTCCCAACCAAATAACTACCTTTCCAGCCAAGCCCCTTCGCTTGTATTGTAGCCAAAGTATTTATAGGTTTATGTTTGAGAAGTCCTTCTTCATCGCACAATAATATGTTATTATCATCAAGATGAACCAACTCGACATAACCACCAACTAAAGCCTGAGCCTCCTCTAGAGTAATCTTTACTCCATTCTTTGGCTGCACCTCTTTGACGATGCAGCCTACCTCGTATAACTTCATGCTCTATAAATTTAAATAAGACATCATATCTTGAACGGCATCCATATCTTTTTCGATACTGTCATCATACATGCTTTTAATACTCTTAGAAACCTCTAATATTGTAAAGCAGTAGTGTTTACCTTTAAAGTAAAAAGGTAACTCATTACAATTCGACTTGTTTGCCGTGAAATTATAAGGACTCCCATGATGAAAGTCAAACTCAAAAGAGCTGTTGTTATCCTTGCATCGCTCTACGACCTTACTTCTTCATTCTGCAATATGTGCTTGCATCTTTTTCTTATTTTTAGAAGCTTCTAACCATAAGGTAGATTGCGCAGCTTTCGAATGATAATAGTTTCCACTATCTAATATCTCCAGCTTAATGCAAAAAACTTGATTTACTGCAATCGGTTTTAATGCTTTTAATGCTTCATCCAAAGCGATAGCCAAAGCTCCACTCTTACAATTATTTGCCCTAAATTGGCTTATAACTTTATATGCAGTCTCCTTATCCATAATCTCAAAGTTTTAAATTTCAACACCAAAATTCTCTGCAAATATCTGAAGCATTGTCAGCTCCAAAATAACTTTCTTTGCCTCGTCTTCACTCATACCATAGCATACTGCAAAACGCTGACGTAACGTAGCACAATCCATATCGTGACGCTCATTTAAGAAAGCTATCATATTTCTTACTAATTCTTTGATATTCATTATCTTAGACAGTTTTTGCGGTGTGTCTCACCTTTTTTATTATTTATACTTTTCAATTGTATTAAAGACATTATCTAAAGCCTCATCGCAATATGCCGTACTAGTTACACATGCGCCTCTAGAAATCGCCTTGTAACAATCTCTAAGACCAAGCAAACCACCAATAAGCTTAGATGCATCATAGCAAGTAAACTTATTCAAGTCCAATGCATCAATAGCATTAATACCATGTTCTGTAATAACACCTTTAATATCATTGATGAACTTCTTCTGCTTTTCGGTAATCATCTTCATAACAATTGTACTAGTTTTTAACGTGCTCGCTCTGCACTATCTTGCAAGAAACTTGTCTTGCGACAAATCTTCAAGTATCTCTTAAAGACATTGCAAAGATACAAAATAATTTCTCAACATGCAAATGTTTTATGGTTTTTCTTTATTTATTTAACTTTTATTTACCTATAATATTTCTATATTACATGCATTAACAATAAAGGCAGACTTTCACAAGCCTGCCAATACATATAAAGAAGATAATACATTATTATATATAAATTAAAAAGAACATTATCTGTTGTCATACCTGTAGAGTATTACCCTACTTTGTGGAAATACCTTATATATACGTTCTAAGTCTTCGGGTGCATTATCCCTTAGCCATGCAAAACAATCCAAGTCCAAAGACAAACCGCCTGACGCATTCCCAACCTCTGCATTCTCCGAGCGCAATGCTCTGGAGTACATTATCGGCTTAGGCAGATGCCGATGTTTCATATATTGCAAGATTTGCTTTTGAGTAAAATCAGCAAGAGGATAACAATTTCCACCATGAATGTAATTTTCATCCTCATACGACTTCAACATAAGGCTTCGGTTCATCGAGTCTGCTTTCTTCATACCAAAGAATACGTATTCTATTCCGAAACGCTTTTTTAAGGCTTTTACTACCATAGAAAGATTAAGAACCTTTACTTTTGGATTCGGAACGCAATAAACTCCATAATGAAGATTGTATGTTGTATTCCAATGTGGTATCTGCTCGAACTCTATCTTCGGGTATCTAGCCTTCAGCCAGTTTATCCATCGTTGTATATGCTCTAAGTCTTTTACGAGATACATAAATACACATACTATGCGCTCAAACTTATCATATAATAAGTCCAATGTAACAATGGAGTCCTTGCCAAGAGACATCATAACGATACAATCCTTACTCTGTTCACTAGCCATATCAATTACCATATTGGCAACATCTATGGGATTCTTCCTCACTACAAGAGGCTTTACTCGCTTGCGTCCCATATTACAACAAACCTAAAATCTGACTTCCGGAAATACGCATAGAGTTAGCGGCTTCCATGTGCAACATATCACAGAAAATCTGCTTTTGTTCAAAACTTTCGAAATCAATGAATATGAAGTTATCAATATCTTCCTTTCTTTTCTTTCCGACATCAGTACAATGCTGTTTCTGATCCTTGACCTCTTCCTTTGTCATCTTTGGCTTAGCTGCGTGCTCGGCCACTATCTCTTCAGATGTTTTTTCGATGTTGGGTAATTCGGTCATTGGCGTTGGGGTCGTAACTGAAATTATAGGTTCATTCAAGAAATCCTCGCTAAAGTCATCCATGCCCGAATCCTTCAATGATGCTTCCAAATCATCTTGCAACATCTTGATTTGTTCAGTATCCTGTTCCGTGAAGCCAGCAGCCTTGAAGTCTATTTCATCTATGCTAAAGTTCTTGGCAACCAAGTTGTAATCTATCGGGTCTTGCGACTTCGCCATAAACAACAATTGCTCTTTCTCGGTCTTTTCGTCAAAATCAACGGCTTCTACCTTGATGTCATAATCAGTTTCGGGAGTACCATCATAACCTTGGATAAGGTCAACGCTCATCACTCGTTTATGCCCATCTATGAGATTTCCAGTTGTCTCATTCCATTGAATACCTCCAATGAGACCAACTTTCTTAATATTGGCTTTTTGCTGTTTGATGTCCGCATCGGTATGTACCTTCGGGTTGCAAGGGTTCAAGTTTATTTGAGACCTCTTGATTATCTTTGTTTCACTTCCTTTTTTCATTTCAGTTCCTCCTTGTTTTTATCAGCTTTCAACAGAACTATCCTTGCCATTGGGAATACCTTGTATATTTTCTCTAAATCTGCCGGATAAAACTCTTTGAGAAATTTCTGATACTCAATATCCTCAACATCAACTCCTGAACTTTGTTTATTCGTTCCATTTGCTTCTGGGTTCTTTAAACGATGGTCAAGAATATAATCCATTATTTCCTTGTTTTTATATGTAGATAAAGGATAGAATTTCTTCGTCTTCCAATTGATAGCTTCCTTTCCATCCGTATAACTTCTAAGCATAAGCCGTCTGTTCAAAGAATCGGATTGTTTAAATCCATAACAAGCCCACTCTACACCAAGTCTCTTCCTGAGTTTTTCGGTTATATCAGCTAAAGTCCATTGTCTTTGCTTAGGGTCTTGTTTTATTCCCATATATCCGGTTTTTATATCATAAAATAAAGCATAATGAGGAACTTGAACAAACTCAATGTTCGGGTACTTGGTTTTAGCGTAATTATAGTAACGCATAATATGTTCCAAGTCTTTTACTATATACATGAATACTACCACAACTCTCTTGAACTTCTTGTAGCATAAGTCAAGCAATACGATAGAATCCTTTCCACTCAGAGAATGGAAAAGTAATATACTATCTGTCTCCTTGGAAACATCATCAATGATTTCTCTTGCTCTTTTTAGTTCTTGCATACATTATTCTCCTTAAAAACAAGGGGTGAATGAAAGTTAATTCATTCTACCCCTCTTGACTTTTAACCTCTTCTAAGTCTGCGGTTTACACGTTCTGTGACATTATTTGCTGCTGTACGAGCTGCCAATGTACGCATAGCACCACCATAAGTAGTTCCTTGTGCGCCAGTGTTTCGGTACTCAACATTTCTGCCACGTTCACGTCTTTCACCAGCCCTAAGACCAGTTGTACGATTTGTTACCGCTCTCCATTGAGAATAACGATAACCTCTTGATGCCTCTGACATAGTTGTAACGTTTTAAGTCCACGAATCATAAACTACTCCCCTTGGGGAATTATCTAGGCTCGGTGGACTTACGCCCACCTACTTTAGAGTCGTTTCTGTTACCTTGTCAATAACAAAGAAGAAAAACAAAGGACGCTCTTTTTCCTTTTTAAGCTCCAATGCTTCGTACATTTCATCCAAATCATGGCTATCATACTTTTCGTGAAGAAAATCAATATCTTCTTTCATAACGATACAAGTATCATTTACCAAAACATCACAATCAAGATACCACGAGTTGTTATAATCATGGAAGTGGATTGTCTTTACTACTCGCAATGGGTCAACAATACCCTCCTCTTGCGCTTTAATTACATCCTCTTCTTTACCATGCTTTTTAAGGAACTCCAAAACATCCTTGTCAAACAAACGACCAATATAATGGTCTGTATAGGCTCTATACTCAACCTTCTTCTTGCCTTCAAGAATCTCCTTGGCATTCTTTCTTGTCATAATCAAGTTAAGAACCTCAATAGGTTTGGCTGGCTTGAAATCGGGATACTTCTCTTTAAATGCACTTACCTGCGCATCAAAATCTTCTTTGTTATTACTCATAATTAATTATTTCAAGGAACGCAATGCAAAGATAGCATAATTCTTCCATCCAAGCAAATGCGTTCGGGTTATTAAACTCACTTTTAATAAATGGTGAAAATTACTTGTTCTCTAAAGGTTTGGTTGCCTTATTAATTTGCATCCGTTCCTTTTTGCTAAACATATCATTGTAATTCTGAGAATCATCAATGACAAACTTTTCTTCTTTCTTCATATTCATATCTCCTATATGTTTTAGATAATCATTCTTAATCTTTCTCCAGCAATGCTCGCATCTTGAAGACTTCGTGAACTCTGTCGGCTCGCAAGGGTCAACATCTTTCAAAGAATCAAACTCATGTGGCAGTACCTTAAACACGTTCTCAAAATGTTCTTTATTGTATCTTAAAGCTTCGTCACGATAACGAAACCAAGTACAACATTCTTGAATGCTTGTGTTCTTGCTGAAAATCAAATATGCTTTATTCATAATCCGATACAGTTGTTTCGGTGTGTCTCACCTTTTTATATTACGATGCAAAGATAAGAATAACACCTTAATTTTGCAAGTTTTTTAATGCTTTTGTTTCCGTATTTAAACATATTTCATATATCGAAAGAACTTTTAATCCTTCATCACCTCAAAATGGGCATCCATAGCCTCAACAATATTACATAACGTATCAATATCGGCATTAAAACGCCCCATCTCAATATTACGAATGTTGTTGGGCTTATAACCGGACTTTTCTGCCAGCTCCTCCAATGTTATACCACTAAGTTCTCTAACCTCTTTAATCTTCTGCCCCATTATATAGCGATAGAGATTTCGATTACGATGTTTCTTGTCATCATCGGGGTTTCTTCTTTGCTCTAAATAAGCAATTTCAAAGTTCCTTACCTTCAGACAATTAACCATGTTACCAAATATCTTATGCTTAGGGGGAAGAGGAAAACCATCGGCATCTTCTTTTACAAGTTCTATTTCGCCACCTTCAGTAGCTTGTATGTACTGAGCGAAGCGCACCGCATCATCGTAGTACATTTCCGTAAATCTTTGTATCATATTTTAAGAATTTTCTGCAAAGGTACACAAAATAACTCACATTTGGTCAAACTTGAAACATACAAATAGGTTTTATTTGGTATTTTTAAGACTTCGCTGTACTTTTGCACAATAGGAATAAAAATAATTTAAATCATATAATTATGTGGGTATATAGCGAAAAACAAAAGACGTGGGTCAACCTTGAACAAGTTCAGCGAATTGCTAGCGATGGGCAAGGTGGGTATCTGTTAATCAGTCAAGATGGCAAGAAAACATCCGTCGACCAAACTTGGTATGACAAGGCTATGCGTTGGGTTGACCCTGACTGGTGGGAAAAACACCCTAATGGCGGTAAGGACTCCTTGAACTTCGAAGATGCTCTGAAGGCTATTATGAAAGCTACAGGTGCAAAAATGGACAAAAAGGATAAGGATAACGACAAGAAAAAAGAGGGGGAAGATTAATATTTCCCCTCTCTCTAAAGAATCAAGCATCGTTCTTCGTCTTTTTTATCAATTCCGTTACATATTCAACAACCTTTTCGTTTGCCTTATTGATATTCGTAAAGTCCTTTTGAATATAAATATCAGTAACATCTAACTGCGAAACGTGATTGAGTGCTTCGTGAATGGTATACTTATCAATACCTAGTTTATTTCTTGCTATAGATGCCCAAGTATGACGGGCTGAGTAGAAATCGAAACGAGGAATGCCCAATTCGTCAGCTATGAAATGCAATCCCTTATTTATATGCTTATTGAAATTGGCTGCATTGCTATATTTCTGATAGAAATCAAAGACCCTTGTTGTTCCCTTATATTTTCGGAACAAAGGTTTGATGATGTCAGGTACGACAATTTCTATGTGGGCATTATCGTTTCTCCTATCTCTAGTTTTAGCTCTATCGTAGGCGAGTACACCCTTATTATAGCTGACACATTCATATATATCAACAGAATTCATTCCCATCAGAAAGAACGAGAGTACATAACAATCCCTTGCCATACCTACACGTCTAGTCCCCTTGAAATTAAATACTCTTACAAGGTTCTCTTCACTGATTATCCTATCTTTTGTCTGCGGAATATCCCTCGGAACGGAGAATTTATCAAAAGGATTACTTCTGATAATATCATTTCCATTCGTATTATATTCTTTGATAGCTTCATTGAAGATATGCCGCATATTGCCCAAGTATAAGGATTGCGCCCTAGGATGACCATCTAGGAATTTCTTATATCCGTTAAGGAATCTGTAGTCTATGAGAGAAAACGGCAGCTTACGGCAACCATTATAACGTGCAAGGGAATTGAGCATAATCAGATAATTCTTCTTTCCCTTATTGTCGGATTTCTCAACCCACTCTTCGGTAAAGGAAAAGAAGTCTAAATCCTCTGTCTTGTTGCCTATATCAATCAAATGCTCACATATCCAATCAATATCCACATCTTTACCTAGCAAGTCTACCTCTAAGTCATAGAGTGCATCCTTCATAACATTCATTTTATCTTCAATCGTCTTCAATATCTTACGTGAAGAAATCTTTCCGGCTCTAGACAAGTCTGAGTCGGAAACAACTATATTGGTAGGAAATCTTTTTCTCTGTCCCTTATGAGAAAGAACAATAGACACCTTTCTTGTTTTGTCTTGCTTTGGTTTTCCAAGCTCGTATGTTATTGTAGCCATAATATTTTTCCTTTAAATTTACAATATTTTGCGGCAATTTTGCGGAAAATGCGGCAATTTTGCGGCATTTTTACACTTTACTTGTAGTACTCAGAGCCTACTTGTGGAATATTAAAATCTTCTAATAAATCGTTTCTGTTTCATAAGCAAAAGTTCATTATACGTCCATAAACGCCTATTTTATAGCCATTTATAAAGAAAAATGGTGAAACAACCTATACGATTATTTCACCATTTCTTGTTTATATTTATAGTGATTCCGTTGGGGTTCGAACCCAAGACCCACAGCTTAGAAGGCTGTTATACGGAACACCAATAAAATGACTAAACAATAGCAACTTACGCTATAGGCGAATAATCATTTTGCGGCAATTTTGCGACATTTTATGCAAGCCTACTCCACAGAACATACAAATATACTTTACATTATCATTTCCTTTTCTGCTGATATTCCACAACTAAGAGCTGCTTCACATCTGCTAAATCCAACTCTAAATCACGATAAGTAGGATTAAAGGAACGCAATATAAGCTTTCCATTATTCATATCCAAGTCAATGATACGCTTCAACAGAATACCTTCTTTATGAACTATGATATATTCCTTTCCGTCTATATGAAGTCCATTGCTCTTTACCATGTAGTCAGGGCAGACTTTACATATAACGATGTCTCCATTCTGATAAGCTCTAGACGAGCCATCATCCATAGAATCACCGCTTACCTCGAATGCTACGTACTTTTCTTTATCTTCCTTTACAATAGGGATTGTTGGGAGCGATGATATATATACATCATCTGCATATCCGCTGAGATAACCAGCATAAGCCATCTGTGGAACAAGAGGAACAAAGCTGACGCTTGAATTGATATTCGATTTGATGTCATCGTTAAACATCTTTCCTTCTCCGGTCTTAAGCCAATTCAGATTTAGCTGAGGGTAAGCCAAAGAGATATTCTTCAAGAAAGTCTCGCTAGGCATATCCGGCAATCTGCTAATTGCACTGGTATAGCTCTTACATTTCCGCAAGAAGAATGTAGTACTAATTCCCATCTCTGTACAGAATGGCGCTATTCTGCTTTTGTAGTTGTTGAATTTCTCAATATTAGCCTCCGGCTGCAACATTTCGCCAGCTCCATTAGCTAGCCAATCCATATTAAGATCTGGGAATTTAGAATTCACTCTATAAGATACTCTTGCCGTGAATACACCATTCTTCCCTATGATAGGAAAGTTAGAGGCCACGTCAGCTTTGTCACAAAATTCTCGTTTGGTAATTCCTTTATATTTAAGATACTCACGCAGTCTAGTCTTTGCGTTTTCGTTTTCGCTTACCTTTATAGGTGAAGAGATGAACATTTCCCCCATTCCCGTCCTAATATAACTTGGATTTACCTGCGGAAATTTTCTCGTTATAGCTTGCAAGCTTTTGGAAGATACACGATTAGTTATACGGCTGACGAAGCCATGTCCTAAGCCAACGGTATCCTCGAATTTTTCATTTGAAGTGTAACCCAAAGCAATGATTACAGCCTTCAGTCTTTCGTATGCACTATTCATAACCTAAAATTTAATACGCAGTAAGCGCATGTGTAACTTAATTTATGTAAATATTTAGAGCTTAAAGATAATAAAGGTTAATATAGTATATTTAAGCACTATTTTATTTGCATGTTTGCAATACTTTTCTTATCTTTGCACTCGAAAACATTAAATATGTTGCAAATATACATAAATATATCGTAACTTGCAAGAAATTTAATATATTTTTTGTAATATTACATAAAAAGGTGAGACACACCATAAAAACTGTAGAAAGAATATGTCATTAAGCGAGATTAAGCAATTAGTATCAGTCGCATTTCAAGCGGGACGGATGGATGCCCAATTTGAAATGGGGTTGCGTTCCGACAGGATACGCAGAAAGGATGCCGAATGCTATCTCGCATCAAAAGGATTCGAAAAGCAGATGATTGACAAATGGGTCAAGAATAGGTTAATGAAAGAATATGTAGGTGATAGTAAGAACTCACCTAGATATTATTCTCTCAAAGAAATCAATGAACTTGTTGTTTCTTGTCAGATAAAGAAAATGATTATTTAAAATATACGACTATGGCAGAGAATAAGGCAGCGAAGCCTGTAGAAGGGCAGAGCGAAGAAATTAAGGATTATGAGTTTCGCCTCCTTGATGCGGATGAGATAGAAGTCCGTGTCGGTCAAGGTGGTAATCTGAAGTCACCGGACTGGTGTTCCTTGTTGCTTTACAAGGACGCAAGATGTGATATGAGACGATTAGATGAGAAGTTCGGCATCTATGGTTGGAAACGTAAGCATGAGCTTATTGGTCAGAACCTCTTTTGTACGGTTTCCGTTTATAAAGAAGGTATCGGTTGGATAGATAAGCAAGATGTTGGTACGCCAAGTAACACCGAAGCCGTTAAAGGCCAAGCTAGCGACTCTTTCAAGCGTGCATGCTCTTGTTTAGGTATCGGTCGAGAATTGTATACTGCTCCCAAGAAGATATTCATCAACCTCAACCGAAACACCGAATATTCTCAAAGCGGAAAGTTGAAGACAATTTTCCATGTTGGATATGTAGGTTATACAAACAGATGTATTGCCAAACTTATTATTCAAGATGAGAATAACATTGTGCGTTGGTATTGCGGCATGACAGAACAAGAAGTTCTTGAATGGATGAATGAGCAGAAAGAAGTATATGGTTACTCTGAACCAGCCCCAAAGAGCGAGGAAGAAAAAGACGAAAATCTTAATGAGCAAAAACAATATGCTTATCCACAATTGCAACAAGCTCAAATTTGGGAGGACGTAGATAGAGTTTGGAACGGATTCCCAGACCTTCAGAAGTCCGAAGAGTTTAAACGCAAATGTGCATTACGAAAGATGGAACTCGCACAGAGCAAGAAGGATTTAAAAGCAGTTTATGATGCTTATCCCGAATATCAAAAGAATGCAGAGTTCTTAGCTAAGTTGACACAATTTAAATCAAGATTAGTATGATACAATTGAATAACAGTGGAGTTCTTTATGAGGACTCCACACATCAATACTTTTATGATGGTCGTGAATTAAGTGGCATTACAGGTATGCTTCATCAGTATGTATTTCCCAATATGTACTCTAACGTAAGCGAAGAGGTATTGAAGAAAGCTGCCGAAAAAGGCACTATTATCCATGAGCAGGTAGAGTTGTTTGCTTCATTGGGTATTGAGCCAGCCTCAGAGAGTGTCAAGGATTTTGTCGCTTATATCAAGAAGAATGGATATGAGATTATAGGTAGCGAATATGTCCTTCGAATCGGAGAAGACCATGCAAGTGCAATCGACTTGGTGATGCACAAGGATGATGCACCGGACGATGAGGTTGAGATTTGGGATATTAAGGGTACTTATTCCGTTAATAAGGAGTATGTGCGTTGGCAGAACTCGATGTATAAGTTCGGTTTCGAAACATTGAATCCTCATCTGAAGGTTACACGTATATGTTGTATGTGGTTGCGTGATGACGAGAAGCGTGGAACAATCTGTAAACTCATCCCATTAGGCAAGCCAAGACCTGCGAGTGATGTTAAAGAATTGTTCCGATGCGAGAAAGAAGGTCGTTTGTATAATGATGATACAAAAACACCTTATTACATTATAGATAACGAAATCGCACTCATTGACGTTCAAGAGCGCATTGCTAAATTGCAAGAACAGGAAAAGGAGTTGAAGGCAGCTATCTTTGATGGTATGTCAAATGACAACCTCACATCTTATAAAACTTCAATTTACACTTATTCCTTGAAGTCTGCTTCTGAGAGGGTTACGTTAGACACGAAGGCTTTTGATGCGGATGACGAAGAAGCTTACAACCATCTATTGAAAAAGTATAAAAAGGTAACTAAGGTAAAGCCTAGTTTGACCTTGAACAGAGTTGGATAAATTATTGTTTTATTAAATATTTTAAGTTATGGCTAATAGTTATAAAGGTAAGATTGTTGCTATCGAAGGCATTCAGTCTATTCAGAGACAAGGTAAAGAACCATTTGAAAAGAGACGTTTGATGCTTGATGCAACACGTTTCGATGGTTTGACAGGTGAACGTGGCTACGAAAAGCGCATCATCTTTGAATTCAGTGGTAAGAATGTACATGTACCGGATGGTTTTAATGTCGGGGATATTGCTGAAGTATTCTTTGACGTTGAATCATATCAAGGAACAAAGAAGGATGGCACAACAGACTGGTTTACATCTGTTCGTGGCTACAAGATGCAAAAGATTGAAGCACAGAACAATGCGCCACAAGGTGGCATGCAAGCTGCTGCTAATAATCCTTTTCCACCACAAGCTCCAGCCGCAGGTTCAGCACCAATTCCACCAGCACAGCCGAGTGGCACTAACACATCTGATGCGCCATTTTAAACTTATTATGGTGGAGAATTAATTTTCTCCACCTTTCATTAAAGAAAGATGGTATATAATATGTTGAATCCGGTCGAGCTTGAAAAGTTCGAGGAACGAACCAGGGCTATGATAACCAAAGCCAAGAAACTACAAGGTGATTATTATAATGAGAAGTTCTTTGTTGTTGACCTTAAAGAGAGGCAACAATCTAGGACAATCCAACAGAATGCTTATCTGTGGGTAACAATCACTTACGTAGCTATCGAAGAAGGATATACTAAGGACTATATCGAACAAGAGTTCAAACGTGTAAATAAGGATGTTTTTCTTAGGGAGCGTGAGAATAAACAAGGTAAGGCCTTCCAATATTGGAGGCACATACCAGACCTTGACAAAGAAGAAATGTCTTTATGTATAGACCGATGGCTTCATCATTGCTCTATGGAAAGAGGATTATACATACCTACTCCACAAGACCATGCTTATATGGTATGGCAGACACAAGTGGAGAGGCAAGCAGAATTAAATAAAGAGTTTTTATAGGATGCTTGGTGTCGTAGCTCAGTTGGATAGAGCAAATGTTTCCTAAACATTAGGCCGTGAGTTCAAGCCTCACCGATACCACATTCTCTAACATAAAAAGAAAGAATATGAAATCATTAACAGGAAAGTATTTTATCGTAGGTGTTCGTTATGAGAAAACTCTAGAAGACGGAACGAACGCTAAAACTACAGAGCAATATGTTGTAGATGCCTTGTCATGGTCAGAATGCGAGGCTAAGACTACAGAAGAAATGGCGGTATACACAAATGGTGATATGGAGATTGTCACTATGAAGAAAGCAGGTTTCTCTGAGTTGTTCCTTTCAGAGGTAGATAGTGAGGATAAATACTACGATTGCAGTATTAACATGATTACTATTGACGAAAAATCTGGCAAGGAGAGGAAGACCAAGGTTCGTTATCTTGTGCAGGGTGATACCATTGAGAAGGCTCGTAAGAATGTAGATGAGATTATGGGTAAGACTATGATTGATTACAATATTACAAGCCTTAAGGAAACATCAATCATGGATGTTTTCTTGCATATGGGTAAACCAAAGGAGTAAGGCTTTTATTATTTAATTAGTTTGAAATCCCCCTATGGGGTGGTGCTGCTTAGTTCAATGGTAGAACGTCCGCCAAAATCGGAAAAAGGTTGTGGGTTCGACCCCCACAGCAGCAACTATGACTTTTGGTTTGATAAAGGATAAAGATTATGGGATATTATGATAGATTTAACAAAGGAGGAAAGAAGCCTAAACACCAAAGGAGCGAGAAGCAAAAGTGGGTTGACAAACTAGATAGGCTTATGTCGGTTTATATCCGCATGAGAGACTCTAGAGAGTTTCACTATAAGTACTTCAGATGTATCAGTTGTGGACGAATATTGCCAATCGACCAAGCCGACAATGGGCATTATTGCGGACGAACTCATATGAGTTTGCGCTTTGATACACGTAATCAGAATGCGGAATGCAAACGATGCAACAGATTCTCTTCTGACCATCTTATCGGTTATAGAAAGAATTTAGTAATGAAGCTTGGAAGATTGGCTTATTTGCAAAAGCATCCTCACGTTCCTTTAGATATGGAAGAAGTAAAGCGGCTCGGAGAACAACAAGTCGATTTACTGGAAGTAATGAAGCATCAAGCAAAGAATTGGTCGGTGTTTGAATTACAGGAACTCTATAAATACTATGCGGCTCTAATTCTGAAAATGAATGAAGAAAAAGATAATCAATAAGATTTAAATAATGTTATAGCCGTAATAATAGACACTAATTTGTTTGCATTATTAAATTATTCTTCGTACCTTTGCAATCGTCTTGGTGAGACACACCATAAAAACTGTAAGGTCATTTTTCTATTGGCTTTTGTTATGCATAAGACTTGTGCATTCCTATATAGTAACAAAAGTGATTTCATATTATTTGTGAAATGAAGTTTAAATTAAGACCATATCAAGAAGAGGCAAGCAAGAAGGCGGTTGAGTTTTTCTTGGATAAGAAGAAAAACTGGAACGCTCTGGAAGTGCTCCCTACTGCATCGGGCAAATCATTGATTTTGGCAGATATAGCTGCTAGGCTCAAAGATAAAGTGCTTGTGTTTTCTCCTACTAAGGAAATTTTGGAACAAAACTACAAGAAGTATTGTTCTTATGGATTTGATAATGCCAGCATCTATTCCGCTAGCTTTAAATCAAAAGAAATCAGCGATGTTACTTTTGCTACAATTGGTAGCGTGAAAGGACATCCCGAATTGTTTACTGACTTCAAATACATATTGATTGATGAGGTTCATTTAGTGAAACCTGAATCCGGCATGTATAAGGAGTTTCTTGATAAATTAAAGAGCAAGGTCATAGGTCTAACCGCAACACCATTCCGTCTGTATTCCTATCAGAACTATGGTAGCATACTGAAGTTTCTGACAAGAAGTAGAGACAAGATTTTCAAGGAGCTTATTTACTATGTTCAAGTTGAGGATATGGCAAAGAACGGATATATCTGTCTGCCAAACTATTACTCTTGTCCACCGCCACAATGGAATGAAGGTAATTTGCAGCTAAATTCAACTTGCCGTGATTATACAGACCAAAGTGTAAAACAAGAATATGAACGTGTGGATTTGTACGGATGGCTAGTTAGTGTTGTCAATAGATTACTTAATCCGAAACGAGGTGGACAACGTAAAGGCATCTTGGTTTTTACCAAGTTCGTTAAAGAAGCTCAGATGCTGACCTATTCCATACCTAACTGCGAAATGGTCTGCGGAGAGACACCTCCTAAAGAACGTGAGGCTATCATCGAGCGTTTCCGCAATGGGCAGACTAAGGTACTGGTAAATAGCCAAATCTTGGTCGTAGGCTTTGACTATCCGGAGTTAGATACTGTAGTGTATGCAAAGCCAACACGCTCTTTAGCGCAATACTATCAAGTTGTAGGAAGACTTCTTAGGCTATCGAAAGGAAAACAACCTTGGTTTGTTGACCTTTGCGGTACTTATGATAGATTCGGAAAAGTTGAAGACTTGAAATTGCTAGACCAAAACGGCAGAGGGAAGTGGGTAATAATGAGTGGAAATAAACAATTAACAAATGCATTTTTTTAAGATATGATAGTAAAATTAGACGAAAAAGCGTGTAGCTTGGATGCTGATGAATTAGTCGCTTTCGTACGTCTTTCATTTAATGCTGACAAAGACGGATATGTGTATGGGAGCAACAAAGAATTATCGGAAAAGACAGGTATGTCGGTGGCAAAGACAAAAAAAGCTATTGATGGACTATTTGAGAAACAAATGTTATCTATCGGTAGCGGAAAAGTCTTTATTTGGAAGCATGAAGACAACATAGAATTTGCTGAAGGTGAAGAATCTAAACCACACAAGAACGAACCTGAACGAATAGCATTGAACAACGTCCCTAGTGTACAACAAGTGGATGATAAAGCAAAGAAGGTTTGCGAATATTTCAATAAGGTTATCGTTGGAAGAGGAATGCCTCTTGTTCATGCCCTGACTTCGAAGAGAAAGTCAATGATTAATTCACGGCTTAAAGAATATGGGAGTGAGCAGATGAAGTTGATGATTGACAAGGCGGCAGCATCTTCATTCCTTAATGGTAGTAATGGATGGATGGCGAGTTTTGATTGGATTATGAGACCAAATAATTTTGTTAAAGTATTGGAAGGAAATTATGATGATAGAAAGCAAGGGACTAATAAAGACGCAGAGCAAGGCTATTACCAAGAATCAGCCGACCTCGTGCAGCGCCTCAATCAACAGAGAAAAGCAACGAATATTCAATGAGTACGGAACATTCGATAACGTTCTAATGTCTTTCTCTCCATCAAGCCAAGTAGGTAGTAAGATGCCAATCGGGAAAGCTTTTAAAAGCAACGCACCAACACTTACCTATCTTGACTTGTGTTATGGAGAAGGAAGTGCAATAACATGGCTTGTAGCATGGGTTTCTGATGTCTATGGTATTTGTGGCTTTGTAAATAATGAGGCTACTGACAATATCAAGATAATGACTGCAAATGCTATAAAGGATGAGTATTATTTCCTTAATCTGAACGAGCTGATTACTTTCTTCAAGATGTTTATTGCCGGAAAGTTTGAGAAATTCTACAAGAAGCCAAATCCGCAAGTTATAACAAAGAGCTTGAATACTTTCTGTTCCCATCGTATAGATGCCATAAAAGCAGTAGAGGCAAATATACAGAAAGAGAAAGAGGCTAAAGAAGATGAGGCTATCAAGCAAAATGCCATCACTTATGAAGAATGGGCGGCAAGAAAAAAAGCTAAGGGCGAGGAAGTTAATATAGAACTTATCGAAGACGAGAAAGGCAACAAGATTTTTCGGGTAAAAGCTCCTAAAGCTGATGTTAGATTAGACTCAGCTTATATGATAGTCAAGAATACAACAAATGCAGATTTTAAGGCTATATGCAAGCTAAGAGAATGTTTCGTTAAGAAATATGGTATAGACCCATACGACTTGATTAGAAGTTTAGGGAATAAAAAACTTAGAGAATATGAAGAAAGAAGAAATTGTCAAGGCAATCATTAAGAACCTTAGAGATGTAAATGGCAAAAAGTTCCGCAAGGATGATGTTCAAGCCATTGTGAATTATTTCATAGACCTCACAAAGCAATCGTTGCGCAACAGAGACCGTGTTATGATACGCAGCTTTGGAACATTTGTGGTACGACATAAAAATCCCAAGCAAATTAATTGCGTGCGAACAGGAGAGAAAACGATGACAAGGGAGAAAGACCATGTGGCTTTCATTCCTTCTAATGATTTTGACTTAGATTCAATAGTATAAAATGGAGATAGCAGAAATAGAACAGATTATAGAGGCTTGCAACTTTGATGTTGCTAGCCAGACCCAAAGAGCAGAAACATTCAACGTAATTGACGCTATTGTAGAAATGCGCAAATACGAAGGTCGTTTCAACGCCAAACGTTGGGAATATGAAAATGTTAATGGACGTGGTACGATAGAAATATATTCTAAACTCGTTGCCGGAACTCTAGAGGACAAATTAGCAGAGTTTGCTATTATATTATTCTCAATGGCCAATAAGTACAAGATGAATGTCAAATCGTTGAGGCTAGACCCAGATTCAATGAGAGACCGTTCCTTTGAAGACTTGATGATGTCTATGCTGAAGATTGAAATGACACATTACCGAGTGTTCAAGAAGATAATAATCTTGATTGGCATGCTTTGCGGATATTGCATGATGAATGGTATTGATTTGTTGTGGTTCGTTAACAAAAGACTTTTGATAAACATTAAATAGGCTAAAATATGAAGAAGTTAAAGTTAGTTTTTACGAGTACGGATTTCGCATCTTATACGAAGAGTACTATGAGTATGTTATGCAAGGTTCTTTTACGAATTCCTTACCTTGTACTTGTAGGCATAGTTAGTACAACATGCTGGGTTGCTAAGTGTATTGTAAGGTTCTGCAAGGAGTACACAAAGGCAGCGGTAATTATCGGTTTTGTTCTTTGCTTTATGGCTATGTTTGTTGAGTTTGTCTATTTTAAGATTCAACTTGCAAAGAGTTCGTATCAGACAAGTGAACTTATAAAGCGGAACTATGAGCTGGAGCAGACCGACAGATACGATTTAGGCTTCCATGATGCAATGGCAAAGAACAGAGAAATGCTTACACAAAAGATTGAACCATGACAAACGAATTCAATGATGCGTTTACGAGAGCACAAGCTTTGCAGAGGAGGTTTAATCCAGCTTACATGAACTCCTTTTCGATAGCAATTAAATATGATAGCTATTACGAGGAATACATGGAGATTGAATTGAGAACAGATAATGATAAGTTCTTTATTTCTACATTGACATGCGTTTACGAAGAGGATTATACACTAAGATTAGACGAATTAGAAAAAACAATAGATAAATTATTAACAGATGAAGACAATGAATAAAAAAGTTATTTTTGTAAGCCTGTTGGATATTATAAGTATTCCATCGGGTAACGAGCATCCTGTAGATATTACGGATTTTCAGCTAAAGCACGATTTCTTTAGAGCGTTGCAAGCTGATAATAATATAGTCCGTGTCAACATCTTAGGATATGACAAGAACCAAGTAATGTATTCAAGCGATATAACATTCAAGAAAATGGTATCGGTTATTTCATACGAAATTGCTATGTATACAGTTAATGCGGTAGTTCCATATTGCTCTACTGATAATATTGATGATACTTTTGTTGATGCTGCAAAAAGCACCGAGAGTATAGAGTTTCTCAAAGACAAATCTAATTGGCTGATTATTGGGAACGATGATCTGGCTGATAAATTTGGGGTTGACAATATAACAATGGAGGATTTCGTCAATGGAGAACTTGGAGAATATTCTGAAGGAGCTAAGACAGCAGAAAAGAGATAAACATATTAAACCGGAAATCTTGACCTTAGCAACCATAAAGAATAGGTACGGAAAAGACCCGTTACCTGAGTTGCGTAATTTATGGGCAAAAGGACTGGTTAAGAATTGTAGAACTTTAAATGATTTAGGCTTTATATACAATGGATAAGGAGTTAATAAAAAAGTTAGTTGCACAAGGCAAGGCTTATGTACTTGACTTGCGAGGTGGTAGTGTTCCTTATAAGGAAGGTAATGCAGCGGCAGTTGATTTTTACTGCCCACAAGATGTTGTGTTGAATATGCCTTGGGTGAAAATGGGTAGAGGTCACATCAACCTACATTTAGGAATTGAACTTCCTAAAGATGTTGGTTTGGATATTCGTTCACGTTCCGGCTTTACTGACAAAGGTATGGAAGTTGATGTGGCCTTTATTGGCAAGAACGAAACACAAGTTGGTTACATGACTAATGTTAGAGCGGACATTGATATTTGTCTAGGTTTGGTCGATGAAGACTATAGAAACGATATTGGTGCGCTTTATAGAGTTAATTCCGACCGTTATATGCCGACAAAGGATAGCAAATTCAAACTAGATTCAGATTACGAATATTATGTTTTCGTAGTCAAGAAAGGCACTCGTGTTTGCCAGGGCGCATTCCGCAAGGTAGAAAATCCAGATTGCATACTTGGAGAGTTGAATATGGAAAATAATCGTGGAGGAGGATACGGACATGGTGGAACAAAATAACAATGGGTGTTGCGAATATGCTAACAAGTATATCTTTGTGATAAGACGTTTGGCAGACATGATTGAATGCAAGGATAATGCCGCTTTCGTATCATCTCTAAGGGAGGACTTCGGAAAGCTCGGATTATTTTCAAGCGCAGCCAATTTCCTTCGTCTTATGTATGAGATACGAGCATCTTCTAAAGACAAAGAAACCTTACGAAGCCATATCAGCGTAATGGCGATGGAAGCCTTGCTTACGCTCTCTTGGTATATTGTTTCAGATTATAACGACATCATCGAATCGCAAATCGAATTGTTCAAAACCAAAAATAAGCGGTATGGAAACGCATTTTCGGAATGTTTTGCTAAAGATGGTTATCCGTATGCCTTCGGTCATTTGCAAGAGAAGATTAATCGTATTTGCTCTTTGCTGACTTTGAACGAGGATGCTAAAGAAGAGCCTGTCCTAGACAGCTATAAAGATTTATTGGGGTATTGTATTTTAACGCTTATCGAAATAAAATGAGATACCGAATAACAAGAATAGAAAAAGTTATCAATGGGCAGAGTTCATTTGAGCACTGCTCGTTGATAGTTTCTAACATAGAAAAGTTTAGGAAACAAATAGATGCAGACGAGGTTAACTTCGTCTATGAAATGTTGGATTAAAAATAGAAAAGAATGAAAGAACCAGACATTGAAATGAATCTAAAGAAAATCATGGAACGCATAAAATGGATTAGAGAAACTAAGGCCATCTTATCCAAGGAAGAAATAAGTCTTTCCATTCCATTGATGCAAGACTTATCGCAAGTAGGCAATATTTACGATAAGTTTATGAGCTATCATGCCGGACGAAATTCCACAATGGTACGCAAGCAATTTATCTTTGTTATTCTTTATCTTTATTCTCCTAGTGCCCTTGGCGGTTCTAAGATGAGAAGAGGGTTAAGAGAAAAAATTGCTAAGGTTTTGGGGTGTACATGTTCTAATGTAAGCCATGATTACAAAAACATCAGTTTCTATTATGTTACTTACCGAAGTTTCCGTAATGACGTGAATGAGATATTGGATAAGTTATTAATAGATTTGGGTTTAAAAGAGATAGGGGAAGAATAGATTCCCCTACCCTTTATAAAAGCAATCGCAACTCTTGTTTAATACCAAGCTTTTTTGACTCTTTATTAAAAAACTCTAATTTACGTTTTACTTTATCTTTAAATTCCTCGAACAATGCAATTAGAGCCTCTTGCTCGGTATCAAAAAGTGATTCCTCTCTAATTTTATGCTGTTTAGTTCGTTCACAATAGTCGGGCTTGTATCTATAATCTATCCACCAACCCGAAGAATTAAATTCATTCCCCTCGAACCAAGATACGTTGCAGCATCCCTTTACTATACAGCGTTGTGGGGATTCAAACCATTCATCAATATACCAAGCAATATCACCATCCTTATATTTTGGAATGGGTCTTTCCTCTTTATTTGTATATTTATATTTTTCCATATTGCTAATGAGTTACAACTTCCAAATACTTCAACTTTGCGAATCGGTATGAATTGTATATTTTTACATACGTACATACTCTTGGAGTAAAGGTAGAAATACAACCATCAAAGTTATCAAATCCTAAGATGATATATTTCTTATCAAGATACCCTGCCACATATGCGCCAATATCCTTGCCTTTAAAAAGAACTCGCTCACCTATATGAGCCTTACAAAATTCCTCGTTTGTCATACGCTATCGCTATTTTAGTTCATCAAAGTCAAGCCACTCAATCTTATCGTAGCACTCGTACAGAACTTCTATACGCTGTGTTCCGTCTCCTCTTGTGACAACCCATATATCGTCACTCATTGCTCCATAATGAAGAGCCGTAGGATTTACGCCACCTCCACTATATCGGAACATTACCCACTTTCTTAAAGGTGGCTTATCTTCTTTTAGGTCGTGCCATAATGATGCAGCATTCACGTAAGGAACGTTTTCTGTATCACAATCAGTAACACCAACCTTCTCTGTACTAAATGTTACTCCATCTAATTCATTGTAATCTACCTCATCTTCGTTGCTACAGATGTTGAGATAAATCTTCTTAGGTAAATTCTTTATTTTCATATCCCTTAAACTTAATTTATGAATATTTACCAATTCCAAATGTCAGCGTATCTTTCATCTGGTGGTGTTTTAATCTTTGGAAATATAGGAGTATTGCTGATAACACGATGGTCGCAACTTCCTGTACTTCCACTAGTAAGTGGCTCTCCGTTACAGACTAATCTATATTTACATTCATCACATTGTATGTAATTCATATCACTTAAATTTAATGATAAAAAACTCGGTATCAAGCCACTTGTCGGGGCATAAGCCTTCCTTAGGTTTGCCGATGGTGATACTCTCAATCTCCTTTTCGATTCGTGGACTATCCTTGCGGTAGCCATTAATGAAGAGGACGTGGGTGTATGGCTTGTATTCCGGCTCACCTGTCACACAACAATAACCGCCGTACTCATCAAAAAGCACTTCGCCGCCTTCGACTTGCTGGTTTACAAGTCGGGATGCCCAATACGGCTTTATCTCCCGATACTCCTCGGTCTTTTCGCCTGCCACAATCATATCGAACCACTGCTTGCTGACGGATAGGGTCAATACTTTCTTTTCCATACTCAGAATGTTTTAATCATTATGTTACTGTCTCTTCTTAACTCAGCCATAAACTTTCGCTTGTCCATTAGGTTCGGCTTGTAGTCCGTCTTATGGCATCCACACTGACCAACACGAAACCAATAGTCTATCTTTCCGAAAGGAACAGGCTTGGCGTTTGCGAAACTATACTTCTTTTTCATTCTTCATCTTTTTTTCTTAAAAATATGTAACCATTCCCTGTATATACAGGTCTGAGGGCATAAACTCTATCTAAATACTCTATCATCTTTGCTTCACGTTGCGAAGAGAAACGTGGGCACTGACAGAACTCGTCCGTGTCGTTAAAGTCGTATATGACTTGCATAATTTTGCGTACTATATCATCTTCACTCATTCTTCCACCTCCTCCCAGTCTGTTGCAAGAATATCATCCAAGGAGAAGAAATGCCAATAATGTGGTACAACATGGGTGAATGATTCTATGGAACTTTGTTGGTACAAGATGGATATTTCTTTATACTTGTTTATAGACAAACTAAAATAACAGCCGTTTCTTCTCACTTTCTTTCCCTCCTTCATTCTTCTCAGAGCCTCCGAGAAGTCAAATGTTTCCTTGCTCATTATAATTTTGCTTTAAAGTTGTAAATTGGTTTAATAACATCAATGACATCAACCGTAGGTTTGATTAACTCAACAATCTCTTCGGTTGGCTTGTATGCCATAGGTGCTTCATCAATGGTTTCTTCACAAACTGATGTGGAATAAATACCATTCATTTCATTCTTGTAAGAATCCATAGATAACTCTTTCTTTGCCTGTGTACGAGACATTAATCTACCTGCGCCATGAGGGGCAGAGCATAGCCAATCTTTGTTACCTTTTCCCTTGCAGATAAGAGAACCATCACGCATATTCATTGGGGTAATGACTACCTCATCCTTTTTTGCACTGATAGCTCCCTTTCGCAATATACCCTTGTCTGTATCTATATAGTTATGAATGGTTGTAAAAGAATACTTATCTGAATTAGCATCAATATCTACACCTAAAGCATTTACAAGTCTGTTGGCGATAATCATTCTGTTTTGTTCAGCATATTTTTGAACTATGCGCATATCATTGAGGTAGTCATTGAGCAAATCACCTTCCAAGTAAGAAAGTTCCTTGCTTATATTTTTAGTACCTAATGATTTAATAACACTCTGTATCTCATTTTCTCTGCCTTCGCTTTTTAGCTTGGCAATAACCTCCGACTTATCGGCAGCCTTCTTGTGGCAATACTGGTAAGCAAGGTTTTGGTAATAGTTGCATACCCTAACACCAAGGTTTCTACTTCCTGTATGTATCACAAGAAACTTCTCTCCTTCTTCATTTGCATCTAACTCAATAAAGTGATTGCCACCGCCAAGACTTCCAACAGAACGATATACTATTTCCATACTGTCAAGACAATCCCAAGCACGGAATTTGCCAAACATACAACCATCAACCAATCCGTTTATGTAGGCTGATACTTCTCCCTCGTTGACATTAAAACCAGACGGAATCAACTTATTGACTGCTTCATCAAATTTCTGCAAGTCAATATTAACTTTACCAAGTCTAACGACTTTCATTCCGCAACCTATATCTACTCCTACGGTGTTAGGAACTACTCTTTTGTCCAGCTCTATCACCGTGCCAATAGTACAGCCTTTACCTGCGTGACAATCTGGCATTATTCTTATTTCACGAGAGTGTAAACTAAACTGTGTCAAGCTACAATAAAAGTAGTTTAACACAGTTTTTATATTATGGACAACTTAGAAATTGATTACAAGAAAGCAGCTCAGCAGTTGCGTAGTGGTGAAG